TATACAACTCATGTGACGTTACTATTAACATAGGTTCAAACGAAGGATGGGGATTAAGTAGTACTGAGTCTATGATGTGCGGTACACCTATCATTAATAATGTTACTGGAGGTCTACAAGACCAATGTCGTTTTGAGGATGAGAATGGAGAGTGGATAAAGTTTACAGCTGAGTTTGCAACTAATCACACTGGCAAGTATAAGAAGCATGGAAAATGGGTTAAGCCAGTCTTCCCAGCAGCAATTAACTTGCAAGGATCAGTTCCAACTCCATATATCTTCGATGATAGAGCTGATATACGAGATGTAGCAAAAGCTATGATGGCTTGGTACGAAACTCCAACACAAGAGAGAGTGGAGTGTGGATTAGCAGGTCGTGAGTGGGCAATGTCAGATGAAGCAGGATTCACAGCTGAAAGTATGTGTAGTAACTTTGCTAATGCGTGTACTACTGTATTGGATAATTACGTTGCACCTAAGAGATTTAAGGTGTATAATGTACAAGCAGAGTTAGATAAGTATAAAAATAGAAAAACCGGAATAGTATTAAGTTATGAATAAACCATTATGTTTAATTATGGCACCAGTAGGCACTGCAAGTGGCTATGGTGCAAGATCACGTGATTTAGTTACAGCGTTGTTGAAGTTAGATAAGTACGAAGTAAAGATATTCCCAACAGTTTGGGGTTCAACTCCTAACAATGCCCTAGACATGACCAATCCAGAGCATGTTGAGATAGCTAAGAGATTATTACCACAACCACAACTAGATAGACAACCGGAGTTGTTTATACAAATAACAGTACCTAACGAGTTTCAACGAGTAGGAAAATATAACATAGGTGTAACAGCTGGTATAGAAACTACTATTGCAGCTGCTGAGTGGGTTGAAGGAATTAATCGTATGGACCTAACAATCACATCCAGCGACTTTGCAAAAGATGTATTTTTAGCTTGTGCATATGAGCAAATAGACAATAACACAAAGCAGAAAGTACAAGACCTTAAAGTAGAAAAGCCAATTGAGGTGTTATTCGAAGGTGTTCGTTTAGATAAGTACTTCGCAACAAAGGACATCCACAAGTCAGTAGATGAACAACTAAGCCAAGTAAAGGAAAAGTTTTGCTTCTTGTTTGTTGGTCATTGGCTAAAAGGCGACTTAGGTGCTGACAGAAAGAATGTTGGAATGCTTATTAGAACCTTTTTGGAAACCTTCAAGAACAAAGCCAAGCACAACCAACCAGCCCTCCTTATCAAGACATCAGGAGCTGACTATAGTCCTGTAGACAAAGAGGCTATTATTGATAAGTTGAGAGTGGTATATAGTACAGTGACTGGCCAGAATTTACCAAACGTGTACTTTATACATGGTGATTTTACGGATAGTGAAATGAATAGCCTATATAACCACCCTAAGGTGAAAGCTCATATTACTTTTACAAAAGGAGAAGGATTTGGACGTCCATTAGCAGAAGCAGCCTTAAGCCAAAAGCCAGTAATAGCTACTAACTACTCAGCTCATACTGAGTTCCTAAAAGAAGCAGTGCTACTACCAGGAACCATGGAAAATGTACATCCATCAGCCGTGTGGGATAAGATGATATTACCTGAATCACAGTGGTTTACTGTAGACTATGGATATGCAAGTGGTGTTATGAAGCACATTGTAGATAATCCAAAAGACTATGAGATTGGTGCAAAGAAGCAAGCAACTTTGATTAAGAAGGAATGGAATTTTGATGCAATGGTAGATAAGCTCAAAGACATCTTAGATAGAAACGTACCAGAGTTTGCAGTACAAGCTGAACTAAAGCTACCACAGCTTAAGAAAATCGAATTACCAAAACTTAAAAAAATAGAAGCATAATGACACCAGAGCAATTTGTTCAATACGCCAAAGGCTTAGCTAACACAGCTATCGTATCTGGAACCTCAGTGGATCCACGACAGTTACTAGCAGCAGCTAACAATGTGCAAGAAAGCACGCAAACATATAAACAACGATTAAATGATTGAATACAGAGCAACAACGTATGAGAGTTCTACTCACACTTACGTAATACAAATACTAACGAGCACAGACTCTCAATTTCAACAAGAAATTGTGCAGACAGAGCAGATGTACGGTAGATTTGCAATTAGAAGCACTCGAGAGGTGTTTGAAAGGCTAAGAGATTTGGTCAATGAGAATAGTATCTATACAATAACTTTGGAATATGGAATCTAATAGTAGTAAAATAATATGTCCACATTGTGGATCACATAATTGCTTTCACGAGGAGATGGAGAATGAAATGACCTCTTACCTTTGTATGGGATGTGGTTATACCTCAAACGACTTATTTAAGACAGGAACAGAAGACTTGTTGGGCTTTGAGCAACCAATGCCAGAACTATATAAGGATATTAAATTCGTAGATAGTGAGCGAGGTATTACATGGTACCCTACAGTACTCAACGTACCTTCCTTAGGAATCGTCTTTGTAGATGGTAAAACTAAAGAGGATTGGAAATGGAAAGCAGCTCCAGCAGTTAATGTAGCTGAGTCTGAGAAAACAAAGTATCCAATCCCTGGAAAGCCAGGAGAGTTCTATACCAAGAGACTGGATATGAGCTTAGCTAAAGACTTCGAGCAAACAGAGTTTACCGAAGCTTGTAAGTATGTGGGACTAATCAAATCCTAACACATGAAAATTAGTTACGCAATTACAGTATGCAATGAATTAGAAGAGGTTAAGCGTTTGCTTGACCTTCTTCTTGAGAATAAGCGAGAGCAAGACGAGATTGTTGTGTTATACGACAACAACGGCACTAAGGAGACGTTTGACTACCTAAAGTCGGTAGAAGGAATTAAATTTGTGTGGGACAACTTTCAACACAACTTTGCGGAGTGGAAGAATAAACTAACAGAACTATGCACAGGCGACTACGTCTTTCAAATTGATGCAGATGAATATCCACACCTTCACTTCATAGAAACCCTACCAGCAATTGTAGAAGCCAATCCTGACGTTGATGTATATCTGGTACCACGAGTGAATACAGTAGAAGGATTGACACAGGAGCATATACAGCAATGGGGTTGGAGAGTTGATGGTAATGGTTGGGTAAACTGGCCAGACTGGCAACATAGAATCTATCGAAACGATGGCAATATCAAGTGGCAAAATAAAGTTCACGAAATCCTTGTAAATCACAAACAATTTACGTATCTTCCAGTATCAGAAGAGTATGCATTATTTCATCCTAAGACAATAAAAAAACAAGAAAAACAAAACAATTATTATAATACGTTATGAGTACAAGAAAAGTATGGTATGCCCCTAATAAGTTTGAATCTTATGGGGAAGAGGAAATCAAGGCAGTTGAAGCCTGCTTACGAGACGGTTGGTTAGCTGGATTTGGACCTCGTTCAATTGAGTTTGAAGAGAAGATTGCAAAGCGCTTTGGTAAGAAGTATGGTGTATTCGTTAATTCTGGATCATCAGCTTGCTTACTAGCATTAGCAGCACTAGACCTTCCAAAAGGATGTAAAGTGATTACACCAGCATGTACATTCTCAACAACATTAGCACCGATCATTCAATTAGGATACAAGCCAGTATTTGTTGATGTAGGATTAACTTCCTATGTACCAACTGTAGCTGATATTATTGCTGCAATCGATAGCGATACAAAAGCAATTATGGTACCCAACCTTATTGGTAACAAACCTGATTGGGCATCTTTGCGAGCTGAACTTGAGCGTATAGGTCGTACAGACATTTATGTAATCGAAGACTCTGCAGATACAATCACCTACACAGAAGAGACTGATGTAGCGACTACTAGCTTCTATGCAAGTCACATTATCACAGCAGGTGGTACTGGTGGTATGGTTATGTTTAACGACAAGAAGCATGTGGAGAGAGCATTACAGTATCGTGATTGGGGACGTATTGGAGACAACTCAGAGATCATGGACGATCGCTTTAACCATAAAGTAGATGGCATTCCTTACGATCACAAGTTCCTTTATGGAGTATTAGGTTATAACATGAAGTGCAGTGAGATGAGTGCAGCATTTGGCTTAGTACAGTTAGAGCGCTTCGAGACTTACAAAGATACTCGTCGAGCTAACATTGAACGCTATCTTGAGAACTTGAAGGATGTAAAAGAGTTAATCTTACCAGATGATAGCATCCAACCAAATTGGTTAGCTATTCCGTTGCAGACAGAGAGACGATTAGAGTTGCTAACCTTCTTGGAAGACAATAGTATCCAAACTCGTGTAACCTTTGCCGGTAACGTAACCCGTCACCCAGTTTATAGAGAGTACCTACAACCATTTGATAACTCAGATGCAATTATGAAGAATGGATTCTTATTAGGAGCTCACCATGGAATGACCATCGAAGACGTTGACTACGTTTGTGATAAGATTAAAGAGTTCTTTGCTAAATGAAAATAGCATTTCTAACTGAAATGGGCTTTATTGGAAAGGTTCCTGCGAATCATTCCAATATGAGAACAGAGTTTGCTTGGATGCACGCTCTCGACGCTACGCACTACAACATTCATAATCCCCACGACGTAGTGGGGTATGATGCTGTAGTAGTTATCTTCCCTAAAGGTAGGGTATTCTTAGATGCATGTGGTTCGAGATTAACACAAGAACAGAACCCAGTATCTGAAATACTCTCACACGACTTAGTTGGAAAGCTAAAATTGACCAACACCAAGGTGTTTTACATGCAAGAAGGGCCTCATTGGTGGTTCAACGACTACGAGCTAGCGGATCAGATAAACTTCTATAATATGATTGCAAGTTGTGATGGTATTTTTGCACACAACCAATCAGACACAAAGTACTATCAAGGAATGTTTCCAAACAAACCTGTAGGTTGTATGCCTACTCTAATGATAGACGCTATTGTAGAAGGTATCAAACCACAACCGGAAGATAAAGCTATCGTAGGAGGTAACTTCGCAAGATGGTATGGAGGCTTTGAGAGCTATATGATAGCCCAAGAGTTTAATGTTCCTATATGGGGACAAACTTCCCATGCAATGAGAGACGGTGAAGATCAGCTAATTAATCACTTACCGCGAGTGCTCTGGACAGATTGGATGAAGCAGTTGAGCTCCTTCAAGTATGCGGTTCACTTAATGCCAACAGTAGCGGCAGGAACCTTTAGTCTAAATTGTGCATACTTCGGAATACCTTGCATAGGAAACAAACAAGTAGATACCCAAAATATATGCCACCCAGACTTAGCTGTTGATGTACATGACTTGGAGCAAGCAAGAACTCTCGCTAAGAGATTAGCAGAAGACGATGCTTTTTACTCACATTGCAGCAAGATAGCTCAGGAGAATTACAAATTGCACTATAATAAAGAGTTGTTTATTCGTTCCATTTTGAGTATATTAGAAAAATAACAATAGTATATGAAAAAAACTGCATTAGTATTAGGTGCTGGAGGTTTTATTGGCTCGCACTTAGTAAAACGTCTAAAGTCAGAGGGATACTGGGTTCGTGGAGTCGATTTAAAGCATCCAGAGCATTGGGAAACGGCAGCTGATGACTTTATTATAGGAGACTTGAGAGATCCTCGAGTAGTTAAAAACGCCTTTTTAATAGAGTCCAATGACGGTGTACATCCTTTAAAGTATGAATACAACTCTCCTAGACCATTTGTTAAGCATATTCATTTCGATGAGGTTTATCAATTAGCAGCTGACATGGGTGGAGCTGGTTACATCTTCACAGGAGAGAATGATGCTAATGTAATGCATAACTCAGCTCTAATTAACCTTAATGTTGCTAAAGAAGCTGTAGAGCAAAAAGCTAAGCGTGTATTCTACAGCTCATCAGCATGTATGTACCCAGAGCACAATCAACTAGATCCCGATAACCCAAATTGTGAGGAATCTAGTGCATATCCAGCTAATCCAGATTCGGAGTATGGTTGGGAAAAGTTGTTTAGCGAGAGGTTGTACTTAGCCTTTAATCGAAACTACAATCTTGATGTTAGGGTAGCTAGGTTCCACAACATATTTGGACCTTATGGTACTTGGCATGGAGGAAAGGAAAAAGCACCAGCAGCTATGTGTCGTAAAGTAGCTGACTCCTTGATGGATGATGAGATTGAAGTATGGGGAGATGGACAACAAACGAGATCGTTCCTTTACATAGATGAGTGTATAGAAGCCGTTATTCGCTTTATGAGACAAGATGAGTTTTTAGGTCCTGTTAACATTGGCTCGGAAGAAATGGTTACTATTAACCAGTTAGCAGAAATGGCTATTGAGGTCGCTAACAAGCGAGCTTATGTTAAAAACATTGATGGTGAAGAGTTTAGAGCTAAATACGGCTTTAAATGTCCCGTAGGAGTTAGAGGAAGGAACTCAGATAACAAGCTCTTTAAGGAGAAAGTAGGATGGGAACCAAGCTTGCCACTTAAAGAAGGAGTGAGAAGAACGTATGAGTGGATTAACGAACAAATGCATGGTTAATGTCCTTATCACAGGAGGAAGTGGTGCTTTAGGTACTGCTCTCCACAAGAAGATTCCTAAAGAGTGGAACGTATACGCACCAGGAAGCGATGTGTGCGATATTACGGATTACAACTGCGTACATACCATAGTACAAGAGTTCAAGCCTAGTATCGTAATACACGCAGCTGCGTTTGTAGATACCTTTGGATGTGAGCAGGATAAGGCATACGCCATACAAGTGAATGTAATTGGAACAGCCAACTTGGTGAGAGCTAGTGTTGGATTGGATTGTAAATTTGTTTATATTTCATCAGAGTATGTTTTTGGGGGAGAAAGAGGTTTCTACACAGTAGATGATAGATTGAATCCTAAGAACGTGTACGGTAAAACAAAAGCTGCATCCGAATACATTGTATCAACACTACCTAACTACCAAATAATAAGAGCACCATTTGTACGTAAGATATATACCAAAGCTTTTGCAGATCAATATAGTTCTAAGTACTTTTTGGAGGAGGCAGCTACGAGAATAATAAAGAACATACAATACAGTAGTACACCTATATTACACATAGCGTCGGAGCGGTTATCACTATATGATTTATATAAATCGCATGGGTATGAAGTTGAGCCTATGCAAAGAGATGCAGATCAACTACGAGCACTGCCAACAGATACAAGTTTAATAAGTAATGAACATGAATAAAACAAAAAAGACAGCGTGTGTGGTGTTTTACACCGATGATCGCTACGATGAGTTAGTTGATAATGTCAGGAATAGCTTCCTAACCTTCAATGGAGAGGAGTGTGACTATTATCAAATCGATTACACCAATCAAGAGCAATATAATGCAGATTTGCAGTATTACGAGTATGCACCAGAAACCTTTTTGATGCAATACATATACGCTTACGAAATTATGCGCAAGCACAATTATGAGAAGGTTATTATACTTGGATCAGATACCATAGTATGTGGAAGATTAGACGAGTTCTTAGATAACGATACTACACCAGTATTAGCAACCCTTAACTACTATATTCAAGAAGCTACAGAACACTGGCAGTCACCTATTGTTGAGGTAAGCTTACCTGATGGATCAAAGGTATTGGAGCATATGAATGTGAATGCTGATGTTGTTTGCTTTAATAGTCACGAAGCATTAAGTAAGGTGATTGAACTAAGCATTGATCACTATGGCTACTTCTCTATTCAGGGTGGCTTAAATGAGTTAGCTTGGGCAGATAAATCTTTCGAGGTACAAGTTGTTGATGGGCCATATCCACTTAGTGAGGTATCCTACAACGTAAGAGCTAAAGGTGTGCCGAGAACAAACATGATAAAGAAAGGTAGGCTCGAGAACTGCTACCCACACAACATACATGGCTTTAATCCGCAGTGGTTAATATCGCAAGGATTGGTAGATGGTGAGCTATCGCCAATACATAGATGGTACGTAAAGGATGATAAATTATTCACACACGACCACAAGCAGATTAAGTGTTTTCACTTTGTTGAGGGTATAGGAGGACGTCCATTGGCAGACTTCAATGAGTATATTAACGACTTTAAAACAAATTGGTTTAACGAAGAGACCATTAACTTCTTCAGAGAAAAATGTAATTGTAAACGCTTTTTTAAATTATGAGTAAGGAAGTACATAAGCCATGGGGCAAGGAGGTGTGGTTAGAGCTTAATGAGAGCTATTGCTACAAACGCATATATATCAACGCTGGGTACAAGACTAGTTACCAGTACCACGAAAAAAAGCGTGAGACTAATTACATTATAGAGGGTACAGCTGAAGTGTGGTTGGAGAATGACGAAGGAGTGGTTGAGAAGAAAATAATGCATGCTGGTGATTATTTCAACGTAACTCCACCAAAAAAGCATAGAGTAATAGCTTTAACTGATATAATATTGCAGGAGGTATCAACGCCAGAAGTAGACGATGTTATTAGAATCGAAGATGATGCTAATAGAAAGGATGGTAAGATAGATGGTGAACATAAGACGCCTGCAGTATTGGTATTAGCAGCAGGCTTGGGTACTAGGCTCGAGTCATTGACTAAGCATGCCAATAAAGCTCTAGTGCCAATCAACAACAAAGCTGTAATATCTCATATAGTGGAGAAGTTTCCAGTTAATTATGACATTGTTGTAGCTTTAGGATACAAAGGCGATTCAATAAGAGAGTACTGCAACTTAGCTCACCCTGATCGAAAATTCAAATTTGTGGAAATAGAGCAGTATGATGGAGAAGGAAGCGGTCCTGGGTATTCAGCATTACAATGCTCAGAGCTTTTACAACGACCCTTTTACTTAACAACAGCTGACTGTCTCATTGACTCAGATATGCCCTTCATAGATGGAAATTGGATTGGCGTAACGCCTACAAGTTATCCAGAAAAATACTCTACAGCGCAAGTAGATGAACACGACAATGTGACTAATTTTCTAAACAAGTCAGATAATGGATACGCAGAAGCCTTTATTGGATTGGCTGGTATTTGGGATTATGAGGTTTTTTGGTCAGAATTGCGGTTAAATATGAAGAGTGGTGAAGTGGTAGCTGCTTTTAGTAATCCATCAAAATATCCTAGCCTTAAAGCTAAACGTCCAAAATGGCTCGATACCGGAAATCTGGACGATTTAAGTAAGGCTAAGGATCATTTCAATGATAGACCTTTATCGTTGCAAAAGCTTAATCATGAAGTAGTGTATCGAACTAATAAGTTTTTGAAGTTTGATGCGGATACAAACGTAGTTGCAAATAAAGCAAAGAGAGCAGCAATACTGAAAAAAGTCACTCCAAGTAACTTTAAAAATACATTGCATTTTATTTCATACGACTGGATTGAGGGTTCGACTTTGTATGAAAAAGACTCATTGGCCTTGTACACAAAATTTCTAACTTTTTTGAAGAGCTTAATAACTAATTCATCGAGAATAGTTTTAGATGCTAGTGTATTTGATGAGTTTTATGTGACTAAAACCGAAAAGCGTAGAACCGCTTTTGTTGATAGATTCGGAGAGCGATACTATACCGAACCATACACAATCAATGGTGTCAACTATCCACCACTTAAAGATGTGTTGAGTACTGTAGATTTACAACAATTCCACAATAATCCAACCTATGATATGTTTCATGGTGATCTTCAATTCGACAACATAATCCATAGCACAGATAGCGACGAAAGATTTACATATATAGATTGGAGAGAGTCCTTTGGTGGTTGTGTTGAAGGTGGTGACATATACTACGACTTAGCTAAACTTTATGGAGGCTGTATAATACCATACAACTTAGCTAAGGATGATCGATTCATTCGATACACAGAAGGCCTTTCCTTTGTTCAGTTTGAGCACGACACATTACCTAATCTACATAAATTCAAATCGGTATACGAACAATGGATAGTAGATGCAGGATTTGACCTAAATAAAGTAAAGACACTAACGGCAATTATTTTCTTAAATATGTCACCACTACATAGTGATGTTTTTGCAAAATTATTATGGTTTAAAAGCGTACAAATGTTGACAGATGTTAATAAATAAAGATACTAAAATTTATGGCTCTTTTTCAAGTGCACCTGGTAACAACGGGTGTACTTTTTTTAATGAGCTTTTTGTACGTAACAACATCAATGCTATATACAAGTCCTTTTATAGCGATAATATCGTTAAATCGGTAGAAAGTGCTAGAACTTTAGGCTTTGGAGGTTTTGCTGTTAGCATGCCCTTTAAGTTTGATATCATAAACTGCATAGATGAGGTTAGCGAGGATGTACACCTAATACAATCATGTAATACAGTAGTAAACGAGAATGGAACTCTTAGAGGATATAATACAGATTGGTACGCAATCTACAATTACTTAATGTTGGAGAAACCAAAGTTTCTGAGTATAGTAGGTAACGGAGGTTTTAGTAAGGCAGCCCAGTTTGCATGCAACAAGCTCGGTATTCCATACCAAGTTATAGGTCGATCTGAGTGGAGTGCTGTTGGGGAGTTGGAGGGTTATATATTCAATGCTACTCCAATGGATGTTATTACTAAAGGTAGGTTAATAGACGGAAGACCTTTTACACAAGAAGGTAAGATCTTAGCAAGACTACAAGCCGAAGAGCAATATAAACTTTACATTAAGTACATATGAATAAAAAACCAAGAATTTTTATAGGACCAATGACGAAGAACGTCGTTGATGGTATAATTGACTTCAGCAATGAAACTGGAATGCCAATCGGATTGATTCCATCAAGAAGGCAAGTAGAGTGGGATGGTGGGTATGTTAACAACTGGACTACTAAGGACTTTAGCGAGTATGTTAAGTCTAAATCCAGCAACGTAATCATAAAGAGAGATCATTCAGGTCCTGGGCAAGGTCAATCAGATGATGATGGGTATCAATCCTTATCAGAGGACTGCAAATACCTAGACTTAATCCACATTGATCCTTGGAAAAAGTACCCTGCTTTTGACTTAGGATTAAAAGAGACAGTTGAGATGATCGAATATTGTTACAATTTGAATCCTCATATACAATATGAGGTAAGTACAGAAGAAGCTATAAGAAGGTTTGAAGCCTCTGAGTTGGATGAATTGATGGCTAGGTTAAAGGTATTATTGAAGCCTGAGGTTTTTAATCAGATAACCTACCTTGTTATTCAATCTGGTACATCCTTGAAGGGAAACAATCAGACCGGAGAATACGATAGCCAGCGTCTACTGGATATGATTGCGGTAGCAAAAAAACACAAAGTCCTCTCAAAGGAACACAACGGAGATTATATTCCAGCCCATATTGTGCAGGAGAAGTTTAATCTAGGCTTAGATAGCATTAACATAGCGCCTGAGTTTGGTTTAATGGAGACACAGGCTTATTTGGATAGTATCCAAGAAGGTAGCGATCTTTTCCAAAAGTTTTGGCAAATTTGCTATGACTCCAAAAAATGGGAGAAGTGGGTTGATCCTAATTTTGATCCTACTACAAGTAAATCAGATTTGATAAAGATTTGTGGTCACTACATAATATCCACACCAGAGTTCCTTCCAATAAAAAATCAATATTCTCACATTGATGATACGGTTAAACGTATAGTAAAATTAAAATTAAATGAACTACATACAGCGAAATAGAGATATTATAACGAATACTGATGGTTTAGAGCACCTATATAGCTTTCCCAGCTTCCCAGTGTTCATGGGATGCACTACCCAAGATTCTAGCTTAGACCAAAAGGCAGAGATGAGTTGGTATATAAGCCCAGCATCGGGTATGATACAGCTTAACCCACTACTACCATTAGAAGTGGTATATGCAGAAGATCACGGATCTGGCACTGTTGGAGGATTATGGGATGAGCATCATGAGGCATTTGCAGCTTTTGTAAATAAGTACAATGTTGGTAGTGTTCTGGAAATAGGCGGTTTGCATGGTCATCTTGCTAAGAAATGCTTGAATGCAAACAGTAAATTGGATTGGACGATTATTGAACCTAATCCACGAGTAGATGAGAGTATAAGAGCTACGGTAATTAGAGGATGGTTTGATGAGACTTTTGATCCTGGCAGGCAGTATGGTGCCATAGTACATTCACACGTAATGGAGCATCTCTACGATCCTCAACAGTTTATGCGAAACAAAGCAGCCTTTATGCAAGAAGACTCTCTAGTAATATTCTCAGTTCCAAATATTAAAAGGATGCTGGAAAATAAGTATACTAACTGCCTTAACTTTGAGCACACTTACTACGCTAGCGAGGATTTTGTGACACAACTACTTGAGGAGCATAAGTTTGAGCTAATAGAGCGAGAATACTTCAAAGATGACCACAGCATCTTCTTTTGCGCTCGCAGAACAAATAACAACAACTCTCTAATCAAAAAAAATCTATATTCTGAGACAAAAGCAACCTTTCAGCAGTATATAGACTACCATCTGCAGCTTGTAGACTCACTAAACTTAGCAATAAGAGAGACTGGACAGCCTGTTTATTTATTTGGAGCCCATATATTTGCACAATATCTATTGCAGTTTGGATTAGATGAGAGTAAGATTGTTTGTATACTAGATAACGATCCTTTAAAGCAGGGTAAGCGATTGTATGGCACAAGCTTAGTTGTAGAATCTCCACAAATACTAAAGCAGACACAAGCTCCTTTAGTAATACTAAAAGCCGGTTTCTACAATAACGAGATTAAGAACCAAATACTAACTACAATCAACTCTAACGCTATATTTTTATGATAGATACTAGGCCTAAAACCATACTCTGTGATATTGATGGTACACTCGTTCAACATGAGCTACCCACTACAACACAGAATCCAAATTACAAAATGACTGTGTTAGATGGCACTCTTGAAAAGCTTATGGAGTGGGATCGTTGTGGTTATAATATAATTTTAATTACCGGACGACGAGAAGGTTCTCGTACACAAACCGAGAGACAGCTTCAAGAAGCAGGCATAGTCTACGATCAACTTATCATGGGTGTTGGTGGTGGAGTTCGATATTTGATAAATGACACTAAGCCAGACGGAGCACAAGGGGCTTTTGCAATTAATGTTGAAAGGAATAGAGGAATAGGAGATATTAGCATATAACAATGATACTATTATTTAACGTATACATTACAAATGTTCCTGGTAATCAGTTCTGTATACACGACAGAGGTAATTTACCATCGTACCAGAAGCTAGAGGTTGCAAAATACAGCCTGGCTAGTTTAGCAGTTGCGTATCCTTGGACAAAGGCTATAATTAACGTAGAGTTTGATCCTAATCACACTACACAAGAAATAGAGGAGTTTGAGCAATTCGTACGTAAAGAATACGACGGTGTTGATCTAACTTACTCTCGACAGCGATGTGAGAAGCAAAGCGAATGGCAATCCTTATATAGAGAATTTACCGATGATCTAATTTTGTATTTAGGTAACCACGATCACGTATTCATTGACTCAAGCAACAATCATCTACAAGACTTGGTGAACGTAGCGAAGTCAGCGTATCCAAGCACTGCAACAATAGCAATCAGTCACTGGCCAGAGAACATAAGGTGGGCCAAGTGTGGTTACATAGAGCTAAATCAGATAGCACCTAAGCAACCCTTTGCAGACTACTCAGCCAATGATAACCATTTACACTTTAAAACAGTTTCAGTAGATAGCATTATTGTTATGACAAAGCAACTGTACTATGATTGGTTCTTTACAGGTAACTGGGGTGATCTAAGTCTACCACGAACAGATGGTATCGGAGAAGCATCTATTCCAACCATCCGCCAAGCTCTCAGAGTACCACTACCTCAGCAGGATATTATAGTTCCACTTAAAGAGCAATTTAGACACTTTGATGGTTACACGCACCAGCTGATAGATAACAACACATGCCCATCGATAAGCATACCACCAGGATTCTTTGACCATAATATTCGTATACGATATGGTTACACAGATCGAAAGGAAGGATGGGTAAACCTTAACCCAACTCTAAACTACTTTGCTTTTGATGCTACAGGAGCAGATGATAGGATCACCCTAGATGACATACCACTTTTCTGGAAAGCTAGAGTAGCTGAGATTGACATCAATCCATCCTTAGATCAAGATAGTATGGTTCAGCATAGGTTGCATGGAGTGTTGCAGATGATGTATAGTGATCAAAGATACAATCCACACATTGAGGAGAAAGTTGAACAAAACGTACTAAATACGTACTTGCAAGCCTACCAAGGATATGGATTATCGTTGTGATTTGCTTATAAATTGCCTATATTACCTTTATGGATAAACAAAATAAATTCAAAATAATCATACCTTCGTTTAATAATGAAAGCTGGTATGAATATAATGTAGCTAGTGTGTTGAATCAAACCTACACAAACTACGATGTATTGTATATAGACGATGCATCAACTGACAGCACTTATGAGAAGGTGTTGGAAGCTGTTAATGGTCTCTCAAACTGGATGGTAAGAAAGAATGAGACTAACTTGGGAGCTACTCTCAACTACTTTGAAAACTTGGATAGTTTCCTAACTGATCCTGATGACATCATAGTGCATCTCGATGGAGACGATTGGTTGTATGATGAAAATGTACTCCAACAACTTAACGACTTTTATAACGAAAAGGATTGTTGGATGACTTATGGTGGATTTGTTTGTTGGGATGGTAGTGATACACCAAAACTTCCATACCCACAATCAACACCATACCCAGATTTTGTACACAACCATAAGCTTTATAGAAGAGATCAATGGAGGGCATCACATACAAGAACCTTTAGGAACTTTTTATACAAAGCTCTACCTTTGGATGCTCTCAAGACTCTTGAAGATGGAAGCTATTACTGGCATGCCTCTGACCTAGCATTCCAATTTCCTTATATGGAGATGTGTCCAAAAGAGAAGATTGCCGTAGTCGATTTCTACACAGCAGTCTATAATCAAAGCAATCAAAACACGGTAAGAACACAAGAACGCGAAAGCAATGACAACTCCAAGTATGAGTTAGAGATAAGAAATAGGAAGCATTTCAAAGAAGGGTTGACTGGAGAAAGACTACCACAAGTAAACTCTTGGAATCAAGATTACTACTTTGAGTACTGCAATGTTCCAACTAAGTTTACTTACGTGTATCAGCAAACAGATGGTGAATTTGATATGACCGTATTATGCGATCCTGCGATACTCCAATACCTTAATGGAGAGTTTACTGTGACTAGAAAAGCACCTTTGGTGGCAAGATTATTCGAACAGAGAGAGTACTTCCAGCGCAGAATATATAACGCTATTATAGAAAACTATGAGAAGTTTGATGCTGTGCTTACCTTCGATAGAGAGTTGTTGAATAGAATTCCAAACGCGTATTTCCTACCACCAACAGAGGTTACACAATTCAATAGACTGCCTAATCCATACGGACATCCACCATACAAATCAGAACTCATAGATACGTACGAGATACCAGAAGGTACCTATCAAGTTTATCCAAAAAGCAAGATGGTGTCTGCTGTAGTATCATCAAAAGCATTTCTACCAGGACACGTAAAGAGGTTAGAGTTCATTAAAGCAATTAGACATAAGATAGATTTGTTTGGTAGAGGCATGGGAAGAGAGATACCAAGTAAGCTCGATGCGCTGAGAGATTATAGATTTAGTGTTGCTATTGAAAATGTATCATGCGACGATAACTATTTCTCAGAAAAGATTATAGATTGCTTCCTCACTGGAACTGTTCCAATCTACCACGGATGTATAAACATTGGTGAGTTTTTTGATACAAGGGGTATCTTATACTTCAATAACCAAGAGGAATTGGATGCAATAATTGACAGCCTTACTCCAGAAAAGTATGAGTCTATGTTAGAGTTTGTTCGTGCAAACTTTGAAGCTTGCTTCAAGTGGCCCCTAGATAACGACATGCTGTACGATATGTATTATAAAGATATTATAAATAAAGGAGTTACGAGAAAATGACAGCAAAGCCACGATTGGTCATAGCCAATATGTATAGAGCAAAGAATAAATCAGCATTCTTTGCCATCCACCAAGCAATAACAAAGTTATCCGAGTTTGAGATTGAATTTCACATACTATGGGATGATGAGGACTACACCGATGAGTGGAGTGCTAAGATACAAGATTTGAACGCCAACATAGTAGATTATACTAAATCGCAGCTAGATCAATATTGCTTAGACTATGGAGTAGATCAATCAAAAATTGACAGCTTTGCTAAGTTCAAAGCCATATACTTTATCCTACATGGTCATTACCTTAAAAAGAATAATATCACAAATTACTATCTAATATACGATGATGATATTATACTGGGAGACGAGTTGTTTGAACTCAAGTACTGTTTGGTAAACGAACTACCTTGCTTGCTACATGAGCCACTCAATAGCAACTGCGATAAAGCACTAGCTAACACTATCTTTCAAATATACGAAGGAGCTTGGGAGTATTATAAGCAGATTAATCCTCACCTATTAGGTTTTAATGCAGGAATACAGGGAATCAGACTAGATATGTATGATGATTTCTTGGATCCTGAGTATTTTTTGTTTATGTTGAATCTATTCAATTATAGAGGTATCTATGATGAAAACGGAAAAGAGTTAGTAGGTCCAGAAAGGTCTGTTATAGACACACAGCAGCAATCTTTCTTTGGAGTAATGAACATTATTAAATCTAAAAAAGCACCACACATAATGACACCAGACCAGTACTTCGTCTGTCCTAACTGGGGATATCATCCATTGTTTGGAGAGATTAATCCAGAAAGTGAGTTAGGTGGTTGGGATGTTAGTCTGAAGTCAAAGGTAGTTCATTTTATAGGACATACAGTGTTAGAGGGAGTTAATTATGGGAAACCTCAAACATATCACAATTTAGTTAATGAGTATTTAATCAAGCATAATATAATATGAAAAAAGTAGTTTACGTCACAGGATGTCTAGGCTTCATAGGATCCTACGTTACAAGAAAGTGTTTAGAGAAGGGATGGTTTGTAAAAGGAGTCGATAAGATTACCTATGCAGCAAGAAAGGATTTGCTGACAGAGTTTAAGAAGTACCCAAACTTCTCATTTGTTCATTGCGATATCAACGAGTTGAAGTTTCTATACGACTGTGATTTTGTAATCAATACAGCAGCTGAGACTCATGTTGGAAACTCTATAGCGAGTAGCACTGAGTTTGTCAAGTCTAATATAGATGGAGTGCATAACCTTTTGGAGCTGATAAAGAACCATAGAGGTGAGAACGCTAAGAAGCCAGTACTGTTGCACTTTAGTACAGATGAGGTATATGGTGATATCGATGAAGGAGCTCATGCTGAGGATCATCTACTCAAACCAAGTAACCCTTACTCAGCAACTAAAGCAGCTGCAGACATGTTGGTAATGGCTTGGGGTAGAACTCACAATGTGCCTTATATGATCATCAGACCAACCAACAACTACGGAATTGGTCAATATGTTGAGAAGCTGATACCAAAAGCAGTTAAGTGCCTAAATCTAGGTCGTAAGATACCACTACACAACAATGGAACTCCTTATCGTAACTGGCTACACGCAGACGATACTGCAGAAGCTGTTATTACTCTCATTGAGAAAGGACAAGTTGGTGAAATATACAATGTAGCTGGTGGTTTTGAACAGCAGAACATCGAGACAGTAAAGCAGGTAATCAGTAAGTTTATCGAAATAGAGAATTGGGGTGATTTTTACCTAGATGATCACTTCATAGACTTTTCATGCAATAGACCAGGACAAGATGTTCGATATGCCTTAGATGATGATAAGATAAAAGCATTAGGTTGGTCACCTAAAAAGTTGTTTAATGAAGAAATAAGCAGTATAGTTGATTATTACAAGAATAAATTTATATGGTAAAAGTCAGCGACATCATCAGAGACTACCTCCTTGCTAACAACATAGAGGTAGTTTTTGGTATTATAGGATCAGCAAATTCCTACATCTACGATTCTCTAAGTAAATGTGAGCAAATTAAACTTATACCAACCCATCACGAACAAGCAGCTGTGATGGCTATGGGAGCTTATTATAGAGCAACAGGCAAGCTTTCTGTAGCTTTAGTTACAGCAGGCGGTGGATCATCAAATGCATTCACAGGAATACTATCCAACTGGGCAGACTCTATTCCAGGAATTATCATAGCAGGGCAGGAACAAACATACTACATTGAAGAGTATAGTGACATGCGTATGTACGGAGTTCAGGGATATGATTCTGTTGAAACCTACAAAAATTGCACTAAGCTCTCTGTTCGTATTACTAAAGATAATGTAGTTGAAACCTTAGCGCTCGCTAATGCCATTACTAATGGTAAAAGACCAGGACCTGTGTACTTAGAAGTACCGTTTGATACACAAAGTCAACTAACTGAGTTTAGTGGCTTTCCAGAATACACATACTCACCAGATGAGCCAATCGAAGAAGCTAAGTACATTGTCAATAAACTTAACGAATCAAAACGTCCTTTAATTTTAGGAGGGCATGGAGTAAAGCTATCAGGTGGTGAGAGTCAGTTTAGAGAGCTCGTTGATACTCATGGAATACCTACAGTATTAAGCTGGTCAGCAGTTGACTTATTAGCAACTGACAATCCAAACAACTTTGGAAGACCTGGTGTTCAAGGACAGCGTGCTGCCAACTTCATAGTACAGAATAGTGATTTGATTATTGTATTGGGTAGTAGGCTGTCGTTATTGCAAACTGGATACTCGAGAAAGGACTTTGCTCCGAACGCTGAGATAATCCATGTTGATATCGATCCAACTGAGACTAGAAAGTTTAATGGGAAGAACTACAACGTAGATGCAAAATCACTAATAAGACTACTTAATGAGTTTCAGATATCTATTGAGTTGGATATTCAACCATGGGTGGACTATTGCAACAAGATGAAGCAAGAGTATCCATTGGTAATGCCTGAGCATTTAGCCGATCCAACTAACTCTTACACTTTCATAGATAAGCTATCAACAGCATGGCCTGACAACTACACAATAGTAACAGACATGGGTACAGCTCTATTGAGTGGCTTCTATGGATTCAACATAAAGCCTAATCAAAAGATGTTCACGTCTTTGGGATTGGGTGAGATGGGATATGGATTGGCAGCAGCAGTAGGAGCAGGCTTCGGAGACAAACCAGTACTATGTCTTAACTGCGATGGTGGTATGATGATGAACCTACAAGAGCTTCAGACTATTAAGACACACAACCTACCAGTTAAGATTATCATATTTAACAACGATGGGTATCTAATGATCAAGCATACTCAGAAGATGTTGTTCCAAGGACACAAGACTTGTGTAGATAAAAATACCGGAGTAACTCTACCAGACTATAAAAAAGTTGCAAAAGCGTTTGAATTTCCGTATTATACAGAAGAGCAGATGGATAGCTTCATAAATGATCCTGGATGTGGTATCATGGAGGTGTTTATGGATCCTGAGCAGGAGTTTATACCAAAGGTGAGAGGAATGAAACAACAAGATAACACAATTAAGGCTGGTCTACTCGAGGAGATGTCACCATTACTCCCTCTCAATAACATAGAAGAAGCTATGATTACCGGTGTTAATGAACGAAGCAAATTAGTAATAAGATGAAAATAAAAGCAGCAATCCTTGGTACCGGTAATATAGGTACCGATCTCTTACTCAAAGCACTAAGGTCAGGTTTTATAGACGTAGTTGCTTTTGTAGGACGTAGATTAGATTCCGATGGAATGAACATTGCCAAATCGAAAGGAGTGTTTGTGTCTGATCAAGGTATCGAGTACTTCAAAGCAAATCCTAACTGCTGTGATGTTGTGTACGACTGTACAAGTGCATTGGATGCAATGGAACATGCAAAGGTGTTCAAAGAGCAAGGAGTGAAAGTTATAGACTTAACTCCAGCCAAAGTAGGTGATATGTGCGTTCCTGATGTGAATTCTGATATCATTCTAACTGACGACAATGTTAATATGATTACGTGTGGCGGACAAGCTTCTATGCCTATGCTGCATCTAATATCTAAACACTGCAAAGGATTGGAGTACATTGAGATTGTATCGCAGATTGCTTCTAAGAGTGCTGGTATGGCTACTCGTATCAATGTAGACAACTACATTAAAACAACAAAGAAAGCTATAACCAAGTTCACTGGATGCAGTAACACTAAAGTTATCTTGAATCTAAATCCAGCAGAGCCTTGTGTGGACATGCAGACAACTATCTTCATTAAGACTAAAGACATACAGTTTACAAACTTAACAGAGGAGATCACGGAGAAGATACAAGAACTCAAAACATACATACCATACTACGAATTAGTATTGCCTCCAACAATGAATGAGAATGGAGTTGTAGTATTGAGTATCAAAGTGAAAGGAGCAGGTGATTATCTACCAGCGTATGCAGGTAACCTAGATATTATCAACTGTGCAGCAATTAAAGTTACCGAAAAATTAACAGAAGCATGAACAACATTATCATAACAGACTCTAGTCTAAGAGACGGAAACCATAGCGTAAAGCATACTATCAGTTTAGATAGTATAGAAAAGTATTGTCAGTTTGCAGAGAAGGCTGGTATTCCTATTGTAGAGGTAGGACATGGAAATGGATTGGCTGCATCATCTCTCTTGATAGGCAAGTCACCTAATACAGACCAAGAGATGCTCACTACAGCTAAGAAGCATCTTAAAAACTCCAAGCTTGGTATTCATACAATCCCAGGACTATCAACTATTGATGATGCTAAGGCTGCTATAGACTATGGTGTGGATGTGTTTCGAGTAGCAACTCACTGCACAGAAGCTACTTTATCTAAATCACACATAGAGTATCTTGCCAAGACCGGTAAGGAAGTTTATGGTGTATTGATGATGAGTGCTTTAATAAGCCCAATAGAATTAGCTCAACAAGCTAAGATCATGGAGGATTATGGTGCACAAGCTATTATCATAATGGATTCAACTGGAACTTACTTACCAGCGGATGTGAGTATACGAATTAGTATTATGAAAGAGATGGTGAACATACCTATTGGATTCCACGCTCACAATAATCTTGGATGTGCAGTACCTAACTCGTTAGCAGCAGTGCAAGCTGGTGCAACCTATATCGATGCCTGCATAAGAGGATTTGGAGCAGGAGCAGGCAATGCACCACTAGAACTAATCCTACCAGTATTTGAAAAGAGTGGATACTCTACTGGTATTAGCTTTGAGGAGACTATCAAAGAGGCTGATAAAGTGATGGACTATTTGGTTCCACAAGCTCCAATAACTACACCTATCAATGTTCTTACTGGACTGACAAGATTATTCTCAGGCTTCGAAAAGCCTATCATAAAAGCTTCAAAGCTATATGGGGTTGAGTATTCCTCTCTTATCTTTGAGTTGGGAAACAGAAAGTTGGTAGCTGGTCAAGAAGATTTAATTCTAGAAGTTGCACAAAAGCTTAAAAACAAATGAAGATACTGATTACAGGAGGTAACGGTTATATTGCTAAGAGTCTTTTCAGCAAGTTAAAGGACAAATATGATATAACCTGCATTACCAGACAAGACTTTGATTTAACAAACTATGCACAAACAGCTAGATGGTTTGCAGATAAGCATTTTGATGTAGTGATACATACAGCAGTTGTTGGTGGAATGAGATTGATAGCAGATGATGAGAGTGTGGTATATCGAAACCTACAAATGTATTTCAATCTTGTGTCATTAGATGATCATTTTGATCGGTTTATAACCTTTGGATCTGGAGCTGAGTTGACTATGGCGTGGGAACCTTATGGATTTAGTAAGCGAGTAATAGCTGATTCCATGGAAAGTAAGCATGACTACTATAATCTAAGGATTCGTGCTGTGTTTGATGAGAATGAGTTAGACACTCGTTTCATAAAAGGAAATCTACTCAGATACATAAACCACGAACCAATGGTAATCCACCAAAACAAGTATATGGATTTCTTTTACATGGAGGATTTGGTATCTTTAGTAGACTACTACATTAGCGCAGAGAATCCAATCAAAGAAGTTGATTGTTGTTATAATTACAATCTCACATTATCTGAGATAGCAGGCTACATAAACACCTTAGATATGCACCAAGTGGATATCAAGATACAGAACGAAGGAATGGCGGATGCCTATGTTGGTCAATACTTTCCTATCTTAACTCCATTGGTAGGTTTAGCAAAAGGAATAAGTAGAGTCTATAAAAAGCTAAAGGTATGAGTCAGATAAGCTTTTGCATTAACACTGCTAGGAATGAAATCGATCACATTAAGCTATTGTTTCACTCTCTGGAGCAAAACTTGTCTCATACCGATCACGAGATTGTTGTGTTTATTGATAGCGATAATCAAGGAACCTTTGAGTGGTTGCTATCCCAAAAGCAAACATTTCCTAACCTCAAGATTCTAAGAAACAACTTACCAATTCCTTATGGCTACCAAAGGAACATAAACGAGTTGTTTAAGCAAGCCAGCAACTCAATAGTGTCTTACTTACAATCGGATATGGTTGTTTGTAAAAACTATGACCTAGAACTACTCAAGAGAATACAACCAGGAATGATACTCTGCTCCACAAGAGTAGAACCACCATTGCATGGTAACTCTGGTGAGAAAATTACTCACGACTTTGGATTAGACCCAAAGCAGTTTAACCTAAAAGCTTTTACTGACTTTGCTGAGTCCCAGAAGAAGGATGATTATACCGAATACTTCTTTGCACCTTTTACCTTGTACAAAGAGGTTTGGAATTCTATAGGAGGACATGATACTCAATTTAGAAGATCGAGAGAGGATAGTGATGTGCTCACAAGACTGGTGTTGAGTGGTGCAACCATTACACAAACCTGGTCAGCTTTAGTGTATCACTTTACTTGTACCTCCAGTAGAGGATCGAATTGGTTTGATAAGAATAACCAACAAGCTCAAGAGAGAGCACAACTACAACAAACAGCAGACAATGTTGAGATGGGTAGATTCTTCAAAAAATGGGGAAAATTCTCTCACGATACACAAAAGGTGAAGCACTACAACATCGTAGCAAACGTATTGGGAGGAACATTGGAGTTGCAGAAGTTTGTTAACTTCGAAACCTTCTTCGACTCTGTATATGTAGAGGATACTGCTATAGTGAAGGTAGTGCAAGATTACTACGATCGATTGCATATTGTTGCTAACAAGCTTCTTGGTATCTCTGATGAGACTTGGAAAGAGTATGGTTATCTGTACAATACGCAAAAAGCCTCTGATAGGATAAAGCCATTATCAGAAAGTGCTGGGGATGTGATAGTGGAGTTCAATCTAAACCAAGTAGATTACACCTACGTACCTACGTTTATAATTAAGTTGCAGGATATAATTGGAGAGATGGACGATGTAGGTACTTTTGAGTATGGACCATTTACCGTAACCATTAACAAGATACAAGATCGAGCAACAGAGTTAATCAAAGTAACAAACCCTGAAGTTAAACAACAACACCTTTATACAATACACTAATGCAATACTACCTAATGGCTCCAGGTGATACGGAGCAAGATGCGATGAACGAAGCTAATCTATTAGGAGAAGCTAGCTTTGGTAATTTTTGGGGTGGATCAGCACTACGAGTCTTAATGGGAATTGTAGAAGCAGAACCAGAAATACTTGAGATATTAAAGATAGTTAATGAGAAAGGAAAGGTGCTAGCAGTGTCAGAGTTCCTTGAAGAAATACAACCACTTAAAGTAAGAATAAAATGAAGTACGGATTTTACAGCAAAGAAGATGAGACAAAGGAATTCATCACAAAAGCATCTTACACATCAAAGCGACAAGCTGAGAGAGATTTTGCTTTCAAGAAAGATATGGATGTAGATACATTTCTTAAGCTATATGAAGTAGTACAGATCCAATAAGACTATTTATGGGAAACGAGCTACACATGGAAATACACGTTCACAAGCTCAATGCTGGGAAGAAGTATAGAGTGATGTTGATAAACGACAACTCTACAATAGAGGATGTTGTTGTCTCTGGTACTAAGTCAAGGGACGATTTGGTATGGCACTGGTGTGACTTATACAATACCATTGATATCATTATACACGATAGCAAGAAGACTGAATTCAAGTACTCCGAGATACCAAGCATACCAGTCTTAGAAGAAGCAGATGCAGAAGAGTTCTTTGAGGACAATGAAGAGTTCGTTTACAATAGAGTAATGCAAGCAGTAGCAGAAGGCATACAAGCAAGTGTAACAGATATAAGACTATTTGAACTTAATGGTACTGGTGAGTATATCACTTCAAAGAGAGAAAACTGGGAAGCTGGTTTAAGAAGTGCTTTAGCGTACTATGAGAGTGTGGAGAAATATGAAGCTTGTGACATTGTAGCAAAGCTAATACAACAGTTATGATAATACAGAGTGAAGTTATAGAAGTTAGAGAAGAGTTATATATAATAAAGAGAAGGGTAAAGATAGAAAACGATCCTATAGTAGATGAGTGGAAAGAGTATCTCAATTGCGATACAGTATTCAAACACCAACCATCAGGATACTATTTATTCTGCAACCATATACCAAGTGTAAGTTATGAGGAAAGCCAGGACGAAAGCATTGATGCAAGCTCAGATAGAGCAAGCAATGAAAGTTACGCGCAGTAATAGAGCTGCTGCTGAGTATCTACGTGTCGGTTACAATCTTTACAAACGATTTGCTAAAGCATATAAGGATCCGGTAACTGGTCGTAGTCTATTTGACATACATCTCAATAGATCAGGTAAGGGCATATCAAAAGCAACTAAGGAACCTAATCCAAATGCTGTTAAGAAGGATAATACTAAGTTTAGATTAGATGACATCCTTACAGGAAAGCATCCTCAATATCCAAGAGAGAAGCTACTCGCTAGACTTATTATGAACGGGTATAAGGAAGAGAAATGCAACTCATGTGGTTTCTGCTCAAAGAGACCAAATGACTTCAAATCTCCCCTTGTATTACATCATATCAACTCAGACATAACAGACCACAAACTCGATAACCTTGAGATATTGTGCTACAATTGCTACTTCTTACAAGTAGGAGAGTTGAGAAAGAAAGAGATGAAGATGTCTCATATATCACAAAGAGCAGAAGTACCAGTAGCACTACCATCATCACAAGAGATGTTAGACCAGGGAGTTGATCCAAACACATTGGATGTATTGACGGATGAAGAGAAACACGAACTACTAAGATCATTAGAAAACCTATGAAGCGAAGAACCAAGAAAAAAATAAAACGAATCATACGAGCGTTTGTAGCAGGATTGCTATATCCTTTTGTGTTATTAGCTATGCCTTTCTATTGGATAGCGCGTAAGCTAAAACGTAAGCCATCCTCACAAGCTAAGTTTCAGGACATTGTTAGTGGATTCTCTCACATGGTTGTGAAGGATACAGCAATAGAAAAGATGGCTAAAGCAAGAGCTGCTGTATGTAGTACTTGTCCATTGGCAAAGTATAACGGAAAGTTGAATACCATAATGGTTGGAAACGACGTTCATCAGATAAAAGGAATGTATTGTGATCAATGTGGCTGTGCATTAGCTGCTAAAGTAAGAAGTGAGAATGACAGCTGCCCGCTCAAAAAATGGTAAGAAGAGTCGTAGATACCAAGTCGTAGTCCACAATAGCGACGACTTGGAGTTCCAATACGTCATAGAGTCTCTGCAAACGATACTGGGATACGAACAGACTCAAGCGACAACTTGCGCTTACCTTATCGATAGTAAAGGAAAGTATGTAGTAAAAGCTTTTGCGGAGAAGGAACATGCGGTTGCAACAGTAGATACGCTTCTAGAATACGAGTTTGATGCGGAGATGATAGATACTTTTAGTTAGCTGTTGCCTAAACGATATTTTGGTTGTATGTTTATATAAAATAACACACACCTTATGATTACTATTGGCTATGCCTGTATCAACACACAACTTGGTAAGAAAAAGATCCTTGGAGGTCGTACTTGCCGTAAAGCTACCTTCCAACAGAATGGTTTACCCTATGTAGGTGAGTTAGCATTACAAAATCTTAAAGACATTTACACTATTTGCCAATGGAATGTATCCAATGGTATACTACTTTACCGCATGCCAAGCGATATCTTTCCTTGGCAAAGCGAGTATGAGCTCGAACAACTGCCTCAGTATAAGGAGATTAAAGCTGTTTGCGAAGAGATCGGTAAGTTTGCTACTGAGAATAACTTACGTCTGACCTTTCATCCAGGACCTTTCAATATCCTTGCTAGTAGCAAGCCTGAGGTAGTTCGTCGAACTATAAAAGAGCTTAGGCAACATTCGCAGTTGTTTGATATGATGGAATTAGCTCCATCGCATTACAACAAGATTAACATTCACATTGGTGCAGCTTACAAGGATAAGTGGGCTGTATGCGATAAGTGGTGTGAGAATTATAACCTATTAGATGAGCATACTAGAAAACGATTAACTATTGAAAATGACGACAAAGCATCCCTTTACACGGTTTATGACCTCTATACTCGAGTACATAGTAAGGTTGGTATTCCTATTGTTATGGACTTCCATCACCATAATTGCCATCCTGGTGATCTCACCGCTATGGATAGTTTTCACCTTGCTGCAAGTACTTGGACTACTGCAAGACCAATCGTCCATTACAGTTCCGCCAAACGACTATTTGAGGATTCAACAGCAAAAATACAAGCCCACGCAGATTACATCTACGACGAAGTCCCACAAGAAGTCCTCGAGAAAGCGGATATAATGTTCGAAGCCAAGGCAAAAGAGAAGGCAGTGTTGTCTTACAAGGAAAAATTTAGTATATTAGTATAAATAAAAACCAAACAATATGTATCATTCAGTTTCAGTGAAAGTTCGTTTCGAAGACGACAAAGGAAAGACAAAGACAAAGACCGAAAAGTATCTTGTAGACGCTATGAGTGTAACAGAAGCAGAAGCTCGTGTTACTTCGTACATGAAAGGCACTCAAGTGGAGTTTGAAATTAGCTCAGCAAGCCAATCTCGCATTGTTGACGTAATCTGTCCATCTTGCACACCAGATGTATATGGAAAGTAATGACTTCAAACCAGATAGCGTTGTGGAAGAGATCGTTAATAGATTTCTAACACGTGCTGAATTTGGGAAGGCTAAGTATGGAACAGACCTGGATCGCCAGGATCTGGACCTACTTGACTGGATAACCCACTTCAGAGAAGAGATGATGGATGGGTTATTGTATATAACTCGCATAGAACAAGAGATCAGAAAAAAACAGGCAGAAAATTAATCTGCCTGTTGTCTTTTTAGAAAAATGGTTGTATATTTACAATCAATAATAAAAAACCACACACTTATGAAAAATTGTTGCATTTGTAACGAAGCTATTCCAGAAGGAAGACTAAAAGCATTACCACACACTAATACCTGCGTACAGCATTCAACGACGGGAAGGTATAGTGCAAATATTGTGAGCTACGGTGATCCTGAGAAGGGTGAGCTTAATCAAGAAGTAGAAATTATCCGCGATCCAAAGGCAGTTGCTAACTTGGAGGCGTATCGTAAACAGATGGGGAGTTACAAATGATAGCAATTACAGTTACATTCAGCATAGTATCCATATTCCTATTCGTTATGTTTCTTGGAACTTACGGGAAGCTTACTAAAATCGAGCAGGAGTTAAGGAGATTAGAGAAGATTGAGCGAGAAGCCACATTAGTGAGAGATGTAGTGCTTAGTCACAACGACACTATTGGCAAGTATATGGAAGTTACTGACTACCTACTTGTGAAGGATGGTGGTGCAGGAGTTTATATGGGTGAACGCGGAGACGCATAATAGTTATAGATATGAAAAAGATTATATTATTTTTAGCAGTAGTTGCGCTATTGACATCATGCGCAGCACCACAACACGGCTACAACTACAAGAGCCACTCTAAACGTCAGCAGACAATGTACAAGCAGACTAAGAGAGTTAATAAAGGCAAGAGTCAGCTAAACCACCAATGCTCTCCAAAGAAGCATAGGTAATGGAGTTGATAACGACCTATATATGCAAAAAGGGAGACATTGGAGTTCACGATAATATGTTTGGTGGGACTATTCTCTCGCTTATTGACGATGCTGCTGCTTCATATGCATCGCAAATATGTGATACGCAAAAGATAGTCACCTTAAAGATTGACGAGCTTATATTCAAACGAGCAGTTAAGGTAGGAAGCATCCTGAAGATATATGGTAAGGTGATTGCTTTTGGCAATACGTCAGTGACTATTATGATTGATGTACGTAAACATAACGTGTATACTGGAGAACAGGAGACGGTTACCCATACAAAGATGGTGTTTGTGCGCATTGATGACGATGGTAAGCCAAGACCTATCCATGAACACGTGAAGGAGAGGTACTGGGATAGAGTTAAGAAGCACGGTAGAGGCTTGTTAGATAAGAATAATGATATAAAACAATACTAGTTATGCACGAAATACTCCATGTTATAGGATTATGCCCAGACAATATGTCGCATCCTGATCTTTTAGACTTTTTACTGTTGCAAAGAGAAGAAATTGGTCGTATATTTACAATGATAAAAAATTACTATGGGATTGGATGATAGATATATTATTTATTCCAGCCTATTCCAAAACACACACACCAATGGAAACACGCTATCTTCCGGAAGTTTCAACAGTAGTACCGGACTACAAACACAAGGCATTCACTGTCTATTTTAAAGATGACAATAGTCCATTGTCGCTAAACTTCCAGAATTATCTGACATGGATAATGATGCAAGACGCAAAGTTAACGGACTACATTATACAGAAGCACCGAGACAGCACGTTTAATGACATGATCCAAGACTTATATGAGTTAGGATACCCGGTAGATGCGAAGATTACAGAGTTCTTTGCTGCTATGGAGGAAAAGTTAGAACCAGCTCTATTGAAGTTCCTGCAGTTTATGCGAAATGACTTCCAAGAGCCGCAAGATACGGAGGGTGATTTCTAACACAATGAGGCTCAGCGAATTAGAAAGTTATGAACAACTGTTGCTGAATCGAGAAAGTGGACGTATCTTTACATTCCAAAATTAAACATATGCAGTGCATTATCGATTTACAAGACAAATCCTACTTAATTCGCAATGGTAAGTGGATAGAGATACCGAAAGGTAGCCAATTATCAGACTATCCAGAGCCTATTATAGTTACACAGTCAGTGATTCCGGTGAGTACAAAGTATCACAAGATTCCTTCCAGCAAGCCTGGTAAGTTCTATACGGTGACACAGACTAAGACTCACTATAGCTGCGACTGTCAAGGTTACTTGTACAGAGCAAAGTGCAGACATATTGAGGAAGCAAAAGAGTTATAATTTAAACACTAAACAAATGAAAGAGATTTTAAAAAGAGTTGCCGGAGCATCGACAACTATCAAGGTTTTGATGGCCTTACAAGTAATTCTAATAGGAATGGGAGTAGCTGAACTATTCGATCCATGCATGTGGAAACACGGATTGTTTATGATTGTAGTGAATGCTGCCTTTTTATACGTAAACTACGAATGGAACACAAGGACATACTAAAAACAGTATTCATAGGAGATGTACACGGTCGTAGCATCTGGAAGGACATTGTAGCCCAAGAGAAGCCTGACCGAGTTATCTTCATTGGAGATTACTTTGATAGCTTTGACATTGAGCCAGTTGAACAGCAATATAACTTCAAGGAGATTATTGAGTTCAAGAAGAAAGGGGAGTGTGAAGTCATTTTGCTGATTGGCAATCACGACTATCACTACTTCCCAGGTGGCGAGACGTACTCAGGATTCCGAGTAGGAGCAGCTCCTATCAATAGACAACTATTGAAGGACAATGAGCATCTTATGCAGATGGCCTATGAGTTTGATGGCATACTATGTACGCATGCTGGCGTTGGACATGATTGGCTAACGTACCAAAACAGCTATGAGAAAGGAGTAGATCCTGGTAGTGTGTCAGATTTCATCAATGCTATCTGGAAGTACCAACCTAATCGCTTCATGTTCTACGGAATCGATCCATATGGTAACTCTAAGACGCAGACACCTATTTGGATTCGCCCACAGGCTTTGATAGCTGGAAACAGAGACACGTTCCTGAAGACAGACTATATCCAGGTAGTAGGGCATACTAAGGTGAGAAAGATTGATATTGAAGGGAAAGCAACGGGTGGTAGATATTACTTCATTGATACCTTTGATACAACGAACACTTATCTAATCTATGAGAATAATGAATTTTCTGTTGGAAAATTGAAATAACTTTTGTATATTTACAATATGGCAAGCGTAATAGATTATATAGACTGTCCTCACTGCAAAGCAAAGGATGCTTTTATCGACATGGATCGATGGAGCGAACATATCTTTTGTAATATGTGTGGATACTCAAAGCAGACCTTTGTGACCAATTTAGATGAAGCGGGAAAAGAAGGATGGATACCTGAGGTAGAGACTATGGTTGAGAATAATCCATACGGAGCTTACTATGTTGAGTACAATGGTGGTGTAGCAGATGCTGGTACATTACACGAAGAGAATAGTGAGGAGTTCTTAATGAAGGAGATTGAAATCCATAAGGATGATATTGTGAGAGCTTCCATCCGTAAGTATATAAACGGAGAACATACGATAACTTATATTATAGGAGATGAAGAGAAAAACTAACATAGGAGACGTCATATTCGCAGTAGCGGCATTGACTGGTGTACTAATGATCGTAATGTTCAGTGTAGCAACTATATTCAAAGCAATTGCATCATTATGGCATTAAGAAGAGAAAAGTACTCAGTTGTATACGCAGGTGAGGATACTACGTCAACTTGGACCTACGATTTAGCAAAGTTTAAGAATGGTCCTATTAAGGTGGAGATAGCATATCACAATGCACCACCAGAAAGAAAGAAGAAAAAAACTAAATAAAAGTTGCCCTTTCGAAAAAAAGGTCGTATATTTAGAATATAACGGTCACACGAAAGACCAAAACGTTCTTTAAAGTATTAAGACATTGCTACTCCCACCACGTTGGTTCGCCCATGACAAGCGAGTAGCGATACAACGGCCGCCTATGGTCGTTAAATAAACTGGGAAACCAGGATAATGTGAATTGCATTGGTTAATGTGGTTTGCGGCTTCGCAAGGAGCTCGAGTAGGCAAGTAGGATATTACCATTCCTTTGTACCTGAGGGTAACACTGTAGGGGAAGTGGAATGGTAACTGGGTGATGCAGGTCATCTGGTTGAGCTTGGAAAAGCAATAAGAATAACCTATAGGAACTTGACTTTTACGTGAGGAATATGCTTATCCGAGTATATGATTACGGGTTCCAATATGAGAGGAATCTTAAAGCCGAAAGGCAACGTCAGTGTACGAGTGGTGTCGTTACTGCACCGTAGATAAACCCACCAAGGTTTGTTTGCGTAGAATTCTCAAAGTATGGAGGTGGGGACACTTCAGAGAGTAGTTGAGTATTGACTCGTCCAAAAGATGGGTTAGCTTAAAGGTAAGCCACTACTTTCACGATCTGCAACCGATACAACTTTGCATATGATTAGCAAAAAACTAAAAATTAACAAAGCCCAAGCGCTTACCAGCTACAAACGAAAGATGCCTACATAGTATCCGGCTGTCGGATGCCATCGAAGGTCGCAAGCCTAAGGTGATTCGTTTTAAAAGTTTGTAATCCCGCAAGGATGAATCAGCTCGGCAGAGTTGAACAGATGGAGTACGACGAGAGTAGTTCAAAACAAGTAGCTCAAGGAGTGATTGGTCTAACCAATCGGCATTGCTAGAATAGTTCTCAAAAGGAACTGGACAAGAAGGGAATCAATAATCCGACAAAAGATCTAGCATATAAGCTGTAGTCTCAGGCTTTTTCTAATGTGGCGGGGTGGACTGGAGAAGGTACCAGCTTGGTCTCATAAGCCAAATGACGCAGGTTCGATTCCTGCTCCCGCAACTAAAGCTTCTTAAGCATAAAAGGTGATGCACCTGATTTGTACTCAGGATAAGTGGGTTCGATTCCTACAGGAAGCTCTATAAGGTCGATTCGTCTAGGGGTCAGGACCTCAGATTTTCATTCTGGTAACACGGGTTCGATTCCCGTATCGACTACAGAAAATAAAACACAGTCAGGTGGTGTAATTGGGTAGCACAGCGAAACGGGAGTAACCGAAAGGTCAGTACCAATCTACTTGCGTTAATATAGGTTCGAATCCTATCCTGATTGCAATGAGTAAGAGATACTCAGAGTCTTTGAATCAAGACTTAAACAATGATTTCGCAGAATGTCTACGGCGCGAGTGGGACATAGTGGGAACAAAGGAGAACTACACAACTCCTCCCAAGAGTGTTGACTTTTTTTAACGGGGATGCCCAGCAGGTTTTTTGAAAGAAACAAACCGATACAACTACTCACCCTAATCTCAGGTGGGGCAACATACTCAAGTGGCGAAAGGATCAGGAGGCCCTGGTCGATGGTAGACGCTAAGGGGAGCAAACGAGAAGATCTATAAAAGGATTGCTTAAGGTATAAGCAGTTATCCAAACTGTTATAGCCTTTCCAGCGAGGATCTTCGTGAAGGTTCAATTCCTTCCTTGAGTACAGTAGCGCCTTTAGCTCATTAGGTTAGAGCAACTGACTCATAATCAGTAGGTACCTGGTTCGATCCCAGGAAGGCGCACAATTGTGGATGCGCTCTTTGACATATTAACAAATAGGAGGAACTAATATGGAAACAATATATTTCGTTTTAGGTATGCTCTCGATTATTGGAGTTGCTTTTGTAGCTGCAATTGTTTGGGGTATAGTTAAGATTACAAAATTGTTAAAAGCAATCAAACAGCAAGAAGAGTGGATCATGAATAATGATCGTAATGTGTGGGAAAACGTTCATCGTCTACGTGATGAGATTGATCGCAAACATGAAGCTCTGGAGCAAGGCACTTATCATCAGATAACCGATCTTCAACGTGAGATGCATGCGAAAATCAACGATCAAATCACTGACTCAGTAACGCAAAGCAACTCGTACACAGATAAGCGTATCGATAAGTTGATTGACACTTATTTTGATACACTAAGAGAAAAAAAACAAGTAATTAAAGGATAAATTTAACCCGTCATTAGCGCATCCGCAATTTTATTTCATCTATCTGTTGTCTTATTGGAATTTAGGTCGTATATTTATATCCTAACCAAAAAATAACAGTTATGAAGAAGATTATTCTCCTTATTTGTGTATGTATTGTTGGATTTTACGTGTATTCGCAGTATTCTGTGGAGCCAGAACCAATCACACCAGTCAAACCTAAGACTAATGCCGAGAGACTTCACGATGCTATCGTACTCTTTGCAGACTCATTCAATATACCACTTCACGTAGCCTTTAACATGGCTTATTTGGAGACAACTTATCGAGGTCCTCTTGATAGCACTTACGATCACCGTAAGACATCTCGCTGTGGTGCTGTTGGAGCAATGCAGATCATGCCTAAGTATGCATCTTATCATGCTGGATTCCCAGTAACTAAGCAAGAATTACGTGATAGTATAGAATTAAATGTGTATATTTCCATGAAGATAATGGCATCAAACTATGCCAAGACTAAATCATGGACCAAATCAGCAGGAAAGTATCACACTGGAAAAGCTTGTGTGGATACCTATGCTAAGAAAGCAGTAGTAAAGGATTATCAATCAAAATGGGTTAATATATGAGATACAGATTACAACGTTACTGGGTGTTGTTTAGATACGACCTACCTAGATTTTTTAGAAACATGTGGGTATTCCGTAAAGCCTTATGGAATTATCGTTGGTATGGAGGACATCATTCAGTGTTTCCGCTTATGGCAGATGCTATAAAAGATATGCATACCAACATAGAAGAACGTGGTATCGAAGAGTGGGTATCCAAAGGGAAGAAAGTAGAAGCAATGAAGAGATGTGAGTACCTACTCAACCTATTTGCTAATGATGACTTCGTAGAAGAAGCTGAGAAGGAGTTGGGATTGGAAATGACCTATCGTAACCACTTCGAGCCTTTAGAAGATAGACCAGACTTGTATAAGTTAGTAGAAGACCTTACTGAAGAAGAGATGAAGGTCAATGAGCGAATACTAAGAAGAGCTCACGACATACAAAAGAAAGGTTGGAAGGAGCTTATGCACTTACTTGATGGACAAGACTATTCTAAGTTCAGTAAGAAGTCAGAGTTCTTAGATCAGTTTGATGGTTCAGGAATTAGAGGTTGGTGGGATTGATATGAGTACGTTGGAATCACAATATAAAATGTTTTTGGAGCAGAATCCAGATAAGTACTATTGGTCTTATACCGAATGGTTACGTTGGCATGGCGATAAGTTGAGGGATTCCATTAGTAGAATAGACCCAACTGTATCCAGTGACTTCCAGATAGGACCTGATGGCGCTTATGAGCATACAGAAGAGAAACAATACAAAACAAAAGACATGGCAAAAATAATAATTGAATTTACAGAAGACGAAGAGAATGATGCTCGTGTTGCAATAGACGGGCATAAGTATAAGCATTTCATCTGGGAATTAGATCAGAAGCTACGCAGTGTACATAAGTATGGTGCTGCCCTTGAAGGTAACGGGGAAGCAACAGCAGAAGAAATGGATGTATGCTACAGATTGAGAGATGTCATCAGAGAGATGTTGCGAGAAGATAACTTGACAATAGAGTAATATGAAGAAGTGCTTTGATTGCAAGCGAACATATCCATTATTCATGTTCACCAGAAACCCTAGACCGTATCAGCGTCCTGAGCATCAGGGCAAGAACTTAGTGTGTAGGCATTGTACTTACAAACGTTGGAGTAAGGATATGTTCGCTTGGGTAGTAGGCGCAGATAATAGGTTTGAACGGATCGACTTTAAGTCAAAGTGGGAGATAATAAAACGTATATTCATTGATATTTATTAACATGAAAAAATCAATAATCTTTGCAGCATTACTGTTATCAGCATGCACACCACCACTTATGTCAGACCCTAATCAAAGAAAGGCAGCTCCTGACACAACCACTACCAAGAGCGTAGTTGTACCAGCACCAGTACAAGAATTCAACGACATGACTCTTGAAGGAGAGTTCAACGATGATGAGATTGGACAAGAACACATCTACGAGGAAATACCAGAGCCAAGCGAGGAAATCATGTAAGGCAGACTATTTATAGGAAACACAAAACCTATAAGTATGAAAGACGCAGTTAACACCCTATTCACTTGGATAGGTGGTATTTTTAAAGATGAGACTGGTAACCCATCATCTAAACGAGTTGTAGGCATCATCGCTGGTGTTACACTTTGTATCACAATGTATCACAATAGCTTTACAACCGTAGACATCGCTCCAGCACAATACTTAGTTGATGCAGTAGCATTGTTAGCATTCGGTTGCTTAGGACTTGCTTCAGTAGATAAGATCTTCGGTAAGAAGGTTGGTAGCGAAGAAGTAAAGGACGAAGTGACAAAGAAATAACCAACATTAAAACTTTTTAAGGAAGCCCGTTGCAAGACGGGCTTTTTCTTTGTATATTTGTAGAAATAATAAAACAACAAAATATGTTTAAAAAAATCAAATCATTTTTCAAGTCATTGCTTAATAGCAAATTCGAGCCAACAATCCCTACAACACTTCCAGCAGAACAAGCTGTACGTGAGGAGCAACCAACAAACACTGGGCACACTCAAGAATGGGTAGAAGCTAACTCACCAGATACTCCCACCTTCTATTGGGATGGAACAGTTGAAGGATCGCCTATGGAAACTGAGAGCACATACATTTATTCGAATGGCAATGTAGGTCTCGATACGAAATCACCATCAGCCACACTTGAGGTGGAAGCTCCTAAGAAGAAGAAGCGTAAACCTTACAAGAAGCGTAACAATAACAACCAGCCTAAGCAAGTTGACCAGTTAGGGTTACCTAAGATGAAAGCGAATGACGAGACTCCACGTCCTAAGTCGAATAAGCGTAGAGGACGTCGTCCAAACAACGCACAGAATGGTAATTCGGCATCTTCTACACCGCAGAAAGGTTAAGAAATCGAAAATAGTTTAAAAAAACGTTGTCTGAACAGAATTATGGTCGTATATTTACAATCTAAATAACACACATATGGAAAAAATGACAATTGAGAACGGAAACTACGAACTTTGGTTCGAGTCTAAGTTAGAAACTAACGAAATCGTAGTGTATCTTTACGATGTATTCAATCAAACACGCACTAAGCTTGTGTCTTGGTTCAATACTGGAGGCAAGATCCCAGGTGGAGAGTGGGCTAACGATCATATGACCAACAAGAATCTATTCTTTGAGCTTGCAAAGCAGTATAGAACGGGGATTGTCGGTCGTATGAATAAGTGTAAGGCTTACTTAGCCACTAATGGCGAAGGAGACCAATCCTTTGCTACCACCTGGAACTGCTTCAAACGTAGAGTTAACATTAAAATTCATAAAATCTTAAAATAGTACGCACATGAAACGTAAAGAATTAAACAAGACTCGTGTAGAGTTGATTAGAGACACTGTGGTAGAGCACGTAGCTAAGAAGCAATCTATGGACATTCGTAAGTTGTTAGACATCACTGTCCTTCTTAATCGCGTATTGAGTGACATGGAAGAGGATCCAGGATTCGAAAGCAATGTCACAACGACAGTTGACGTACCAGTTAAGTATCATGTTAAACGTAAAACCAAGAAGAATGCATAAGTTAGTACAATGGATATCAGACCACTTTGTAGTGGTGGTAGTTTTAGCGACACTAATCACTGTAACCGCTATCGTTAGCAGTAATCAACACGATCATTCAAAGTGTAACCACGAACATTCAAGTAAGAAATGATAAAAGAAGGAACTGAAGTGGTTTGTATTAACGATGCGTTCGCTCCACAGAGTATTGAAGCGATACCTAACAGACCAATCAAGAATAAGACGTATGTAGTGCGTGAGATACGCTACTATGACCATTTAGACAAAGCAGGAGTACTGCTACAAGAGATTCGCAATCCTGAAAGCGTGCGTAGTTTGCTGGGTGGAATGTTTGAGCCATCGTTCAGCATCACTAGATTCGCACCATTGGAGGATCTCTTGAGTGAGATTACCCTGGAGAATGTGGAAGAGATGTGTGTGTAAGTAAACCCCTGATTATCAACGAGTTATGTAACTTACTGATTCTCAGGGGTTCTTATTTAGAATGTGTCTAAATTACGTTTAGCTGTTGTCTCAGCTAAATAATGGTAGTATCTTTACCTAACAATTAAAAACACACACTATGGCATTTCCTATGGCAGGCGCAATTTACGCACGATCTTATAAAAAACGCACTAATAGTGCAACTACAGCACCACGCAAACCTGCAGTTATCGTAGTTCCTACGGGACTCGAGCAAGTACACAAGGATTTGATGGCGTATGCTGGTACATTCGGATTCGTGCTAGATTTGCGTAGTAAACTATGCAAGTACGGTAAACTCAGCGATAGGCAGTGGGAAGCAGCTAAGAAGTGCTTAACCCCGAAGCCAGTGGCAGATCCTAACGAGGTATTGGTGGATTCATGCAATGTTCCAATTGTAGTATCTGCTACCTCTGCGAGACATATCGCAAAGTCTGTTGGATGGTCTATGAACCCCACTACACTTGTGGTTACTCAGATCAAGAACCGCGATAGACGTGGCTTTACAGCTACTGTCAAGGCTGATTGGACCGGAAGTGTTAGTGTATGCCGTTGTTGCGGTAAGTCGTTAACTGACTGGAGGTCGCAAGCTACGGGTGTTGGACCTGTGTGCGTAAAAGGTACTGGTATCCAGTATGTGCGTAATCAGCAGGATGTTGCACGTTTCCAGAAGGAGATGCAGGATTTATGTCAGAAGATGGGTGAAGTAGAGGTGTACATCAAAGGATGGCACGTGAAAGAAGGAATGCATATGATTGATAGCATCGCAAGTACTGCGACACCTAAGGTTGTTGTAGCGCCACCTAAGCCAGCTAACCCTGTGCTTAAGAAGATATCAAACAACATAAGCGTATTATCCACACTATTTCAGTGGAATCCAGAAATACGTACCTTTACTGGAAAGTGGGATGACGTCGCTAATCACGGGATTGAGCCGAATTTGTTGAAGAACATCCTTATGACTAACCCAGCTACTGGTGGATTTGCAGTGTTTAACAGACGTAATGCTACAACCTTTGCAGCAGTTATGGATAAGACAATACTTTACTTAGTTATGTCATAAGAGTTATGAACAACTGTTGTCTCAACGAAATAATCAGCGTATATTTATCAAACACAAAAAAACACACATATGAAAGTATTAGGAACAAAACACGGCATTGAGATTACTAAACCTTGGAATCCCGCAATGTACGAGCACAATGACATGGTTGCTGACAAGATGAAAACTGCAATCAAAGAGGCGTTAGACAAGGCATTGTATCATAGCAAGACTACCGACGTAATGGAGATTGCAAAGAGTGTATGCGGATATAGCTTTGGAACTGGCTACGATGTAGACGCTATCCATATGGATGCTATTCGCAATCTTGAAATGGTACAGAACTACTGGTTGAATGACTGGTGTTGGGATGAGTTAGTGGAGATGGGGTATGTCGAGGATTTTGATGCGAAGTTCGTAGGATATGATAAATAACACGCAATGATAAAGATAAACAAACACCCTAAATCCATGCAGGAACTGCAGACGCTAGTCCCATCTGGATTCACTATGAAGTTCAGTAACGGCAATACCATTAGCGTTCAGTTCGGTATGGGCAACTACTGTGCAAACAAGAACAAGGAGTCCAAGACACAATGCACTACAGCAGAGATTGCTATCTGGGATGCTAATGGAACCTGGTATGAGTTCGAGGAGAAGCATGATGAAGTCTTAGGACACTGCAGTGCAGACGATGTAGCTAAGTGGATACAATTCGCATCCACCAATACAATAGCACCAAAGATAGGACTATGACCGGTAAGTTAGCGTACACAGAAAGCAAAGGCTGGGTCGTACGATTCAACTTTGTGAAGGAGGTTGTGCAGGAGTTTGATGGGGAAGTACTGTCAACTACAACACGATACGAAGAACTACCAGTGCATCCTGACACTGAGATTCTACCAGGGATGGATGCAGGCTTTGTGGACTTTGAAGTGCATAACATTGCAGTTGGCACAAGTGAGTTCGATGTAACAGATAAAGACGTAGCAGTAATAATATGAGTAAGTTCAAGATAGTAGATAATAGAACCTTCCAGCAACGTGCAGCAGACTTCGGTCGTAGTGCTATGTTCTGGAAGGGTAGAAAGAAAGGTATGATTCACACGAGAGATATCACGTGGAACGATCTACGTGAGGTATTCTTTCCAAAGGACTTCAACGAGAAGTATGGTTACTTAGGCTACATTCACACAACTGAAGGTAGTGACATAAGTGAAGTGATACGACCGTTAGTACTTGCTATGGACAAGAAGGCTAAGCCAGCACTATGTCCAAGATGGTTCCTACGCTTACTGGATTTATTCGGCAACGATAAGTCTATTGTGAGAGTACGTAATTGGAGACTGAGCAAACTATCTCAGAGACTGACTAAAGGAATAAGGTTCATGGACTGGAAGACCAAGTGGGAGTGGTATGACTTACGTATCAGTATTGTAGCAGACCGAGAACTACAAGACATGGCCAGTAAGATCGAGAGAGACTATTACACAAAGGGTAAGCAGAAGGAAGCTCTTATTGAGTTGATGGAAGAAGATAAGAAGAACGGATTGTATGGTTCAGACCTATAAAACTAAATGACTATGGAAAAGAAAGAAGAAGTGTTTATGAACGGATTTACATTAGGGTTTGCTATTGGAGGCATCGTAGGCATAATTGTACTTGACTTAGTGACCAGAGGAATTATCTAAAACTAAATGACTATGACACCAAAAGAAAAGGCAGAAGATTTATTAGCCAAGATGAATGTGATTCATTATCGGAAGTTAAGAGGTAAGAACAAGTACTCTCAAGGACTACCTGTCTCTATGTACGACAGCCAAATTAAGCAATGTGCCTTGATAGCAGTAGATGAGATAGAACAAGCACTTACTGACTATGGTAGAGGTGAATCACTCGAACTTCAGAACATGGATTCAGAGTTTAGATATTGGGGGAAAGTAAAACAAGAACTAGAAAAACTATGAGTAAGCAAACAGCAGTACATTGGCTAATGGAACAAGTAGCCGATGAAGAGAACCAGAAGACACTCTCAGGAGAGCAGTGGAAGGATATAGTGGAGCAAGCTATCCAGATGGAGAAGGAGCAGCTAATGAAAGCAGTGTACGACTCTATGGGAACAAACTTCGATCCTAATATGGGCAGAGCAGAACTATACTACAACGAGACGTATGGAGGTAACAATGAGTAAGCAAACTGCGGTTGAATGGTTGGTGGAAGAAATTAATAAAAATGGGGAAGAAATTCATAAAAATGGCAATTGGATTCCTACTCATATGATTGAACAAGCCAAAGAGATGGAGAAGGAGCAGATTGAAACTGCTTGGTATGATGGTATATCAGGTGGACAATGTGGTACTTCTGAACAATACTACAACGAAACATATAGAGATAGCAATGAGTAAACAGAACACAATTGAATGGCTAGAGAAGGTCCTAAAGAGCGGACTTACGTACGAGCAAGAACAACTATTCCAATCAGCCTTTGAGCAGGCTAAAGAGATGGAGATGCAAAAGAGTACTATACAAGGATACAACCGCAAAGCTGTGTTCGCTGAGCTCACTGAGTTCGACCACTTAGCTAAACCAAACGACTACATAGAAGTATGTGAGTGGCACAATGGGGAAGGCTTTGATGTAGAAGTGAGTGGGAACATTATGATGGATAGCAGATTCCAACTAACGTGGGGACAATACGAAGCAATGAAGGCTCTAATCAAAGAACTGGAGGGGGAACGATGAAGACTAAGACGGTAGAGAGACTATTACAAGAGACACCTCAGGATGTTAAGAAGTCTGTATCAGACTATGCAGACGCTTTAATTAAGACTGAGCAGATGCGTAGAATGGAACGTGTGTCAGAACTACAAGGGATGGCAGAGCAAGCATGGGAAGGATGTGACGGGTGTACAGAGCAAGACAAGGACATCTGGGTAAAGGGTTACATGGCAGGCGCATTACGAATACTCTCAGTAGCAATGGTAACACTACTAATAGGATGCTCACCAAAGGTAACACAAGACTTGTACTGGGTAGATCAGTATGGGGAACGAGTACCTATCATAGTAACAATAGAGAAGCAGGACACAGTATACGACTTCGGGACTATAATCATGTACCCAGCAGACACAACATCCCAACAGGATACCATTAACGAGATAAGACACTAATACACAAACGCAAATGAAAAGAGCATACATAACATTAGCAGCAATAGCTATAACACTAATGACATCTTGCCAAGGGGAAGAGTCACTAACACCTCAAGTAGCACAAAAGCTATTATGGAAAGCAGCAAGGGATAGCAGCAGTAGCAATACAACAACAAGCATCCCAGACACAGCAACTGATCTCCTTACACCATTGTTCCCAGTACCTATTACAAGTGTAACCAAAACAAACATGGATGGATACAAGTGGGAAGTAACATCAGAGAACGGAGTGGTATTCTATACTAACAATAAGCCTAAGATAGGAGAGGTAGCATTCTATATGGATGGGGACTCAGAGAATCTATACTGGCTAAAGAAGTAAAAGCAATGAGCAACACAAAGGCACACTTAATAACAACAGCAATCCTATTAGGACTATTAGGGTTCGCAGTATCAATGTTCCTATGGCCAGCAGTAGGGATACTATTACTAATGGTAACAATGATCTACGTTGTAGTGTATGATAGCATAAAGAAAAGGCAATAGATAAAACAATGGCAAAGTTCAGAAAGAAACCAATAGTGATAGAAGCAGTACAGTTCACCAGAATGAATTGGAAAGCAGTACAATCCTTCACACAAGGCAAGGCACACACTCTTACAATCGAGAAGAGAATAGATGGCAAATGTACTTGTATCATTCCAACCTTAGAAGGGCAGCATATAGCTACAGAAGGGGATTGGATCATTAAAGGAGTGCAAGGAGAATACTATCCATGCAAACCAAATATCTTTGAACAGACATACGAAACCTACTGAAGGAGGGCATATAGATGGATAGAATAGAAATACATTGGATGACCCTTATAGTCAGTACAGGGCTATTAGTACTATTGTTAGGGGGGTTAGTACGAGAGAAGATACAAGAGAGAAAGTGGAAGAACAAGAGGGGTAAGAAGGGATAGATACACATAGTATAGTACGGGGGGGAGAACGAAAGCTTCCCCCTTTATTGTATACATAAGGATAGGATAGACACTTAGATACTTTTAGCCTATTGTTTCCTTAGGGCGTATAAACAAGACATATTAAAAAAAGATAGACACTCATGAAAATTAGGGGGGAAAGGAAAACTAACAAATTCTTTTGCCGATCCGCAAATTTTTTTCTATAAAAAATAAACACCCAACCCGTTGTTTTAACGGAATGTTTAGCGTATATTGTAAATATAAATCAATACATAAGGTTATGACCAAAACATGGAAAGAGCGTGTCCTCTACGCTGCATCAAACGAGGAAACTATTGACCGTTCAACCCTACGTCGTAGAATGCGCATCCCTACTACAGAAATGGACAATCGTTCATTCGATGGTGTAGTATTGCGTGCTGCACGTACTGCCGTGTCTGAGAAGCTGTTAAAGCGCGTAGACAACGGTGTATATCGTATTACTAAGAAGGGCGAGAAGTTTCTAGCCTAACTTAGTGGTTTTGTGTGTGTTACAAAGCTAATGAACCCCCCGTCAAAGGGGGTTCTTAGTTTACTGATACTCAGCTGGTTACTTATTTAGAATCATTCTAAATTTATGCACACCGGTTGTATATCCAAATAATAGGGTGATCTTTATCCTATAATACACACACATATGAAAAACGCAAGCATTAAATCGATCGTCGGGAAACACGCAAAGACTGCGAAGTCTAAGTACGATACAACCCGCAATTATAGCAGTTTCTGGATGGACAAGAGCTGGGGTGCATCAGATAAGTTCTCCGGACTTGGTGCAGGTTCCAAGGGTACCAGTGATGTGATCAAAGCTATTAAATTAGCGGGTTATCACCGTGCCATCGGGAACTTCGCAAAGATCCTGACTAAGAAGGATATCAAGCTAGTCTTCCAGGGAAACCAGAGCTATACGGATGGCAAGACCATCTCGTTATCTGCGGACATTAAGGATGCTAACTTTGACCTGCACGTAGCGCTGGCTCTACACGAGTCTGCACACTGCATTATGACTGACTTTGATGCTACTACGCAAACACGCATGGACACTGGTCATATGAAGTGGCAGACCTTATTCCCGCTTATTAACTGGATTGAGGACAGACGTATTGACCAGTTCGTGTTCTCTACTTCCCCCGGGTATCGCGCATACTATCACAAGTTGTACGATACGTACTTCGTAGCTGATGCGATTACTAAGGCTCTGAAGAGTCGCAAGTTCCGTGATGCTTCGCAGTGGGAGTCGTGGGAGATGCGTATCATCAACTGTCTGAACCCAGCTTCGGATCCTAACGCTATGCCTGGGCTTAAGCAAGTCTTGGATCTTATAGACACTGCGAACATTGCACGTTTGAAGACTACCCAGGATGTTATAGATCTTGCACAGGAAGTGCATGACTTGATCGAACAAGCTATCGCTAAGGCGGAGGAACTGCAGGAGCAAGAGGAGAAGGACGGAGATCCGCAGGATAAGCAGTCTAAGGACAAGGGTGGCAAAGGCCAGGGTAATGGCGGTGAAGAGGATGATGAGGAAGAAGGTGGAGACGGCAATTCTGGTGGGGAAGATGGCGAGGATGATGAGTCTGGCGAAGATAGTGGGGAAGGAGAAGGAGAGACTCTAGAAGACCTTACTAATGCGCAGATGCGAGAGGCTCTCGAACAGCTGCAGAAACAGAAGGATCTAGGAGAGGGCAGAGTTGGTGAGAGAAAGGAAGGTACTAAGAACCTGCAGAGAAAGGTACAAAGCTTAACGCAAGCTGCTGCAGAAATACAGCAGGTTGGAGGCGATGATAGTATCCAGAGCTTTACTGCAGTAACCTACGACCTTACTAAGAACGGCCGTATCTTCATGGAATACATGGCGCTTCTAAGCTCCACTGTACCTGAGGATAGACAACGTGTGTACGCGCATATCTTGAACGAAGCAATAGGCTCTTACTTCTACAGAGGAGTAAGTGCAGGTAAGGACAAGGCAGTACAAGCGGGATTCAACCAGGGAGCTATGTTGGGACGTAAGTTGCAGCTTAGAAACGAGGAGAGAGAGTTGGTTACAAACCGCTTGAGAACTGGTGGTCTAGATGCTAAGCGTATAGCCCACGCAGGATACGGAGTAGAGAACATCTTCAAGCAGATCCACGTAGATAAGTATAAGGGTGTAAACCTGCACTTATCGCTGGATGCAAGTGGTAGTATGGGAGGAGACAAGTGGGAACAGACATCGTCTATGACCATCGCAATTGCCAAGGCTGCTAGACACTGCACTAACATGCACGTACAAGTAAGCCTTAGACATACTGCTAACGATAAGCTAAGCAGCCCAGTAATCATCACTGTTTACGACAGCCGCATTAACCCGCTACAACAGCTTATGCAAGCCTTAGCGCTAACCAGCACTTGTAGCGTGACTCCGGAGGGACTATGCTTCGAAGCGCAATACAAGCGTAACATGTTCGTGCCAAGCAGCACTAACTGCGACAGCTACTTCATTAACTTCTCTGACGGAGCTCCAGGTGGAACAGGCAATTACTACGGGGAAGCAGCATCTAAGCATACCCGCAAGTACATGCAGCTCTTAGAGAACCAGTTAGGGATGAAGATAATAAGCTTCTTCATAGAGTACGGGTCATACGGGGATAACAACCGTAAGCCAGTAGTGAAGGATTACTTCTCAGGGATGTACGGAGTGAAGAACAGCTTCGCAGTAACTGCGCAGGACATGCTAGGGATAGCAAGAACATTGAACAGCAAGTTCCTCGCACCATCTGCGAAAGCATAGGCATAGGGGGATACACCCATAGAAACATGGGGGCATAGGGGGGGTACATACGCCGGTATAAGCGGGAGGGGTCCCCCCCTCTAGAACAGCTGTAAACAAGGGGGGTCCCCCCTATGATTTCCGGCGAATATAGGGGGGGTATACACCCCTATAATAACGTGAAAACCGGGGGTATAAGCGCGTTTTAAAACGCCAACTAGACGGGTTTATATCCCGCACAAATTTTTTTTCCTATAGGAAACAGACACTCAACCCCACACGGTGTGTGGTGTCTATCCCACCCCCCGATGGGCCTATAAGAGACATTAGCATACACAAGAAACAACACTATTATGGCAGAATATACATTAATACTTAATCCATCAAAAGGAGACTTCATATACGAGGAAGACATGCGTACATTGCACGTTACAGTAGACAATCTGTTTCTACGTAACACTGGGTTCGGGGCTTGGTGCAAAGATGACATTCGTGTAACTAACACAGAGACCAATATATCCGTGGTGTTCAGACCATGGATGGATACAGGGCCAGAAGCAAATCGCGCAATGTTCCAGGGTGTTTACGGGAGTAAGACATTGTACCTTGACGTGTGGCTAGACAAGGATACCAGAGATCGTGCAGTAGAAGAAGGTAACATAAACGTTACCAAACCCGCATAAATCGCGCGTTTGGTCACATATAACATACATAAATGAATAGACTCAGAGCAACGCTTTTACACAATAATAGAAAACACACAAAAAACGCAGGTATGAAAGACAAACCAAAATTCAAGATGGGGCAGTACGTGTGGGTTGTAGAACCTGGACATACTTACCCGCAGTTCAAGGATATGTTCGAGCAGATGCTGTTTGACAACAAGCATGAGAATTTAGCTATGCCAAGGTACACAAAGGCCAAGGTATTTGCGATTGGCAAGCACCCTACTCCAGCGCATAGATCCACAGTACTATATGGGATCATTGATAATAGCGGGAGACAGACGCTTGTTGGAGAATCTGGCTTAGCGTCGTGTATATCGTACCATGTCAAGGAGACTGATGGCGTAGCAACCGTGGATAACGTGGTGTTCATAGATATCTTCCAAGAAGGCCATGTGATGTCATTTGATGAGAAGTCACGTATTGTAACCATCTCGGATGGCGCACTATTACGGCATAAGGATCTGCTCAAATCGTGCAAAGACATTGGGTATTGCATCATACGCGTACACAACACGGATACTGACGGATACGCGGACTTTGAGATGGTCACGGCTAGCGAGAGACGCGTGGCGTTCCGCGATATGCTGAACGATCTATACCTTATGGTAGACTTACTGCACATGACGTGCGTTGCACCAACTAATAAACAACCTACATTACATGAAAGATTTAGACATAGCCTTTAAGATTAGCATAGATAGCTCAACTGTATATGACGAAACTTCACGTACACTGCACATTACACGTTACGATGTGTTCTCCGATCCACCTACTATGGAGGATGATTGGACACAACACCCTATTGACGTGGAGAATATAGAGACTGACGTAATCGTGCAGTTTACCAAGCTTACCGCAAGTCCCTTGTGCATAGTGTACCAAGCAGTGTACAAGGGAGTACACTTGCGTATGAACGTATGGAGAGACGCGGCTACTGCGCGTTACAATGGAGCATATAAAAAGATATAAACATGGAACCTACTGAAGAAGACTCATTGCTAAGCAAGCTGCTACACGGCATGAATAGCAGATATCAAACCACACAAATCACTGTAGGCCCCACGGCAGCTGAGTGGATCAAAGAGGCATTGGACCAAGTTGTAGCGCCTCCTTTAACCACGATTCATGCGGATCTTACGAAGGACGCTTTTCATTACGATGAAGATGCTTCCACCTTGGTCACCAAGGCTAATGCGTTTGGTAGACGGCTGTATGAGTATAGCAAGGGTAAATACACAGAGATTACGCTGTATAATCCAAAGACAGGGAACATTGTGAACTTCGTGTGGAGTAGCGAGTTTAAGCATCCCAACGACGACATTTGCTACCACTTGTATAGTGGGTGGTGGAACAACGCACGCGTGTGGTTAAAGGTTTACAAGACGGGTGTAAAAAAAGTCGCCCCATAAAATGCGGGAAACACTAATTTAGAGACATTCTAAATAACACGGTAACGTGTTGGTAATCACTGGGTTATGCAAAGGGGGCCGCAGGCCACGCGCGGTTGTACATCTGGATATTAGGAGTATCTTTACTATATGAATAAAAAGAACACACAACCGAAAAACGCGCTAAAAGCGTATACACCCGCATCTACTGCGAAGTTCACGTTAGTCCCTGCTGAAAAGCGTGAAGAGATCAACTGGCAATCCCACTACTACCGCCAGAAAGCGTTAGAGTTCAATAACTCTGCATCTTTCGAGGCTTCTACGCCTGCTGTGGTTGCTATTGAGTCTAAGACTACTGCTATCCCGGTATTACAGCGTATCTCCAAGGTACGTGCTAATAACCCACGTGTACCGTTGAATGCTATGCAGTCTAAGTACGTGATGGTAGGCGGAGTTCCGCATAAGATGGTGAATGGTCAGTTGATCGCATTAACCGCACAAACTAAGTAATAACCCTTTAATACACACATAAAATGGACGTTTTTAACATTACCACATTTAGCTCGTATCTCGTGGATATTGAGCACGAAGACATTAACTACGAAGTACGCGTTGCAGACACGGGATTATCGTGGGAATACGAAGTTCGCGACTGCGATAACAACGAGGAGATCGAGAAGGATAACCCGCTGTTCATCAAGCTTTTGAGAGCTGCAGAAGACGCTATTGATGCGAAGAACAAGTCAAAGAAATAATCACTAAAATTGCATAAAATCATGGATATTTTATATACAGAAACAGAAGTACTGACGGTTCAGAGAACCGTGTTGAAAACCGCGTCAGACGACGTGATTCACGTCCTTGAGTACATAAACAAAGACGGGAAAGTAATCGACTCAATCATGCGTACTAAGCACGGTTACGAGCTGGATGACCTTGAGTTAACTGACCAGATTTGGGAGTTCTTAGATGCTCATTATTCTGCTGCAGAAAACGCGGAAAACACTAATTTAGAGAACGTCTAAATAAGCGCTTAACTTGCTGACAATCACACAGTTACACACAACGCTCCGCAGTAATTGCGCGGTTGTAGAACCAAAAAAAAGAGGGACCTTTAGGCTATGAAAGAAATGATAAAAACACTCAAAAATGCGTGGGTTGAGAACCCGCTAGAATTGCTGAAAGCAGCAACCTTTTTCACCACTATCCTTGCGATTTTTATCGCTACATTATGGGTAGGAGACGCCCTTGGATTGAAGTAATTAACACACAAAAAACACACAGAAAATGCAGAAATTAACAGACCGCTACGAGCACATTCACCCTTTCGATTACCCGTACTTAGTACCAGTTTTGCGCGAATACCGCAAGAAAATGATGGAGACTATTGGCATGAAACCAGGCGAAGGCTATAACCGAATTTTCACCGAAATGCGCACGTTTGGCGCGCGTACTAAGTACTGGGGTGTTAACCGCGAATTTAGGACTACATCCATGCTGGATTACGTTGCCGCACATCCCACTATTACTATGGGGTCTGACGTCTTCGAAGTGGAGATGAGACGCGTTCAAGGGTGTAGTGATTACGCACTATACGTGAATAGACTCCGTCAAGGAGCCATACCAAAAGAGGTAATTTGCGAAGGCGTAAAGGCCGCATTTACCGCACTAAATCAAGAAATAAATAACACAATAAACACGCAAAACATGCAAAATTCAGAGACGACAAACAACGCAATTAGCAACATCCTTAATATCGGTACACCTGCTATTGATACGCCGTACAAACAGTACCACATCGCAATCCCAGTGACATTGCCTACTGGCGTGACCTTCATATATAAAGCTGTTGTAGAGAACGCAAATACAGAGGAGTTTGAGGTGATTGATTACGAGTGGACTGGTAATACGTCGTTGGCTGCTAATGGTGCAGTTATTGCGCAGACTCTCGATGTGTTGTTAGGAGCCAGTGGATTTAGGACTTTGTTGAACGACTTAGAAGCGAGAGCTATCGCACTTGCTAAGTGTAATACAACACCAGTAGAACCGGCTGTACAGCCTGCTGCTATCGCCACTAACGACGCAACGGGGCAGATCGATTGGATCGCCGTAATGCGTGCATTTGAAGAGGACTTTGACTTGCGTAGTGCGCTGATTGACTCTATTGGAGAGGTCGATTGCGAGAGCGCAGTTGACGTGGAGATTAACTCCGGTTACGGTCGCGATTTTAGCGTAGAAACGTCGTGGGACGAGCGTTCAGTAGCAGATGCTATGGTTGACTCAGTAGCTGATTCAATCTACGATTGGTGCAAGGACCAGGCTGCGCTCTAAGCGCACAAGTACCGGCTTTTAGTCGGTTCATAACTCGGTTCATAACTTCCGGAAAATTATCACCCCAACCGGTTGTGAATCCAAATAATGGGGTGATCTTTACCATATGAAAAATAACACAAAAACACAAAACACTATGAACACCGCAATTATCGCAGAAGTTTGTTTAGCCGCTGGAAAACGTGGCGAATCAGTAAGAGCCTTTAACACTATTAACGGCGCTGACATTACCAGTGAAATCACGTATATGACGCTATCTAAGGCTTTCAAGGCTGGGATGTGGTTGTCTAACGAATCCGGCAAATGGCGCCAGGTTTCACCTAATACTAAGACTATGAGTAAAAAATCAGTTAATGAGACTGCAGTTCCTGCAGCAGAGAACACTGTTATGGCTTTCCTTAACACGTGCGTAGAGAAACGTCCTGAGACCTTGTTCTGCGAGGATTTGACGTGGAAGTTTATATGTCGCTCTGTATTGCGCGGTACTAACATGCTATTGACGGGTCCTACCGGTTGTGGTAAGTCGCAGACTGCGTTCGCTGCAGCGAAGGCTATGGAGCGTGAGATTTTCTATATCAACTTAGGAGCTACGCAAGATCCGCGTGGTGCGTTGATTGGTAACACGCACTTCTCTAAGGATGCAGGTACGTTCTTTAACGAGTCTGCTTTTGTTAAGGCTCTGAAGACTCCGAATACTGTGATTTTGCTTGACGAGGTATCTCGCGCACATCCAGAGGCTTGGAACATCCTTATGACTGTACTTGATCCTAACCAGCGTTACTTGCGTCTTGACGAGGCTGTAAACTCTCCGACTGTTAAGGTTGCAGAGGGTGTATGTTTCATCGGTACTGCTAACATTGGTAGTGAGTATACCGCAGTTCGTGTGATGGACCGTGCGTTGTTAGACCGCTTCGTTATTGCTGAGATTCCTTTCTTAGAGCCGGCTCAAGAGGCTACTCTTATCTGCCAGGTACAGCCTACTTTATCGAGAGCTATTGCTATGAATCTTGCAGAGATTGCGTCTGCTACTCGTACTGAGATGCGTACGGATTCTCCGCGCATTCAGACTCCTATCTCTACACGTTCTGTAGTGGAGATGGCGGGTCTTATGTCTGACGGATTCACGCTTGAAGAGTGTGCTGAGGTAGCTATCTATCCTTTGTATTCTGCGGAGGGTGGCTTGCAGTCTGAGCGTACGTTTGTTAAGCAGTTAGTGCAGAAATACGTGACTGATGGCTCTGATGAGACCTTGATGAATGAGGATTACACTTCTTCTAAAATGCCGTTCTAATGCGTAAGCAGAAGATTGTATTATCCCCAGAGCAGAAGGAATTTCAGAAGATGAAACGCTTCATTGAGAAGCGATTTCCCGGAGCTCGGACTGCGATGAATAGTGCGGGTCACTATTCCGTAGTACATGGTGAAGATGCAGAGTCTGTCGTACCGGCAGAGCTCTTGTATCCGCCAGCAAATTCAGTGCGAGAGGCTTGGCAACAGGCCAAGTCTGTCGCGTGGTTTGTCAACATGATTAGGAAGTCAAACAACGCATTTTCTGACGATAAGATATTCAAGAAGATGGCGAAAGAACGTGGTAATGAAGAATAAAAAAACAACTATGAAACGCATAAAAAAATACTCAAGAAAGGCTCGCGCTATTGCGATGATGACAAGATTTACTAAGGAAGATTTAGCGTTTATTGAGCACGTTAAGGCTGAGTGTAAACGTACTGGAATCAAGTGCGATTTGCGTCCTACAAAGTACGTAAAAGTTAGCAATATCCGCTGTTCTGGGTACTTTGATTCTGAGGGTAAGGCGCTTGTTTGTTCGATGAATCGTCCTGATGCTTTAGGTATTTTAGCACACGAATATGCACATTTAACTCAGTGGGATGAGGGTATCGATTTGTGGGATAAAGCGGGTAACTCTATGCAGAAAATTGACGAATGGCTCGGCGGTAAGCGCGTGCATCGTATCAAGAATCACTTAGGCGTATCGCGCGATTTGGAGTTGGATAATGAGCGTCGTACTGTGCGACTTATCAAGAAGTGGAAGCTTAGTATTGACGTAAAGGATTACATTAAGAAAGCTAACGCTTACATTCACTTTTATAACTGGATGCAGCATTCTCGCAAGTGGAGTTCTCCGAGTAATTCGCCATACACTAACCAAGGTATACAAGCTGTTATGTCTACACGATTTGACATGAATTACGAGGAACTTACGCCGAGAGTTTACGAGGCATTTGCTAAAGCTAAGATATGAAGAAAACGACGAAACAACGCCTTGCAAAGGCAGACCAAAAGATGCTAAAGATTGTGAGAGATCACTTAGATTATCACTTGATTAGAGTACGCAAATGGCTACCCTACAACGGTCGTAGAACAAGTCGTGATGTAGTGTATGAAGCGTTTATAGACCACGGACAAGTGAGCATACCAGTACCTACTGACAGGTATAGCTTCTATGTCTGTATGCACGAAGTCGGTCATATAGTAAAGGGTGAACGTAACTACGCTTACATGCAAGAGTACGTTGCTGAACAATATGCTATTGCAAAGTGTATTAAGCACGGTTACCTAACCAAAGAGATTGAGGAGAGTGCAAAGCGATATGTGTTCGAGCATATGGTACAAGATTGTGTTATACGAGTGCTGCCTATTGATAGTTTCAGCAAGGCAGTACTCAAGTGGACAGGTCGTACTGAGGAGCAGTTACGTAGACGAGCTTTACGATTAGCTAAGGTCTTATACAAAGACTCAGATGAAGTCCCTAATGCACTAACAAGTCTTACTGCCAAGAAACTATCACTATCAGCTTACAAAGCGTTATTAGAAATCACAATAAAACAATTGACGAAATGAAAAAAGTATTATTTACAGCCTTGCTGTTCATTATAGCTAATGCAGGAATGCTTTGGCTATGGTTAATCACCTTCCGTTCACCGCTACCTTGGATAGCTTGGATTGGAGTTGTAACACACATCTTTGTGTTGTTTAGTCTTCCTTATCATAAAATGTTTAACGTAAAATAAATCAAAATAAATAAAGTAAAATGAAAAAATCAATCTTATTCCCCCTTGTAGCTCTTATGTTTGTAGCTACTTTATTCACAGCGTGTAACCCAGTTCAACCTAACTTTGAAGGTGTACTTATGCAGAACTATGGCCGTAATGGTATGGCCGACTTTACAGTCGTGACTGGTAGTCAAGGTATCTTAGGACCTGGTACTGAGTTGTATCAAGTGCCAATGTACGAACAAGCAGCTGACCCTACACAAGTAAGCATTACAGCTAAGGATGCTGGTACGTTTACTGTCGATCCATCTTTCACCTATGAAGCTATTCGTGGTAAGGGTATTGATATTGTATTCAACTATAAGCACACTAACTTTGATGAGAACATGGATAATGTCGAGAACATGATTCTGAATCCTATTGTGATAAATGCCTTTCGTGAAGAAGCTCGTAACTTTACAACAGACTCTTTGATGAATAATCTAAATGCATTCGAAAACAAAGTACAGGAGCGTTTGAAGTCTGAGTTTGAGTCTAAGTACTTTAAGCTTAATAGCCTTACATCTGGACTAACACCACCTTCTTCTATGGCTAATGCTATCGAACTGCGTAACAATCAGAAGCAGATGGCAGAGCAGGTTCGTAATGAATTAGAAGTAGCTCGTATGCAAAAAGAGAAAGCTCAGATTGAACAGGAGACTAATACTATTAAGTCGAAAGGTTTGACTAAGGAGATTTTAATGGAGCGTTATATTGATGCACTTCGTTGGAGTACCAATCGTGTTATCATTACAGATGGTAAAGCACCTGTGTTGATTCAACCATAAGGTTTTGTGTTTTGTGTTAATGGTGAAGCCCCTTTTGGGGCTTTTCCTTTTTGCGACCTATTTATATTAGATGACGAGTCTTTACAATCTGCTTGAGGAAATGATCCAAACCAACTCTTTAATAAAAGAGCTTGAGCAAGCTATCAAGAAGCTACTACCTAACGTTCTGATTGATAGGAACAACATAGTAGCATCAACTGTCTTAGATGCTCGCAACAGACCAATTGTACATATCGACTCTAAGGCAAAGCCTACAGCATTATGGATTGCTGTCGAAGAGCTTGACGGTACTATCAAGGTCATAGTAAAGACTATTGTGAATAACAAAGAATCCAACCTACCAGGACATGGTCAAAAGCTATTTGAAGCTATTGCAGAAGTGATTAGACGTCATAAGGATACTCCTTTTGAAGTGGTAGTTGATCGAGATGTCAGTGGTGGCTTCTGGAGACGTATGGAGTCTAAATACCCTGACATTACTTTTACCTTTACCGATAATGATTAAATTAACACAGATACTAAACGAAGAGAAGGAGCAATACGTTCCTTATATGTATTCCAAAGATGGCTTCGGTTGTCACGTGTGTAAATTCTACTACGAAGAGGATGGAATACATAAGTGCAATAACGTCGATTACGTAAAATATATGGGTACAGAACGCCTGTTAGACGACGCAAAAAATCCGATAAAAGACCCTTCTAAATGGTGCAGTAATTGGTTCAAACCAAACGCTTAAACACCGCATTTTACCGTCTATAACTACTTGATTCTCAACTAGTTATAAAACACTTTTAGCCCGTTTTTACCGGCATTTTTTAGTCAAAATGAGCCCAATTCTATGCGAAAAAAATGACTCGTTTAAAACGAAGATTTGACCGTTTAAAACCAATTTTACGACTTCATACAATGCGGGTTATTCACCTACGATATTCCTAAAAATTGGCTTAATTTTCCACTAAAAATTGCTATCTACACTTTGCATTTTTTGCGTATATTTATAGCTATATACCCCACAATCCATGAGCGTTACAAACGACGAATTAATCGAGGAAATCCTTTGGAAAGCTTACAAAAAAGGCTTAGGAAAAGAGGTTACTGAGCGTGCAAAATCTCATATAGATGCTGGTATGCGTAAGAGTTTTGCGTACCAACAAGCTTACGATGATTTGCAAGTAGATTACCACTAATAGCCCATATTTATCCTTAAAGGATATATTATGAGCTATACAAGAGAACAGGTAGAAGCAGCTGTCAAATCCAAAGGATACGTTTGGTTTGAAGACGCTAACAACAAGGGTTACGACGTTAATATCGTAGGTATTCGCAATTCTGCGACAGGTCAGACTGTAACTAATGTGTTTGATGATTTGCTAACGATTTCATATAAAGAGAATGGTGTGTGGAAATTCCACTGCTGGGCTGCTACAACCGATCCTGGTAAGAAGGGAGTTAAGGAGTATCATAATGCAGCTGGTGTTGCTCGTCTTGTAGAAGGACAGTATCGCAGTTCGCATATCATCAGATTACACCAAGGTAAGTACGAAGCATTAGGTCAGAATAAGCCAGTTAAGGTTTATCGCGACGCTAATCGTGACATGACTTATGACGAGAATAAAATCCAAGAGGGTGTATTCGGAATCAATATACACAAGGCTGGTGCAGACTCTACTTACGTTGAGAACTGGTCAGAAGGCTGTCAAGTGTTTAAGAAGGCAGCAGACTTTGAAGCATTTATGACTATCTGTCGTAAGTCTCGTGATATTCACGGAAACTCTTTTACTTACACGCTTATCGAGTCAAGCGACATTAAATAAAGCTTATGTTATTAAAGAACGGATCGAAAGGAGAAGAAGTTAAGCAACTTCAAACGCTATTAGGCTTAGGAGCGGATGGCGTATTTGGACCTGGCACTGAGGCTAAGGTTAAAGAATGGCAGGCAGCTAATGGTCTAACGGCAGATGGTATCGTAGGACCTGGTACGTGGGGTAAGATGTTCGGTACAGCAACTCCTGTACAGGCAACTGCTCCTGTAGCAATTCCACCATCAGCATTTAAGTTAGATGCGCTAAAAGGGCACATCCCTGATGCAGTAATTGCTCAAATTCCAGACACTGCAGCTAAGTTTAACATCACGAACCCACTACGTTTAGCTCATTTCTTAGCTCAATGTGGACATGAATCAGCTGGGTTTAAAGCAATCCAAGAGAACTTAAACTACTCTGCAGACGGCCTTAAAAAGATATTTGGCAAGTACTTCCCTGGTGATTTGGCTAACTCATATGCTAAGCAACCAGCAAAGATCGCATCTCGTGTTTATGGATCAAGAATGGGTAATGGTGATGAGTCTACCGGTGAAGGATACAAGTATCGTGGACGTGGTTATATTCAGTTAACCGGTAAGTCAAACTATACAAACTTTGCTAAATTCATTGGCGAAGATACGGTAAACGATCCAGACTTAGTAGCTACCAAGTATCCACTTGCATCTGCAGCATTCTTCTTTAACTCCAACAACCTTTGGTCTATTTGCGATAAGGGAGCTGACGATGCTACTGTGACGGCTGTGACTAAACGAGTGAATGGTGGCACTATTGGACTACCTGATAGAATAAAGCACTTTAAGGAGTATTATAGTTTGTTGAAATAACAATGAACTACCTAAAGAACATAGTCTCTTCTTTTTATAGAGCTTTATTTAGTTCTGAACTAAACGAAGCTGATAAGTTTATCGATAAGGCGGCTATTATCTCTATAACCGACGAATATGGTAAGATAGTTTATGTTAACGATAAGTTTGAGAGGGTTTCTGGATGGACGTTGGATGAGGTTAGGGGTAAGGATCACTCCATAGTTAACTCTGGAACGCAACCTGATGGCTATTGGGGTAATATGTATGAGACGGTGTTGAGGGGTGAGATATGGAATGACATTGTCTGCAATAAAACTAAAGAGGGTGACTATTATTGGGTAGATACCTACATTAGAGCTCGTTTTGATAAGTGTGGAAAGTTGAAGGGATTTTCATCCATTAGACAAGATGTTACTGCATTGATGAAGCAGTCTATGGAGCTGAATCGAAAGAATATGTACCTAGAGCATGCAGCTAAAATCCTTAGACATGACATGCATTCGGGTATTAACACATACATACCAAGAGGTATTAGTTCGTTAGAGAGAAGACTTAAGTCGGAGGATATCCAGAAATTAAAGATAGAAGCTCCTCTTAAAATGATCAAAGAAGGATTATCACACGCTCAAAAAGTCTATAAAGGCGTTTATGAATTCACTAATTTAGTTAAGAAAGATGTTGTGCTAGAAAAGGAGTTATGCGATCTAAAGCATATACTGGAATCCTACCTAGCCTCAACCTCATACAAAAGTCAAGTGGTAATTAAAGACCTACCTACTGTAGATGTTAACGAAGCGCTATTCTGTACAGCTATTGATAATCTAATTCGTAATGGTTTAAAATATAATGATTCGGATACTAAGATGGTAACCATCTATATAGAGGATAGTGATACGCTTGTTATCCAAGATAATGGTAGAGGATTGACTCAACAAGATTTTGAGCACCTCTCTAAGCCGTATACACGAAAGGAAGGTCAGAAAGAGTCTGGTTCTGGGTTAGGTTTAAATATATGCGTTGCTATACTGCAGGAGCATGGGTTTCATATTAGTTGCGAAAAAAATGACGTAGGAACTAAAATGAAAATCAAAATAAAATGAGAACACTAATATTATTAGGTTTTTTATTAACATCTGTGTTTGGGCTTAGTCAGACTAAGTACCCAATTCAGACAATCTATAAGGGGGATTCTGTTGTTATCTTGTCTATTAAGCAATCAATTGATATCAATAAAGCTATCGAAACGCAAAAAAGAATTATTCGAGAACAAACTAGAAAGATTGCATTGTTGAATAAGGTTGTTGATAGCTTAAAGATGGCTGCTGGGAATTCTAGGGTCCTTGATAGTATCCAATATGTTGCTGATACTACCTATAAGTGGGCAGATGAATTGAATTTGACTATTCGTGAAATGGCTATGCATGGTAGCTTTCTATATATGCTACCTCCTTACAATAAAGTGTATTTTGTAAATCTAGACGATTACAATCTGTATAGTTATGAGGATGGTAGTGTGTTTGTATTTGAGAAGATGACTAAGCAAGAATATACAGAGTATGTGAAGCTCAGAGAAGAACATGATAAGAAGTTTCCTTCACCTGTTAGTTACTTTAGTACTTTGAAATTTATAAACTTCGAAGGATTTCTTCGCAGTCGTGAAAATTGGATTTGGAAAAATAAAAGTTTACTAGAAGAATCAAAATGATAATGAGACGCACACTACTACTATTTGCAATCCTATTTGCATCTACTAACTTATATTCACAAGATGTAGATTACAGTGACACCTTAGTTAATGGAATTGATGCTTCTTGGAGAGCTGATGCTGATACCACTCAAGTCGCAGCAATGGACATACAAGAAATTGTCACTACTTGGATTGAGCCAGAACCAGAGCCAGAACCAGTTGATATGACACAATTGTCAGAGGCTGATTTAGCTAATATCGCCCAAGATGTTCAATTCTTAACAGATTTACCTAAATCATATACTGATTTACCAAAAGAAGATTTAAAAAATGTATTAGCTCAAATTGATAATAAACTTAATAAATTAACAGCTGAGCGAGATTCGTTATTAGCACAAGCAATTAGAAATGATGAATTAATTAAATCAAAAGAAAATACAATTAACGCCTTAGGAAAAGAAAAGAACATCATTGGTTTAACTTTAGAAACTGATGATTTAATAGTCGAAAAAACAGATTTAGAAAAACAAAAAGAGGTGTTAAAGAGATACCTCTACTGGGCTATTGGGGTTGTGTTGTTGTTTGGTTTAGTATTAGCAGTAGTATTGCAGAGAAGAAGAATACAAATACAAGATGTGGAGATTGAAGAGCAGTTAAATGATATAGCTAAGAAGAATAGCTACTTAGAACACGCTGCTAGAATCATTCGTCACGACATGCACTCAGGTATTAACACGTACATGCCTAGAGGTATAAATTCTCTAGAGAAGAGATTGACTGTTGAGGATATTCAAAGACTAAAGATCGAAGGTCCATTAAAAATGGTTAAGGAAGGCTTAAATCATACCCAAAGAGTATATAAAAGCGTATACGAATTTACCAATCTCGTAAAACAAGACGTTGTTTTAAATAAAGTGAAGGTAGACCTAAAGAACCTAATCCACAGTTATATAGCACCAAACTCCTACAGCTCTCAAGTAGAAATAGAGGACTTAGGTGAGTTAGATGTAAATGAAACGCTATTTTGTAATGCTATTGAAAATTTAATTAAAAATGGATTAACTTATAATGATAGCGAAACTAAAAAGGTTAGTATATATAAGCAAGAGGATTGCATTGTGGTCGAGGACAATGGTCGAGGATTTACACAAAAACAATTTGAAAAGCATTTAGCAAAATATTCAAAGAAGGCTAATATCACAGAAGACGAGAAAGGTCTTGGTTTGAATATATGCGTTGCTATATTAGAGGAGCACGGTTTTAAATTAAGTTGCGAAAGAAGTAGTATAGGAACTAAAATGAAAATTAAAATTAAAAATGATTGACCTAAATATGATTGAGTCTATATTGCTAGTAGACGATGAAGATTTGTTTCACTTAGTGTTTGAAGATGCTTGTAGCTTATTAGACATAACACTGTCTTTAGAGGCAATTAACAGCGCTGATGAAGCAGAAAAGAGGTTTAAAAGATGGTTTGAGACTGGCGATATTGCTGATAAACCAAAGTGTGTATTCGTTGATTTGAACATTATAGGATCGTCATTTGACGGTATAGAGTTGATTCGACGAATTAACTTTATGTATGGTAATCATGTAGTGATTGGAATCATATCTTCAAGCAACGAAGCAGAAGAGCAGGCTAAGGCGGTACAGGCCGGAGCGCAGTTCTGGATCATAAAGTCTGACGATATTGAACCGCGACTCGAGGAGTTTAGAAAAGACTACTCAGCATACGAATCTAGAACAGCATCGTTTAAAGTGTATAGATAATGATAGTAGGAAAGGTTACAAAAGAACAGTTACTAAACGTATACAAGACAAAGAATATATGCCTTGAGGGCAATATCCTTAAGCTAATTGATCCTGAGGATGATACTGAGTTTGCTGAGTATCTCAAGATATGTGCTGATAGAGATAAGGAGAGTAGACGTAAGCGTTTGGAAATCACTAAGCGTATACAAACACAAAACACAGAACTTACAGAAGCTCAAGAGCAGAATGAGAAGCTAATGCAAGAGCTGCAAGCTTCCTTAGCTGATATGGAGACTTCTAAAGCACAAATTGAGTGTCAGAATAAAGAGTTGTTGGAATGGAAGGAAGAGAATGAGAAGATGGATATAGATTTGCGTGAAGCGTTAAGGGTTGCTGAGAATGCTAAGTTAGTTGCCGAAAATGATTTGGATCTAATGCAGAAAAAGACTCAGTTTGAGTTGATAAACAACATCGTTAGGGTAGCATTATATATTATCTTAGGCGTCGGTGTTGCTACCACTGGTATGTTTGTCTTTGCTATGGTCATGAACTATGACACTACAATAATAAGCTCAGCATGGTCAAACATGTTTGGTATATTGCTAACCAACTCGTTTAGTATAGTAGGTACTATTATGGGGGTTAAGTATGCATCAGAAAAGAGCAACAGTTAACATATTTATATAAAATGATGCAAACTTTTTTTAAGAAATACCGAATGTATGCACTGCCTTGGGTTATAGTGCTAATCTTATTAGTAGTAATCTATGCACAACATAGGCATATAAACAGGCCTATACCAGCGCCACCAGTGGACAATCGTATCGATAGCTTGCAATGTGTTGTAGAGCAACTTAACGCTCAATTACTAGATGCACGACACGACTACGATAGCGCACAGGCGAATATAAAAACAGACATAGTAACAATAAGAATACAAAATGCACAAGACGTTAGCAATATTAGCAACTTTAGTACTGAGCAGCTTGATAGCGCTTGGTCAGCCATCCCTATCCCCTAAGCGTATAGTATACAACGGTGATACTGGTGTGTTCTTTGTGCGCACTCAAGAAGTGGCTCTACTACAACTCCTAAAACAAAGCGAGGGACTTAAAAAAGAAAATGCACGCCTACTTGACTATCAGATCAACTGCGATAGGCAGACTATACTAGAGCGTAAGGCATACGACACCCTTTATGTTAAGTTTGGAGAGATGACCAGCTTAGCTAATGAATACAAGACTAAGTATGAGATGGAATGGGGATTGCATCAACTCACTAAAAAGGAATTGAGTGATGAGATTAATCGCAAAGCTCGTTGGAAAAAGACTGCCATGTGGCTTGGAATTGGCGATTTAGCTTTGGGTGGTGCCATATTCTATCTAATTAAAAAATAAGTTGCTTTTTCGAAAAAAGAGTTGTATATTCATATTATGAAAATACTTCACCGTTACGATCAAATCCAAAAAGATCTTTTCGATCTTGGCATGAAAATAAACAAGAGAGTCGGTACTAATCCAGAGTATAAAGACGCTGTTTGCTTGCCAATCCTACAAGGAGTCACTTCATTTTTTACAGACCTATCCCGTAATTTTGCATGGGATCCTATCGTAGATTATGTAGGAGCTTCGAGTTACGATGGACAAAATCGTCAAATGATAAACGCATATAAAATGCCTAAGCCTGACTTAATTCAAGGGAAAGCGGTGTTTATTTTTGACGACATACTCGATAGTGGCAACACTATAGATTTCTTTGTTAAGACATGCTTTTCATTGGGTGCAACTGCAGTTACTCCTGTGGTTCTACTTAAACGAAAGAGCACTCCATATGTGCAAGATCCGCGTGTAACAGAGACGTTAGTTGTATATGAAATAGCTGATGAGTGGGTGTGGGGATATGGAATGGACGATGTTCATGGAAGAGGTAGAACTGTAAAACACATATTATACGATGAGCCGAAGTCATAAACTCATATACGACTTCCCAAGACAACTCTGCTTAGAAATATCCTATGATAATATTGAATGGTCTCGCGTAACTTGCGAGACCTTTCGCGCTTTTAAAGGAGCAAGAAGAGTGCAAGGTGAGCCTTACGAAGGCAAAACCTACTACAAGGGAACTAATTATATTCACAGAGGTAAAGTGAAAGCTCCTCGTGTAATTCAGATAACTGAACTAAATGATAAAGTTAAGAAAAGACATAGGCAAGAAGCTGCAATGGCTCGATCCATCGTCAAACCAAACGCAAAATTTCTCAATAAAGATGCTGATAATTCTATCGATAATAACATTCTTTGCAGCCCAGACACTAGCTTGGCTACAGATTAACGGACAATTTATTTGGCCTTGGGTTAAAGAGCATCCTTTTCTTGTTAGTTTAGGTGGTGTACCTATTAGCTATCTGCTTATGCTGGCAAGTAACTTAGCGTATGACGGTATGAATGGTAAGCTTTGGCCTGGTAGATTTATGGCGTTTGCTATCGGTATGGTGGTGTTCACTATCCTTACGAGCGTGTTGCTGGGAGAGGGAATAACGGCTAAGTCCGGTGTAAGCTTATTTCTAGCGTTATTAATCATATGTCTCCAGTTATTATGATGTTTGTCCTCAAGTCAATATTTTATACGTGTATATCCCGTCTAATAGGGAAAGCAATGCTCAGGCAAAAGTATGAGCCTGACGTAGAGGTTGGTGTGTTTATATTCACATACATCCTTATCAGTGTATGTTTATTATTTTGTGATTAGTTATGAATAAGAAGTTGTTTAATATGGCCAAGGCAAAGCAGCGTGAAAATGCTAAGGAAGCTGGCTTCTATGATGGAAGGTTTCGTACCAAAGTTGTAGAGGATAAAAAGAAGAAGCAGGAACGTCAAAGTGCAAAGAAGTGGAAAAACCGAGATATTTTTGGAGAAGACAACGACTAACTGTTGACTTTCTGAATTTTTAGGTATAACTTCTATATATAATAGTAATAAGTAGTAAATTTAAAAAGTAGTTATATGATTAGTGTAGTAATTGGATTAAGTATATTATTGATAATAGCAAGTATTTTTATACTAAAGCTGTCGTACGAAATAAAAGACTTGCGCTCTGATCTGGAGCATGCATCTGTTAAGCAACAATTTCTTATCGATTACATCGATAGTTTAGGCAAGCAGTTAGCTAATAAAAAAGAAAAGAAATGAGTTGCTTTCAAGCCCTTGTAGGTAATAAGTTTATGGCTGATGCACCCTTTGAGATACTCAAGGCTAAGCGTCTGCTTGTTAACGAGCATCCTATTTTTGGCGATGAATTTAGGCATACATTTGATAAGAATCTCAATCAACAAGCTTACTATCATGTTGGAAATTCGCTGGGATTCTTTAATGAGTTGTATAATATAGATACTAACAGTAAGCGGTTATACTACCTCCAGTATGATAGATTCTTAATGATAGCTTGTCGCAGTAAACGATTAATTGATACAGCTATAAAAGCAGCTACCAACGTTAACGGCGATGTGCCAATCTACAGAACAAAACACGTAATACGCAAAGTAGGGATACACACCGTATTATTTAACACAAACTTTACGATACCACCAGTATCACCAAATTAAACATAACATGAGAAACAAACAAGCAATTGAAGATCAAGCAGCCAGATTAAACCAGGTTTTAGACCTATTACACAATGACATTGATAGTGGTAAGCCTCATATGACGCCAGACTACGCAAAGCAGCAGTTATACCAATGCTTATTGCTCATTGAATCACTAAGACAATATATCGATTTAGAGCAGTAATTATGTGCGTTGTAGAGTGTCAAAATTGTGGAGCACTACAACCTAACGTACCAGTAGGCACTGTTGTTAAGATGTGCTTTGATTGCGTCAGAGAAGTTGTAGCACCAGCATACTCCCAAGCACCTAAAAAGAAGGGTTTCCCAAAGGGTTGGAAATTCATGAAAGTTTTTGTATATTCAGATGGCACGGTCTATCACAAAGGTGTAGAGCAACCATTGCTTAAAGGCACTTTAGATCCTACTGTTATTGAACCTAAGATAAAAAAGTCTAAGGCACAGAAGGCACAAGAGAAGCAAAAAGCGTTGGCTGAGCTACAAAAGTTGAAGATTGCGTTAAAGAAAGAAACAAGAAAGACTTATGCTAAAAAGCTTGAGTCACAAATTAAAAGGTTACAAAAACAATTATGAAAAACTTCACTGCGGAGGAACTACAAGCCAACTTCTTTAAGCTTGTAGGGTACATCGATCTCTATATTTCTGGAGAGCGAAAGGAAAAGCTAAAGAAGCTTTATGAAGATCATGCTGAACGTATTATGCTCATGCCTGCAAGTGGTAATGAGCATTATCATAACTGCTTTGCTGGCGGTTATGTTGATCACGTTATTCGAGTAATAGATGTTGCATTAGATGTGGCACAATTATGGGATGGTTACGGTGCAATCGATAGCTTTACTACAGAAGAGTTGGTATTTGCTGCGCTTAATCATGACTTAGGTAAGATTGGTACAGAAGAAGCTGAGATGTATGTAATGAACGACTCTGAGTGGCATAGAAAGAATCAAGGTAAGATTTATAAAATGAATCCTGCTAATGCCTTTATGACTGTACCTGATCGCAGCTTACGCCTATTGGCTGAACGTGGTATCTCAGTATCCGAAAACGAATGGTTTGGTATTAAGTTGCACGATGGTATGTACGACGAAAGCAATAAGCACTACTACATCAGCTATGATGTCAACTCTCGCTTACGTACAAACCTTCCGTACATACTACATCAAGCAGACCAGTTAGCTGCTCGTGTTGAGTACCAGCAATGGGCTGCACAACAATCACCGCTAACAGCTACAGCAATTAAGCCTAAGAAGACTGCTAATATAGAAAATACCACAGCTTTATCTGAGGATCAGAAGAGTGACTTACTTAACGCATTTAAAGACTTATTCTAATGGTTATAACAATAATAATACTATCGCTGCTTTTGGTTGCTGCTTGCTGGTTGGCTTTTGCTAACTATCGTAAGTACGTAAAGGCAGTTGAGTATGCAGAGAATGGATTCTTTGTATACAATAGCTTTATAGCATCGCTCTATCGCAAGTTTCAAGACACTGTGAATACTATGAACGTAATCGATCATAGAGGTTCCTTTAAGGCTGATGATGAGGTAGGAGCTGCTTTTGAGAGCATGAAAGAATGTGTAGATGAGTTAGACGAATATATTAAGCGCTATGTCCAAACCGAGGAAAAAGAAAACTAAGAACTACTACTTCACAGCTGAAGTAGATGTTAGTATTAAGCAGCTTAATGCCACAGAGGATCAACTCGAAAGAGATAGAATCTACCGCCAAGAAATTAAACCAGCCTTTGAAAAGCTTGTTGAAAATATAATTCACACTTTTAAATTTTACTACACTGATGGTATTTCCCTTAAGGATTTACAACACGAAGTAGTGAGCTTCTTAGTAGAAAAGCTACCTAAGTTTACAGCTGACAAAGGAAAGGCTTTTAGTTATTTCAGCATTGTTGCTAAAAATTACTTAATACTAAATAACAATAAGAACTTTAAAAAGTTAGTAGATAGTGAGCAACTTGAAGGAGCAAATGGTAATAGTTCTGCATTAGTTGTAGAAGAAGAGCCAACCCCAATCGATCACTTCATCCAGGATATGATAGGATACTTTGATACAAACCTAACTAAGGTGTATCCTAAAAAGAATGATCAAATCGTAGTAGATGCTGTAATGGAGTTGTTTCGTAAAAAAGAGTCTTTGGAAATATTCAATAAGAAAGCTTTGTACATTTACATTAGAGAGATGACAAATGCAAATACTCAACACATAACTAAGGTGATCAAGTCTCTTAAAGAGAAATACGTTAAGATGTATAATGATTACGATAAGATGGGATTTATTCCACGAAACATAATTTACTAATGCTAATATACTATAGCAAAGAAGATTTAATCAAATTTATAAAAGCAGAGCTTAAGGCTTGGGAGAAGGTTGGCGGTGGTCCCAACCTTCTTGCGTTTGAATTTGATCCTAAAAACACTGATCCAAAGCAATTGCGAGAGTTAGGTTATTTTAATAATGTCGATTCTTGGATTGCTGGAGCTAGAATAAAAGCTCTAATGGAACTACTTGAGCAAGTAGAAAATACAGACACTATAGCGAAAAGGTAATCTGCCTGTATTTATTAGAAACATAAGGCTATGGATAAGGATAGTGTATTGTTCGATGATAAAACGTTTAGCGACTTGTTGAGAGATGTTTATCAGAACACAAAAAAGAAAGAAACTCAAATTAACGGTTTAATAGATCAACTTAAAGGGTTGATAAGAAACATTACAGACGCTTCTATGATGGTTCCTATGATTAAGGAGTATTTAGAAGTGTCGGTCAAGAATGACGACAATCTAGTTCGTCTAACTGCAATCATTCAAAGGTTGCTGGTTACTGGTAGCAAAGAAAACAAAGAAGGTGAATTAGGCTTAACCGAACAAGAGAGAGCTCAGTTGATGTCTGAAGCACAAGAACTCTTAGATAAAGCAAAATGAGTAGTGTCTTTAAAGGCCTAACCGAGTACTACGGCGCAGCAGCTGCACCTAGTAACACCTTTAAGGATGGTGAGGTCTTTATAGGACAAGTATTAGATGTTGGAAAGAGTACTTCAAAGTTCACAATTGGAGTTAGTGAGATAACCCCAACACAGGATCCCTATGTCATAGGGATGATTCGTTTCTTAAAAGCAAATAGTGGTACCAAAGCGGAGAAAGACGTTACATTAATAGCAGAGCCATTAGACAGAGCAAACTACAGACTACCCTTTGCTGGAGAGCAAGTATTAATTGTTAGAAAGTTAGGAAGGTATTACTATTTTGATGTGGTAACACCGTCTTTCTTTCTACGAAACAATATCAATCCAACACTCTTGCAAGACGCCTTTGACTCGTCAGGTGCACCAGCCATCACAGTCGATCCAGAAATTGAAGCGCAACGATTTGCGTTAAAAAACGATTTTAGCGACAATGCCCTAAATGGTAGAGCAGGATCGTTTACTCGTGTTAGAGAAGGAGACTCTATTCTCGAAGGTAGGATGGGAGGTGTAATAAAATTCACACATACGATCACAAAGGATGGTGTATGGAACCCAGAAACACAAATAACTAATATAGGTAAGAGCGCTGATGGTGATCCTATGTTGATAATGAAAGCTAGTGTTAGGAGAAAAGAAGTTAACGAAATAATACAGGAATCTAATCTGATAGAAGATGACGACATTAATGTAGAAGATTCAAGCTTCTACTTAACTACGTCGCAAAACGTGCCAATAAAACTAGCTGCAAGTGTATCTATGAGTAGTTGGAGTGTGAATATAACAAAAGGTAAGTTTGGTTTAAGTGATGATCCTGCAGCACGATTCCAATCATTCTTCCCAGAACTGACCTATGACCCTAACTTTGTACCAAGTGTTAATGTTAGTGGACTTGAAAGCTTAGCTTACGATCCTAATGCGTCAAACGGATTGGGTAATATTACAGGAGTTAGCGACCCAGGTGTACCAGGTTCCTCTGCAAAAGCTAAGTCTTTTGATGAAATTAAATTAAAGTTCCAAGAACTAGGATACAGTCTTCCAACTGGTGTACACTTCGTAGGTATACGATCCGTAACAAACATTAACATAAACAACTCGGGAGTGCAAACTAAAAACAAGTTTGCAGATTTAGTTGGCGTTGTTAATAGTAACACTGGAGAAGTCAAGTTCTTCCCGGCAACAACAGTACCAGGAAAGTATTACTTAGAAAACTTCTTCGAAGGACAGAGTAGAACAGCTATCCTAAAGCCAGGTCAGTATAATAGCGTATACAAGATAGGTCAACACAATAGCCAATATAAAGCATTTAGAGAGTCAACTGCATATGTCATATATACAGACCGTAATCGAGATGATGTACCTGATGCAACTCCACAAAATGCAAGTGGAGTATTTGGAATGAACTTGCACAGAGCTAGTGCTAATAGTGTTACACAAAACGTTGGCCAATACAGTGCTGGCTGTCAAGTCTTTGCAGCACCAACATCATTAGCCGAGGTATTGCGTCAAGCAGAAGCAAGCGGACAACCGGCATTCACTTATACACTTTTAATGTCTTGGTAATATGGGTAGTACATTTACAGGTTTATCGGAGTTTGTTAATAACATTAAAACATTAGAGCAATCTAACATATCCGACTATAAAACTCTATTCTTAGCTCAAGTACTTAATGTAGTTACAGGTGAGGATGTAGAGCAAGCTACTTTGGAAGGACTAATAGATGAGCTTAATACAACCGTTAACTATCAGTTAATAGGAGCCATAAGATATAAGCGACAAACCACAGACGACAACAAGTACGAAGACGAAGTAGCCAGTATAGCGTATCCAGCTGATCGTAGCAATATGCGACTACCGGTACCTGGTGAGCTGGTTCTAATTATGTCAACACAAAGCAATTCTGGCGCACCACAAAGAAAAGTTGAGCTATATACAAATGTAGTAACAGGAGCTAACATACCGAGGTATGCAGCAGACCCTAAAGCACTTACAAAAATAGACCGTATATCTAAACCAGAAGGTTTTGTGAGCGGATTACTCAACACAATAACACAGGAAGTTGCAAACGCTAGATTTCAACTAAGACTTGAGCATAAGCCATTTACCTTTATCAAAGAGGGTAGAACTATCTCAACAATGAGAGAAGGAGATATGATTGTTGAAGGACGCTTTGGAAATAGCATAAGGTTTACAAGTACGATACAAAAGGAAGGTGTGTGGAGCGATAGTCAAATGACTAGAATAGATAATAGTGCTGATGGGGATCCTTTCTTAATTCTAAAAAATTCAAAGCCATTAGAACCTGAGACAACGCAATTTAATGATGGAATACCACAATTGGTAGACGAGGATCCTAATGTGGATCAAAGTACAATCTATCTCAATACAACACAAAACATTCCACTTATCATAGGCACTAGTAAAAAAATGTCAACTTGGGCAGTTGAAATTCAGAGAACTACTAGAGAGGGCAACAAGTTATTAGCATACATTGACCAAGCAGCACGATTACAATCTTTCATTGAAGGTGAATACGACCCAGACTTTAGAGTATCTGTGACAGCTGACGTCGTATTTCCTGGAGAAGCTTTTGATGACGATCCAACAAACGATAAAGTTTTTGAAGGAGGAGCTAGTCAGCCAGTACCACTAACAGGACCAGCATCAACAAGACAGGAACAGTTAGTAAAGCAAGCTTTAGAAGCGTCCTTTGCACAAGGTGAAACGAAGCATAAATGCGCTCGCGGAACATTTAACCACGCAAACAATTATAGTTTATTAGTCAAAGGTCAAGCAGCGATACCAGGAATGAATGTCGCAGCTGGAGGAAATGCGAATGGATCTGGATTCCATAACCATATGGTGCAGATAGGCTATACGAAGTTCCAAGTTAATAATATACCAAAAGCTACTATGATAGCTATTTGTGAAAAAGGTCCATTAGATAGTAACAATAATCACGTACCATGGAATGTAGGAGATGCAATAACCTACTGGGCGTCAGATGGCAACCCAGGAGCATCTCACGTACAGTATGGACATGCTCAAATGTACATAGGAGCTTTGACAGGAAAAGGAAATTGGACAACAGACAATAAGTATAATTACAATGGTAGCTCTTTTGTTTATAGAAGCCAAAGTTCAAATAACTGGAATTGTGTGATATTTAGAGCACCAAGAGCATAGTAATGGGTAGTACATTTAGTGGTTTATCAGAAGTATTAGGGCCTAAAAACACAAAGCCAAATCCATCATCACGTAAGAAGGGTTCTGAGAGAATATTGCTTGGGCATGTACTAGACGTAATCTTAGACGAATCATCTCCATACTACAGCTCCGAGTACGGAGTAGGAGCAATACGCTTTCGAGCAATACCAGAAGACTACAAAAAAGAAGAGAAGAACGTCAGTTTGTTCGCATTCCCAGCAAACCGATCAAGATACCAAGTACCTTTACCAGGGGAGCAAGTAATGATATACCCAGTATTAGTAGGTACGAGATTGACGTATGCATACGGAACTATTGTAAAGCAGTCGCTGAATATTGCATATGGATCAGAGCCGTTTTTATCGACTACAGCCTTTAACATTGATAGAGATTTGTTAGATGCTCTGGTAAATGAGCCTTTATTAGCTACTCGATTTCAAGATAAGCTACAAATACCATATGAGGATTATCAAAACTCAAGTTATGGAGTAACCTCTCTGAGAGAAGGTGATACAATTCTTGAAGGAAGGTTTGGTAGTTCCATCTTATTCACAAGTACGATGGATAAGATTATTGTAAAGGATATATATAGCGACCTGCACATAGGGTCAGATGTCCTAAGCAAGGTACAAACTACAGAAGATGGGGATCCTATAACGATACTGCAAGCAAGTAAAAAGATAACAACTGACGAGTCCTATCTTATAAAACCTTCAATCAACGAAACGGACTCTGTTGTGTATCTCACAAGCACACAAATAATTCCAATGGAAGTTGCAACTAGCAAAAGAATGGATACATGGAACGTAAAGGTAACCAGACCAAAACCATTCCAGAGAGTAGAAGACTTTGAGTCTACAAGGCTACAGGCTACAGTAGATGGCGTATATGATCCTAACTTTAGATTTGAAATTAACTTAAATGTTGCCGGATTTGTAGGAGGAGGTGGTGGTTTTGATATTGGATCATTAGGAAGTGGAGGAACAAAAGATGACAATATTCGAGTGTTAATAAATGCAATGCAACAAGCCGGTATAACAAATCCGTTTTCGCAAATTGGTATATTAGGAGTTGTTGGAAAAGAGTGTGGATTCATACCAAAGAACGAATATGGATATGGTAACACATCAAATGAGAGATTGAGACATCTGTTTGGGGCTAGATTAAAACGCTTTGATGAACCGCAGCTAACAGCATTAAAAGCAGATAACGTAGAATTTTACGACGTAATATACGGATATAAACAAGACCCAGGTCCAAGCTGGAATACTATGAACGATAATCCAGGAGACGGTTGGTTGTATCGAGGTCGTGGTTTTAATCAAGTTACTTTCAAAGCGTTATATAAAAAATATGGTGAACTTGCTGGCATAGACCTAGTAAGTAACCCAGACCAACTTAACGATGTGCCAACAGCTGCTGTTGTAGCTGTTAAGTTTTTGTTAAATGGAATTGGAGGAAGCAAAATTCAAAAAGAAAAAAATAGTTTTACATCAATAGACGATGCTGTGTATTGGTTTGTGAGAGCAAATCATGGTGGTGGCGAGGTGAGAGGATCGGAAGGACATTTAAAGGCTCTAGAAATAGGAAACGCGCTTTATGCAGCTGGTGTGGTGGGAAGAGGGGTGTAGAGTTTGATTTAAACTAAAAATTTTGTATATTTAAAGTTAAAGTATGAGTCAATCAATACAAGAGATAAGTCAACAAGGCACACTGATTGCAGGAAGCTTCGAAGCTTCTGGTAACAACGGATCAGGATCCAATGCAAGTGGCTCAGCTACATCAGGATCTGGTAGCGTATTTGGGTTGCCAATGAAAGATTACTTATACGATCAAGGTATAACAGTCGATCCAATACAACCAGGTGCAGGGCTTAAAGCAGTTGGATTAGTTGCAAACGGAAAGTTTATCGTAAATGATCACGATGCTGGAAGCCCATCCATTCTCATAAACTCAGGACGAGTCATTGTTAATTCAAAAGATAGTCAGACTATTATAGCAGGTGCACAAGGTGTTGCACTTACGTCACCAACAAGAGTAAACATAGATGCTGACGAAAGTGTTACTATATTTGGAGATTCTGGAGTTTACTTAGGTATACCAGCAAAAGGACAACCACCTAAACCAATCTCAATTATACCTGGAGACCCTAGATTCTTTAAAGAAGGTAAAAAGCTAAAATCATATCCATCACCAGATGTTCCTTACGAGCCAATGGTGCTAGGACTAAAATTAATAAACTGGCTAGACGATTTACTTGTGGTATTAAAATACCAACAATCACTAACACCAGTTGGCTACGCAACAGCAAGGGAAGATACGCAATGGGATTTCATGGCACTACAGACCAGACTACAAGAGTTAATCTCTACGGAAGTTTTTGTAGATGGATATTCACACGAACAACCCGACTTTGATACCTTACCAAAACCACCGACTGACGCTGAGATTACGAAGCCACAAACTTCTATTGACGTTAATGTTAATGCTAGTATCAGCAACCCACTGACAACACCATCAGTACCAGCTGGTCCAAACGTCAACAAACCAGGATACTACGAATCAGCAGGACCAGCAATTCCTGCACTAAACTAATTATATGGCTAATTTAACAGGAACAATGTCGTCGGTAATGGGAGTTAACTTGGATACTGAAGCAGCAGCAAAGTATAGTGAGATGGTCACAGCCTTTGGTAGCGAGATGCCATTACTCTATGGGTACGTGTCTGAGTGGGATTGGTATACAGAGATGGCACCATGCGCAATAGTTCAGGAATCTAAGATTGAAGAGTTCGAAAAAGTAAAGGGTCTCATAGCAAAACCAGACCCTACAGAAGAGGATCGTACAACCATAAGCAACTTTATGGGTCGTGTTAGTGAATTTGATATGTCAAAGCATCCTAATGCTGGAAAAGCATGGGCTGCTTTTGATAAGTTTAGTTTAACTTGGCCATCGCCTTTTTTTAAAAGTTCTGGATTATCGTACGTCTATGGTTGGCCAAATACACAGCCATTGGATCCACGTCGCACAGGAAAAACCATCGTATTTCAAGACCCTTCTACCTACTTTGAGTGGTTAATCGAAAATAGCTACAAGTACGGTTTTGTTTGGTATGGGCCTACAAATGAGGTATTTACCTATGTAGGACAATCAGCAACATACAGCCCTGACTTTATTGCAGCTGCTTCTATGGGACTAAAAGCTCCATTGTACAACATATATAAGCAAGCTAACGGCAAAGCACCAACAAGCAAACAAGAGATTGTCGATTGGGTAAACAATCTACCGTTTACTGGATACGTTAATAATAATGGAGCGATACCAAAAGATAAATTAGCAAACTCGTGGATAGCGTGGGACCTATTCATGAATAAGATAGTATAATGGACTTCCAAGAGATTTTTACTAAGAGACTAGCCAACGACCTAGAGCAAGGTGTGTATGCAAATGCAGACGACTTTGCTGCTGGAATTACCAAGCATTACATGTCTTCGTTGTCTCTAAACGCTCCAAACGGTATCCCATTGACAATGCCCTCTCCATTAGCAGCAGGTACACCAGTACCAGTAGGTCCAGGAAACTCAATTACAAATAAGACAAGAGAAAGAATCTTTTACAATACAGTTAGAGTGTATTTTGTTGGTAAAGAGATATCCCAAGGAAAACTTAGGATACAATCACTATCGCAAGATATTCAATCGGCAATTACAACCTACAATAAACTAACTAGTGAGATTCAAGACCTACAAATACAGATACAAAACCTAGATGACCAGCTTCGTGAGATAAGAGAAAAGATACAAAGTATTGTACCTGAATTTAAAAAGTTTATTAGTACAAAAAAGGAGATAATAAAGAGCGCTTTAGATGAGGTTAAGTCTTTGGGAGATAGGTTTAAGCAACTAAACGCACAAAACCTTTCAGAATTTAACTTCAATGAAGTGATGGCTCAAGAAATTGCAGACCTGCAATCGTTGCTGAGCCTAAAAGTAGAGCCGAGCTTAAATATAGCTTCGATAGAGGAAACCTTCCAAACACTAACAAACTATGCGCGTAGCTCTAAAAACATAGTGAATAAGTATAAAAACACTTTCACCAGAGAAGCTAACTTTAAAACTTACGTATCTAAAAAAATAAGAGCTGTTGTAAACGAGTTTATGAAAATACTTAACGGCTTCATTAATCCTGAGAAGTTTATTGGGTACTGGAAAGAATTGATCTACGTTCCAGGTGGAAAGGTGATAGGCAATACAATGCTTCAAATTATCGAAAACAACAAAAAACTAAAGGAGCTTAAGAAGAAGTTATTAGCTAAAGTAGAAGCTAAGAAAATAAGCGTTAGAGCTCAATTAGATAAGAAGTTAGATGACTTAAAAAACAGATTGGCGGATACAATTAAGCGTGTACAAAGCAAAATTGCAAAAGAAAAAGAGCTAAATGGACGGACTAAGAGAAAGGAGAGATTAGCAGCTGGTCGAAAGGTTAGAGAAACTGCAAAGCGAGTAAAAGCAAAAGCAAAAAAGATTCGCAGAGCAATACGACACTATAGGCTGATACTGGACACTATACAAACTATATTCACAAAGCTGTTTACAATATATACGACAATAAAACAAGCCATACAGCAAGCAATAGATACGGTAGCAGACGTAAAAGAAAAGTACGGTGAGATTAAGTCTAACATTGAAGAGTCAATATCAGCAGCTGCAAAAGAAGCAAGGCAACGAGCATTACAGGCTTTTGAAAAAAATACAAAGCTAGTAAACGCAGATACAACAACAGCTCAACTTCTTGAGAGTGTTGGAGATAGTACGCCTATAGTAAGGCAGATAATGGAGCAAGTTCAAAGCTTGTATAAATTGAATCCGCCACAAGTAGCAGCTTTTCTGAGAAGAGGTGGCGATAAGGTTATGCTTGTTACAAAGAGTGTTGAAACTATGCTAACCGTTGATATACCTAGACTAAAGAAGCTGCTATCAATAAAACCCAACGATCCGTACTATCAACAACTCATGCAAGAGGTAGATCGCATCACAGAAGATTACAATTCCGTTGAAGGTGGTGCAGTTGGCGTAGCAAGTATTGTGAGAGGAGAGGCTGATAGGCACATGACGTATTTGCGTTTAATTAGAAGCTGTCGTGTAATCAATAACAAAATAGATGAGGCGGAAGCGGCAGTACAGAGATTAATTAGCGATAAAGAGGAAGAGCTATTAGCTGTAGTACAAGAACAACAATACTTAGATGAATACATTAATACACTATTAGACACTAATCCAACAGCTAAACGAATAAGAAATAAAAAAAGGAAGAATGAGTTTAATATAGCAAAGGCGAAGGAAAAATTAAATAAGTTTAGAAAGCTTGCTAAGGAGGCTCGATTGGCATATCAACTCGTTGTAAATGCTCCTCGTGTATTTGTGGGATTGACACAAAACACTGATGCACCCATAACACAAAACGAAGCTGGTGTTAGACAGTTAGTTAACACCTTTTTAGAACTACAACTCGAAAGGGGCAAAATCACAAGAGACCAAAAGCAAGCTGATATTAAGAAGTTCAACGCTAAGGTTGCAGACTTAAAAGCGTACGAGCAGATATTTCTATTCTTTAAGCGAATCATAGAGGAATGTAAAGAAACGGGGTTAGTAGCTCAAATTAAAAAAATATACGAAGAGAAAGTGGTAGCTAAGGGAACTGCTATCCAAGGAGCAGCAACTGGAGTTTTCGAAAATCTAATGGAGATATTAGATGGAGCAAGAAGCAAACCAACATTACAAGAGCTTGCAGCTATACCAGGGCAACTAAAGGCTCAAGGCGATTTAGCGTACTCAATAATAAGAGCAGAAAAGGCAGCGTTTAAACGACTGAGAGTAAAAGCTGCTGGATTAGGAAGTTTTATACCACAAGATACGAGAGATCCTGGACTTCTTTACCTTAGATACAAGCTGTCAAAAGTATCAGATTTAATTTTACCAATAATTGACGGTATAGGATTGTTCTTTAAAAAGATAGTAGAGCTTATAGAAGATCTTCTGGATCCTGTGATTGCCTACATAAAAGGAGAGGCCGCAAAGCAAAAAGAAAAACTCGAACAGGATGTCGCAGCGTATGCTAAAGCAAAAGCCGATTCTAAGATAAATCTTGATGCTAAAATCATGTCTTTTATTTTTGGATTAGCTGGAAGATTGTTTTGGACGGGAATTAGTTGGACAAATCAATACGGTACTAAATTTATTGTAACTAATGTTGGTAGATTTTACCCCCAAATGCAAGCTTTGAGCGAAAATGGTGCACAAGGATATGCAGAAGAGTTGGGAGAAGGATTTAACCGCCAACTTGAGCGTATGAGCGGTATAGCCATACCACCATTAAGTACCGGAATTGCACCGTTTACATGGCGTGGGTACTTATCAAAACAAGACTATGTCATAGGTTACTAACAGAATACTACAATAAAGCACTATTTATAAAAAACAAAAATATGAAACTAAGTCAATTTAAGTCCATGTTGCGTGAGCTTATCCGTGAGGAGGTTCAAATCGCAGTGCGTACTGAGATTAAAAAGCTTAATGAAGGTAAGCAGCCTATGCCTAAACCAAACCAAGCTTTGCAAGTAAACAAAAGAACCACACCGCTAGTAACTCTTGATGAGCCATTTACCACGGTAGGAGGACCTCTAGGCGATTTACTAAACGAAACAGCACAAACAATGGCTGGTTTTGGAGAAGAGTCAGTGGAGCAAGCAAACCCAGACTTTCCAACAATAGGATCATCAGCAACAGATATATTTGTTAAGGATTATTCATCTGTCTTAAAAAGATCGGAAGAATTAAGCAATCCAAACTTTAGACCATAATGGCATATATTATACAAGTCAACCCAGTAGACCTAGAGAAGAACGTAGCTTTGGGTTTAGATCTTCCATTAGCGGGAGAGAGAGGAGCGACTTTTAAGCAAAACTACTTTACGATAGATCAAGCAGAAGCTAATGCCAAAAACCTTTTGCTAACTGAGCCTGGCGAAAGAGTAATGCTTCCAGATTTCGGATGTGGTTTAAAAAAGACTATTTTTGAAAACCTCACACAAGAAACTCTACAAGCTTTAAATCTAAGAATAAGAAATAGCTTCCAAACATTTTTACCTTACATATTTATACAAAAGCTAGAACTTACACCAGACGCAGAAACAAACACGCTTTTTGTTAAGTTGGATATAAGTTTGGATGAGTTAGGGTTCGATACAAGATCAATATTATTGGAAGTAAATGGCTAATCAAGATATAAAATACTACGGAAGAGATTTCGATTCCATTAAACAAGGTTTAATTGAGTTTGCTAGAGCTTACTATCCGGATTCCTACACAGACTTTAACGAAGCGTCACCAGGATCGTTGTTTATTGATTTAGCAGCTTATGTAGGTGATGTGTTGGGATACTACACAGACGCTAATTTTAAGGAGTCTATGTTATTGCACGCTCAAGAGCGTAGAAATCTATTGAGTATAGCGTCAGCACTTGGCTACAAGCCTAAGCTATCGGTACCTGCGCAGGTAGATTTAGATGTGTATCAACTAATACCTGCAAGTGGTTCTGGAAACGGCAGCACACCAGACATAAGGTACGGTTTAAAGATTGAACCAGGTTTGGAAGCAAGATCAACAGGAACAGGCATTACCTTTACTGTGCAGGATGCTATTGATTTTAGAATTAATAACACATTCAATCCCACAGAATACTCGGTTTATAGTATAGATAATAGTACTGGTAATCCAATATATTATTTAGCTAAAAAAACAGTCAAAGCGATTAGCGCTGCTTTGCAGACGCAAACTTATACGATAACATCTCGCGAAAGGTTTACAAAAGTATTTTTACCAACTTCTGCTACGAATCCAATTATAGGATTAGATAGCATAGTAGACTCAGATGGAAATACCTGGTATGAGGTTCCATACCTAGCTCAAGATACTATATTTGAGCGAGTAGAGAATACAGCATACAATGACCCAGACGCAGCAGTTTATAGTAACGAAACTCCATACCTTCTTAGATTAAAAAAAGTACCAAGAAGGTTTATAACTCGTGTAGTAGAGGGTGGATTGGAAATACAGTTTGGCTCTGGAGTATCAAATACACCAGACGAAGAGTTGTTGGCAACGCCAGAACAGATTGCAATAGCTACTGCAACCGGTAAAGCAGATACAGATGCATCTTTGGATCCAAGCAATCCACTACTAACATCTACATATGGAATAGCTCCATCAAACACAACTCTAACAGTTAGCTACTACACAGGAGGAGGCGTAGCTTCCAATGTACCGTCAAACACAATTACAGAGATTACGTCAATAGACACTACAAACTCAACATTACCAACAAACACAGCAACACTCAACAACACAGTAATACAGAGTGTTATTGTAAACAATACAACTGCAGCTGCTGGAGGTAGGAATGAAGAGACAATAGAGGAGATAAGACAAAATGCATTAGCACAGTTTTCTTCACAAAATAGGGCTGTTACTAGAGAGGATTATATCGTGCGTTGTTACTCAATGCCAAGTATATTTGGTTCAGTAGCCAAGGCTTTCATAGCGCCTGATGAGCAAAATAACATAGGTACATCGGAGGTTAATGATACGGTAGCAAATCCATTGGCACTAAATTTGTTTGTGTTAGGATATAACGATAGCAAGCAATGCTCTACGGTAAACAAGGCGGTAAAGACCAACTTAGCAAATTATTTGGATCACTACAGAATGCTCACCGATAGCATCAACATCAGAGATGCCTATATTATTAATATTGGAGTTAAATTTGATATACTTCCAAGCCCTAACTTCAATAGTAATGAAGTCCTAGCTCGCTGCATACAGAGATTAAAAGATCACTTTAATGTTGATAGATGGCAAATCAATCAACCTATTGTGCATAGTGAAATTATGATGGCATTATTGGGAGTGAAAGGGGTACAGACAGTTTCTAATTTAGCAATCCAAAACCTAAATAGCGTAGCTGATGGATATAGTGACGTGCTCTACGATATAGCAGGAGCAACCAAAAACGGAATAACATACCCAAGCCTAGATCCAGCTATCTTTGAAGTAAAATTCCCAGACAGAGACATCGAAGGCAGAATAACATCTTTCTAATATGATATACAGCATTTTTAGCGTAAAAGACGCAACCCTATACGAACAGTATCCATCACTTAATACTGGTTTAGATGCTGTGTTGGAGATAAATAAAACATCAACAGTATCAGGGTCTACTAACGTATATTATAATTCAAGAATTGCTGTTAAGTTTGACTTATCGAACTTTACGAATAACTTCGACTCTGCATTATTAACACAAACAGCAAGTTATTACCTAAGGCTAACAGCCACAGAGCCAAGTGAGATTCCCACAAGCTATACGTTATTTGCATATCCAATATCGCAAAGTTGGAATATGGGCACTGGAAGGTATACTACAGCTATCACCAGCAGTGATGGGGTGTCATGGAATTATAGATTGACAAGTGCAAATACAGCATCAGCATGGTTAACAGCTTCTTTTGCAGATGGAACAATTGGAAGTTGGGCAGTAAATCCTGGAGGAGGTACTTGGTTTACAGCATCAGCACACTCTCAAAGCTTTGATTATCAAACAACAGATGTGTTGATGGATGTAACTACTGCAGTAAGACAATGGATTGCTGGCACAAAGGTCAATGAAGGTTTTATAATCAAAAAGAGCGATGTCGACGAACAAAGCTCAAACACCTTCAATAGTCTAAGGTTCTTCAGCAAAGATACTCACACAGTATATGGACCTAGACTGGAGATGAGATACGATGATTCATTATATCTTACCTCATCTACTCTCGTTAACTATAACGAAGAGGTTGCAGTAAACCTAAGCAATTTACAACCTCAGTACGTTGAAGACTCTAAAGCGAGGATTAACGTATCAGCAAGGCCAAAATACCCAGATCGTACATACACAACAATGAGCTACTACTACGATGTATATCGCTTACCTAGTTCAAGTTTTTATAGTGTAAGGGATGCACACACAAGTGATGTAGTGATTCCATTTGATGAAACTAACACAAAAATTAGTGCTGATGGCAACGGTAGTTACTTCATTCTAAACTTTAACGGATTAGCCCCAGAAAGATACTACAGATTGCTAATTAAATCAAAGACATCTTCAGCAGAAGAGTACGTCTACGATAAAAATTGGATCTTTAAAGTAGTACGATAATGGCTAGAACCTTAAACGGAAAGTACCTAATAGCGGACTTGAATGATGCAGAGGGTGCTTATGTATCAGCGTCCATACCGCAGATTGAGTTTTCAACTACAAATGAAAACCAAACTGTGTATAACTTGTTTCCGTATGAGTTAAACGACGTTCCAATTTTCACAAAAAACGTTTACGAAAGCTCAGAGCCACAGATTGTAAGCGATCAAAGCTTTGAACCTGGGCAGAATAATTTATATTATGATAGTACTGGAACTATTAGGGTGGTTGTAGGATCATCGTTTAAGTTAGCAGTATCAGCACAACAGCCAAACGTACTTAATGTAGAAAATGGCATACCCATTATAAAACCTGCCTCAGGAGACCTTAGATATGAATGGCTGGTTGATGGTAATTTAGTATTTGACGTAGAACCGTCCTTTTTGGATGAGAGAGTAGATAAGAGACGTCCTTTAGATAATGTACTTGAGTTTGTAAATGTCACAAAAAGAATGCAAGGAACATACACCTGCACAGTAACTAACGATATAGGACAAGTAACATCAGAAGATATAACAATTGAAGTTCTCGATCCAATCCGATCAGATGATCCATTTGCACCATTTAATCGTAGAAATGCAATCCAAAATGGATTTGCTCTAGATACAACCAATAATTGGACAACTCTTATTGGCGATGTTACGACAAAACCAATGCTTACAAAAGAGCAAGAGGCAAAGGCAAAGCAACCAAACGCATCAGTATTTGGACATGCACCAGGTGAAATATACCCACATCCGTTTAACGTTAGAGCAAATGGCATAACCGGCTTTGCTCCTGCAGATTTACTTAAGAGAAACGCTGCGTATTTTACAAGAGGGCCGATTCAATATATAGCAACCGGTGGAACAAATCAAGCAGCAATATACCAAGACGTAGACCTTAGCGAAATTACCGATTATATTAGCGGTAAAGCTTATGGATCAAAAGGGGTTAGAGCATACTTTGGTTGCATACTTGGAAACGCTATTACACGCTTTATTCCAACAATTGACATACTAGGCCCAGACGAGCGAAATAAGGAGGAATTTTACTACTCAAACGCACCTAGAATTTCATATGAGAACTTTGTTTTAGCAGGACCTGCTTTTTTAGAAGAGGTTGTAACAGTAATTGTGCAAGAATACGAAGGAGAGACACCACTACAAAGCACCATTTACGAAAATGGAGAAGAAAAGCTTGTCGATAATATACAGATAGTAGATGCACTCTCATCACTATATAAACAAACTCAAACAGACCCAGTACAACCACCAATACCATCTGTTAAGACAGCTGACAACGATGTAGTGATACTAAAACCTATAGAAGGAGGACAAGCTCAGGTATTGAATCTCTACAACAAAATATACCCCAACAAGCAAGAGCATTATGCCTACGGGCAGTATGCAGAATACAAGGACTTTGTAATTAGCAAACTCAACACAAGAACAAATAAAATTAGAGTTACTATACGGTTTGACATTTCGACAACTAGAATGAACGAAATTGCACCTGATATAATATCTAACGATCTTTTTGATTTGGAAATTTGGAGAAAGCCTTACATAAAGCTCCTATTCAAGGAATATAGAAAATCAGTACTCTCTGTTTTTCAACAAAACCAAGGTTCACAATACAAAGATCGACCATTAGGAGAGCAAATAAGACCAGGAAACTCATCGCACGCAATGGCTACTGGCTTAGGACTTGTATTGGAACCTATCATACCCACAACACAAGACATAAGTGGTTTTAAAAGAGGTTTGGTTGAGGTAGTACCAAAAGAGGTAGAAGCGAGACCGAGTCCAATAGACGTGTATACGTCGCAAGTTACCTTTGAAGACGCAGCGAGCAACATCACCGGCTTATCGACAATATTAGATATACAAGGCATCGTATACATTAGCTTTTATAGAAAATTTGATAACGCAGGATGGTGGGGATTTAGAGACGGTATGCGAGATAGTCACGATGACGATGATATAAACGGACGAATCAGAATAACAGACATAACTACAAACACTCTAATATATGACACACTAACCTACGCATCAGACGGGTCAGTAGCAGTAGGAAAAGGTACAGACCAAGAACCAGCATACACAAACTTTTCCGGAGAACATGTTATTAGAATAGAAGTTCAAGCTTTTGGTGGAGAAGGGTGGAAAAGAAAAGTGTTTCCATACTTAACAGTGGAACTGGCCAATGAATTAAGTGAGTATACTGGTGAAGTGGGTCCAGGAAGATTGGCACATTTATGGCCTGCACCAGTTACACAGTACGAAGCACGTATCGATAACTTTGTTGACGGTACTCCAAACACAGATATAGGACGCCCAGGCGTTGTGCGTCGTATGGGAATGTATCCAAGAGAGGGATACAGTGAGTCTGTAAGAAAGTTTCAAGTTGACATACCATCAAACCAAATAGCAGCAATATACGCAGGAGTAAGGCATTGGGGAAATGAACCAGGCTACGGTGGAGGAGAGGTAACTACGGAAGATACGGTAACGGCTAAGATAGACTTTGGATCAACCGGACTGGTTTATTTTAGAACACCAAAAATAGAATACCCATAATTATATACATGCAAAGGGTAATTAAGATAAAACCAACCAAGACGTTTCAAAAGGGAGGTCTCAAGCCAAACTTTGCTCTATACAGCGAACGCACAGGAGCTCCTGTGATACTACCCGCTGAAGATGGAGCAAGTACACAATATAAGGTAGAGCAAACAACTCTTGTAGACACAAGTGGTAACTTCAAAAAAGTCGTAAACGATCTCAATAGCATAAGTCTCTTAGAAGGCACAGCGTTTACAATCACAGTAACAGCACTAGATCCTGACAACATTGAAAATCCATGGGACACCAGCAATCTGAGGTTTAAATGGCTTAAGAATGGATCTTATATCCACAGCGTAAACAATCTTAACAATTATAGAGGATACAACAATATAACCTTCACAACTGACCAAGCTACACAAAACCTTACAGGAGACTACACGTTAGAAGTGAGCAACGATACTGGCACCACCACAACAGCAGCTTTAGCAATCAACATCTATAATAGACTCAGAGTTCCAGAGTTGTATAATAACTTAATAAAAAATAGCAGTGGAGAAGCTGGAACAGATAATTGGACGCTTACAAACGGTATAGTTGTTAGTGAGTTTTCACCAACAATTAACGATAGCAAAAACTTTGCAAGTATTCTAATTGAGAACAAACTATGGACATCAGCAGACCAATACATAACTACTCAACCGGAGCTGCCGTTTCGATTTTGTAGCTCCAACGCATGGGTAAACTTCAACTACTTCTACCAGAACTGGAAGCAAGGAACTTTACCAGAATTGCTAAACTCCTTCTACAATTGGCATTATGGTAACAATAAACCAAATTTAATTAGCAATGAGGATCCTGGAGATGAGTTTGCTTGTTTTTTTCCGTCTAAAAGGTATGTAGATGATTTTAATGCAAATACTGGCAAGTTAGGATTGTTTCACGAGATGAAGGAAGTAAAGACTTACTTTACCAAACCACCAGTACAACGAAACGATGACCCAGTAAGCAGAATGACACAAGCAATTGATTTGTCAAATATAAATGCGTTTGCGGATGGCAAAGTTTGTGGAGTAGAAAATTTAGTTGGAAATTTCTTTGCTTACGTTGGATTGGGTATAAGCTCTTATGAATTTAGAATCAAATTTGGGCCATATCAAGGCCCAGGCCCTGGAGATCAAGATTTATTTGATCGTATTAATAATACGTTTTGGGCTGCAAAGACTGAAAGTGATAGCTTAAGGACATTACCACAAGTATCAACACCTATTGGATCAATTGGCATTAATTTGATACCATCAAACAACATTGCATCCAGAACAAACACTAAATTAAACCAAATTGGTATTCCACCATTTGAAGAGTATCCGTTTTTCTACACTCCACCTGCATGGAAATATCCAATCATGCAAGAGCTATATACACGATCACAAAACCGCGAAGGAAAGGATTTTGTAGATGTGTTTAACAGCACCCTATTTGCAGGAAATCTTACACCGGAGCAGAGCGCTAAGTACCCAGAACTAACGTCTTTTTTACCGCTCATTGATAGTGGTATTCAATCAGGCAATAGCAACACGCGCTTGGCAGCACAAGCTCAAATAAAAGCACAATTAGATAAAAGATTTAGAGTAGCCGAAGAACTCGTATACCAGAGAGTAGTGCAAGTTCTTAATAATTTATTTAACCTAAACTTAAGCGAGGAGTCTGAAGGTGAAAATTACGATACGTTAGTTTCGTTAGTATTTGCATTAGTATCTTACCACATAACAGATTATACAGGGGATACTATTAACAGCATAAGCGATGTTCTTAATAACAATGCACCTCTTTTAGGGATTGTATTACAAAGCAACAGATACCAGAGAGCTAGAGACTTATCCACTACATTTGCAAAAAAAACAGCACAACCATACGACCTAACAAGCCCAGACCTAGGTGTTCAATTTAGTAATTACTATAATTACGTGTATAACATACTAAGGTTTTATGTGTATGAAAGCATACAGGGAGGAGAGATAATCGACAACTACATATTTGCACCAGCAGCACCTGATAAGTTTCTCAACACTTTAGTAGTTGATTTCAACGGACTAAAGCAAATGGCTGAAGGTGGAAAGGGTGCAATTGATCCAAAGTACGACTTAACTAGAATGACACGCATTGATGTGTTTCCAAAATGCAACGATACGGTGAGCTTTGAGTTAGAGTATGTAGATGCTTTTGGAGAGCAATTAGGCATGGACACTTTAAATGGGCCTAATGAAGATGATATCTTTGCAGTAAAAGAAAAGGTATTCTTATCGACAGTTCTTACTAGACTTTTTCAAAAAACAACAAAACTAACCTTGGCAAATGACTACACGCCGGTAACTTACAAAGGCGGACAGGAGTTGTTTACGTTATACAAGTACGCTTATGGAGATGGAAGTGGGCCAGGCATAACAATTGGTCAAGAGTTTCTAAGACAAAACTACCCAATAGACTACTTTGCACAATTAGCAAATGGCAATTTTCCAGTTTCAGACACAGGCGCAGCAGCATTTTTTGCTGTAAATAAAACATTTACAGTACCAAGACGAACTCGAACAATAAACGTAACTGCAAATTTTAATCATAGCTCAATAGCGTGGGGACAAGAAGCTGATTCTGGAATAAACAAATATGACCTAGAAGAAATACAAGCAGAGCATTTAACAGATAAACTGAAGTTCTATAGATCAGGCAATCCAAGAACAGGATTAGCGCACGTTAAACTATGTCTATACGATACGACCTTTAAAAGAACTGACCTATATCCAAACTATTTTGTTCCACCTCGTCATGTATGGTCGGAAATGAAGACTATCTTAACTGGACCACAAATGAAAGAGTTAGATAGGATTCTTATAAATGCGGAGGATTGGCAAAATTTTGTGTATATTCAACCGACAAGAGAAAGTCTAGCAGCACCTGTAGTAATTCAAAAGAACGAGCCGTCATCTGACCCTCGTCCGCAAGAACCGACAGACGCATCGCTAACACAACAGCTACAAAACGGAGTACGCTAGGCTGAAAATAGAAAACTAGTGTATTTATATAAAAAACGCAGTGAAGCCAAGTCAGGATCAACAAAAGTCATTTAACGACATAAGCACGAGTAAGCTAGCTAAGCCAGTAGTGGCTAAACCTGAAGCGGCAGTGACATCGTCTAATCTACCAAGCGATTTTTTAATCTCAACTCCTCTTCCTTTTGGAAACTATCGTGGTGGCATATACACATTCCCAAACGATGGTGTGCAGTTGGATATTTACAACGATCAAGACTACTATTACGAGTCTATAACAGCAGCTACCGAGTACACTATTGAGGGAACTGATGTTTTAATTGACCTAGAAAAAGAGTTAGTAAAAGCTGGATACGAATCAGGGGACTTCAGAGTACGCACAAGACTGCTTAGAAACTATCTTGGATCGGCATCTACACTAAAACTCTTAGTACAAGAGATATCAGCAGATAGACTAGAGCTAAGGGTAATACCAGCACAATTAGCAGGAGACGGTACAGCAGAAGGAGAAGCGAGTGCAACAGACATTAACGCAGCATTCTTTAGATTTTTTGGAGAAGATTTCTTTGGCTTAGATAAGCAAGCTGTTTTATCTAGTCTATATGTGTTTTTGGATAACATTACTTCAATTGAAGTTACTGACTATATACAAGATAAGTACACAGTACAATCGTATCCGTATAGTATAATCTTTAAACTACAACAAGCTTTACCATTATCGGTGGGAGTGGGTACTTCTATTTGGGTATCACAAGAAACAAACCCTCCTGTTACCGAAAACGTAATTGTCTATCCAACAAAGACTACTGATCAATTTACAAAAATTAAAGGTCCAAATTTTGATGTTCTAAGAAAAAAGACACTATCGACAAATACAGAATATCAGAGCTGGGATGAGATACTATCAAATAACACTAGACAAGTTACCCAAACAGTGTTTAGTCAATCTCTTGTAGAGGGAATTGCTCTAAACGTTGATTATACTAGATTTGAGAACTTTGTTAAGTTTGGTAGTGTTTACGAAAGGATAAAGAACTTTGAGTACAAGATAAAGTTAATCGAAAATTATCAAAGCGTATCAGCAAGTTTAGCAACATCAACAGCATCTGAGAGCTTCTACGTACAAACGCAGTTAACTACAACGTTAAATAAAATTGATAACATAGTAGGGGCATTTGATGGCTTTGAAAAGTATATGTATTTCGAATCGTCGAGCTACGTATCAAATAGCTTTGGTGAGTTTTTGGATGTTGCATGGCCAAAAAGTACATCAAATAAGCCATATACGCTATACGGATCAAATACAACGCAAGTTAATAATTGGCTAGAAGGCATACTAGAGTCAGCGAGTCTATACGATAATAACAACTCGTACTCATTACGAAAGTTAGTACCAGAGCATATGCAGCAGGAGGAGAGCCAGGTAGTAGACTCCTTCATTAGTATGCTAGGACACTACTTCGACGTTCAGTACGAGTATATTAATCAAATACCAAAAGTCTACGATAGGCAAGAGAGCTTAACAGAGGGTTTTGCAAAGGAATTAGTATTCCACGTAGCACAAGGATTAGGTGTTGATTTTAGTAATGGAGATAACTTCAAAGACTTATGGTCATACACCCTTGGATTAGACGCATCAGGAAGCTATGATAACCAACTAAAGCTATCAGGCGAAGATCGAACAAGAGAAACCTGGAAGCGTATTATTAACAATCTTCCTTATTTACTCAAAACAAAAGGGACTGAGAGAGGTATCCGTGCTTTAATAAACTGCTATGGTATACCATCAACAATACTTCGCATTAAGGAGTACGGAGGGCCTGAAGTTGACTTAGACAAGCAGTCAACATACGATCACGATAGATTCTACTATGCATTAGCTATAGGATCAGGTAGCAGCTATGGCCAAGTAAAGTGGATGGGGCAGAATGCAACAGGAAGTTTTGGACCTAAAGCTCTAGAACTTAGGTTTAAGTCAGATAACATTATCACAAGTAGTAACGCAATCTACCGTATTGCGCACTTAAATAACTTAACCCAAACATCACCGCAATTAATACAGATAAATACTGGTCGCGATGCTGGAGGAGATTATGTGCAGTTACTAATGTCCAGAAGCTACGCTTCAAGTCCAAGCAACAGTAGTGCAAAGGCTTACATACCAAGCAGCCTTGGTTCTAAATTGTTTGATGGCAATTGGGTAAACGTGCTAGTGCAGTACAGTGGTACTACAGACCTACTCGCATACAGCACAGCATCTTACACGCTATTCGCAGGACAAAAATCCAACTACTCAGAAACACCTATTATAGCAAGTGCGAGTATAGGATGGCAAGCGGCAGTGAGTACAAGCTCATCATACATTACTAATGAGAAATATGGCTGGTATGCTGCATCTGATCTTGAATTTGGTACTGGATCCTCGTTTGCTGGAAGAGTTACATCGAGCATTAGTGGCAGTCTTCAAGAAATTAGATTATGGGGAGGTGTGTTAAGCGATGTCTATAATAGCTCAATTGGACTGTGCGTAACCGGAGGATTAAATTTGCAACAAAGTCCTTTCTATGCTCACATAATTTCACCAACTACTATCGTAGGTACAAACTACGAAGACCCATCATGGACAGGAGCAACAAGTAGCTTTGCTGACCTTACGTTTAGGCTTCCACTTGGAACTGATAATAAGAAACCAAACTTAAACACAACAAGCAGTTTAAGTGGCTCACAACCCAACTACAATTACATAGGACGCTCAGGCAGCTTCTTTAATTATAGCGCAAACACATCATCTTACTGGCAACCTATTATAGAGACTAACTATATGCCATGGCCGGATATTAGTGGCAATAGATCGATTAGCAATAAAGTAAGGTTAGAGCAAACGGTGAACACTAGCCGTGAACTTTATCGCAATAAAAAGACACAACTATCGTTACAAGACGATCAACCAATTGACAGTCCAAGATTAGGAATATATCTATCACCAGTTGATGAAATCAACAAAGACATAGCAGAGCAGTTTGCTGGGTTAAGTTTGGATGACTACATTGGAAGTTATGGGGAGGTATATTCAAACAACTACGAAGATTTAGCACACATACGCCAAGAGTACTTGAAGAAAAACGTAATACCACACAAGACTCAAAACTATGTAAGATTACTACAGCACTTTAATGGTTCTTTGTTTTCTATAATAAAGCAAATGGTACCATATCGTGCTAATTTGCAAACTGGTTTGGTATTAGAGCCGCACTTATTAGATAGAAGTAAAGTAAAAACAGCAAGCCGACCTATTGCTGAGGATGAGTACTATGAGACATTAATCGATATGCCATCTGTAGGTGAACCAATAGGAGATTTATCTAATTTAACTGGATCAATAGAAGCTCCAGAACTAATCATCGTAGGAGATAATACCGAAATACCAGAAGGATCGGTTGGTACTGATATAATAAACATATCGGCGAAGCAAAACGAGTATAACAGACTACAGGTACCAGCACAAGGAAGACAATCAGCAAGATTAAACTCTACGGCAAGTTACGAAGATGTATTGTTTAGAAAATTTTCATTAGAGGATACTATTGAACTAAACGTAACGTCCTACGGCAGAGATAAGATAGAAGGAAGTCAGTACATCTTCCCATCTTGGTATAGAACTGGAAGTATAGCTTATTCTGGAATAACAACCAACTCAGCTGGATTTGCTTACCTTAATAGTGTAGGAGATGACTATTCTGATCCGTTAGCATTAGATGCAACAAGAGCAAGACCATCAGAAGTATTTAGTCCAACAGAAGTTCCATATAATGTATACGACTTCTTTAATGGGACTGGATCCTTTGATAAAGATGCAGCAGACACTATATACACAGGAAGTTATTTTGGTACAGCGTTAGGTAGATTTGGATTTAGATTTATTGCAACATCTTCCGGCGCTTATTGGGTTCAATCTGCTAACAGACTAACGGCAAATATAGGAGGAGGCTCAATAGCAACAGCATCATTTACAGTACCTTGTTTTTATACACAAAGCTACCCTAACACACTATACAACGTATCATTTGATGTAAGATACTTCGCTGGTAGCACACCAGGCAACCCATCAATGTCTATTGCATTTGGAAGCAGTGCATCAGCGTACACTTACACATTACCAATCGCAAGCACACAAACAGCATACAATTATTTGTCAAGAGCAGATGGACCGTATCTATATGTACAAATGCAATCTAGTCAGAGTTCTTTTGTGGGAAGTGTGAGTTTAACAATAGACAATCTAGTTGTTACTCCATACATTCAAACAGCAGTACAAGATTATCAAGTAGGACCACTAGCAAGCATAGGACAACGTAATCAAAAATACGATGGATGTAAGCTGACAGCTACAGACGTAAACGTAGACAGTCCTGACACAATAGATGGAGGTCCAGTAATTGAAGTAATTACAGGCCCAGGCTCTAACATATCGGTAAGTCCTACTAACAACCAAACACCGGTACAAAGAGGTGGTGGAGGAATAACAATAAGTAACCCAGGAACAACACCTAGAAATACACCACTACAAAGATAACGTAAAGAATTTACTTAACACAACATATTTATATCAAAATAATAAGTACCAATGGGATATTTAGATAACTCAACCGTCACAGTAGACGCAATACTGACAAACAAAGGCAGACAAATCTTAGCTGCTGGAGGTAGATTAAACATTACAAAGTTTGCCCTTAGCGATGATGAGATTGACTACACGCTATGGAATCCATCGCATACTTTAGGTTCTAACTACTACGGAGCTGTAATTGAAGCTATGCCAGTAGTAGAAGCTAACCCAGACGAAGCGCAAATGATGCGTTATAAGTTGGTAACCTTACCAAAAGATGTATTAGGTATACCAGTAATCAGCATTAATCCTGGATCAATTAGCTTAACAAGCTTACAAGAATCTGTAACAGTAACACCAAGTACACTAAACTTGGCTGGCGGAAACAGCGCTCTAGGATACACAGCGATTTTATCAGATGATACAGTAGGTACTTTAGAAGTAGCACCTGATGGAGTTATTAAAGGAGTATCCAACTCACTACTTGCAGGAGCTGGTACAACAAGTGCAACAAGCTTCTTGGATGATGAGGTTAATGGAATATCAACAGTTGGTTCAACAGTAACCCGAGTTGGTACTAAGTTTGTTGTGAGAGCAAAACCAACTACAACAGCAAAGAGTGCGTTGTTAACTATCATAGGAAACGAAACTGGTGGATTCAAGACTGTTAGCATTAGTGTAGCAATTAACTTAAGCTCTGATTTCGCAGACATACAAGCAACAAGATAATATAAAATAAAATGGCAGAAATATATAAAAATTTCAACGCAGCAGACGACATTATAGTTGGTGATGTTCAAGTAGTTAGTAGCCCTCTTTGGTCAGAAAACGTAAACCCACTATCGGGTGGATACTCTGCAGGAATTGGCTTCTTTACATCATCTACACAACAGACTGTAGCAGGCACATACTACACAGATGTTTATCACAGAAATCCACAAACAGCAACAAATGCAGCGGTTCAGTTTGCAGTAGCGTATGGAAATAGAAATGGAAGTGGCTCTGTAGGTGATCCAAACACAGTTGGACAAAACGCAAACGATACACCAACAAGAGCTGTATACAGCCAGTATCGTAATCTCTTGCTACCACCAACAGATACAGCGTTTACCTTTGGAAGCGGTGTTAGTGCTACAACTCCTAACGATATCTTTGTAATAAACATCAACAGAGCACGTTATCGCCAGAAGATTGATCCAGGAAACTGGGAACTTCGAATAGCAAGCGGTAGTGGTGCCCTATCACAGTCAGCAGCCAGCTTTATTAGCTTAATTGACAACAGTGGAGCTGACACAGACCCATCAGTAGGTAGTGCAGGTCGAGTGTTTAACATTCTCTCAGGATCGGGAGGAATTACTACAGGAAGTACTGTGTACGGACTCTTCTACCCAGATGCTGGTGTGATGGTATTCAACGCATCTTTACTATCATCGTCACTAGGTATGGTATCGACTACGGAGTTCAACAGAGCTGCAACTTCAAACACAGTTAAAAATGCAGTATCACTTTACTCTCGTATAAGTGCATCAAGCTACTTTGCAGCAAGAAGCGAAGAGAAAGTAAACTCTACACACTACTTTGTTAGAATTACAAATAAGCAATTTAACTTCTCAAACAACCCAACATTTGTAACGGGATCTAATGGATCTTTTGTACACTCATCTATGTTGCGTAACCCAAGCGTATACGTAACGTCAATAGGGATGTATGATGATCAAAACCGTTTATTAGCAGTTGCTAAGTTGAGTCAACCATTGTTGAAGACTTTCAACCGTGAAGTGTTGGTTAAAGTAAAATTAGACTACTAACCCCTCTTTGAATAGCATTCAAGGACAGACCCTCCAAATATGGAGGGTTTCTTTTTATGACCATATTTATATGCAATGGCAGGAATATTTAGAAACCTAGATCAATCGGACGTAAGACTGACCCCATTTAGAGCATACAAGCGCTTTAGTGGTACAGATGCATTTGTAACATACTCCGCTACATTAGACACAAATCCAGAGGACTTAGGAAATAACCCATTAGTACCGGTATCAGGATCAGACTTTACTACCAACTACAAGCTAAAGAGTTCAGTATGGCATAGCATCGACAGTCAGTTCTATCGTTATTATTACTCAAACGCAAAAGCATCGTTTGGGCAAATAAACCATACCTATCAACCTCGCCTCTTACATAGAGATGCTCACATAATAAGCATACCACAAAGTAGTTTTGGGGAGGGTATAGAGCCTCTAAGTCTGCAGATAGATGTAGATGGTAACCTGCTTCTGGTTGATGATGCTTATGGAAATCTTGTTCTACTAAGCGGTAGTCGTTATTTAGCAGGAACGGAAGGATTACCTATTGAAAATTTAGTTTTTTCACTTAAACCTACAAACTACACAAGACAGTTTGGAGATGTGCTGAACAACACCTATCAATACGATTACGATAAGTATCAATCAACCGTACAGTTTAACAACGTAGAGATTAGCTACCCTTTCTTAGGGCAACAAACCAGTTTAAAACTAAACAACACACTCTACGACACAAGTTCTATTGTAATTGAACCAAAGGGAGATGTTGTAAACGATCTTTTTAATTTTCAAAATAGAGATTTTGCAATAACACTTGCTTTTAGTACAAGCAGCAATGGAACCTCGAGCATACTCCTTCAGAAAAAATCAACTGAAGAAATTATTAAAGTAGATGAGAACGGCAACACATACAACCAACCTATTTTTAGATATCCATATAGTCTAACGCACCTTAGTGGAAGTAACAAAATACTCTTCCAGAAAAGCGATGGTTATACTACACTAAGTTATACATCATCCTTTGCATACAATAACCAACTTGCTTTGACTTTAATGCGCACTGGATCGACCTACATAATAGCTCAAGGAGATATGAGTTTGTTGCAGACAAATAGCTTTGCTGACACTCTTTATAGCAGTGATCGATACTGCACAAACAAAAGCAACATCTACATAGGATCGGATCAATTTGGAAACAGTGGTTCTAATGTTATTGTTAATAATGCTGCGTTTTTTAACACATCATTTAACATTAGCGAATCAATGAACCTAAGCTTGATGAACTCCAACCTTCACAACACTTACGGAATAGTAGCTAGAAAGCAGGGATTAATCATAATCGATCACCCAGAGACAGGGTATGACTTAAATAACGGAGGTGCAACAATAACTAACATAGAGTATCGTGGAACAACCACAATATACGAAAACGAAGTTAGCTGCACAATCTCACCAGGAGAGTTTGGATTTAGCAATAACCCAACACTACATTACTATAATTCAGAAAGAAATCGATTCGAACTACAAGACTTTGCAACTGGTTCAGATTTTAGACCATATGTATCAAGGGTGGGGTTATATAATGACAGTAATGATCTATTAGTAATAGGAACTTTAAGTCATCCAATACAACCACCACAAAACGTAGATACAACATTTATAATAAGATACGACATGTAATGGCAAGAAAGGTTACGAAAAGACAAGCAGCAGTTAAAAATGGTTATAGAAGTGGTCTTGAAGAGGTAGTAGATAGCGCACTCAAACAACATAATATTGATGGTGAGTACGAGAAGCACAAAATTAAGTACACTATACCAGCAACAGACCACACCTACACACCGGATTTTCGTCTTCCAAATGGAATCTTCGTAGAGACTAAAGGAAGGTTTGTGACTGAGGATAGAAAGAAGCATGTGCTTATAAAAAAGCAACATCCTGAGTTAGATATCCGATTTGTATTCCAAAATTCTAAAAATAAGATTAGGAAAGGATCACCGACGACTTATGCTGATTGGTGCATTAAACACGGCTTTAAGTACGCTGATAAAACTATTCCACAAGAGTGGTTGGATTTGTAGTAGATTAGCGTATATTGGTTACTATGGATATAAACCAATCGCAACTTAAAAATATTGTAGATAGTCATTTAGGTACCGGTACTCCTGGAAATAAAGGAGAAACTGCGTACTTTTGTCCATTTTGCAATCACCATAAAAAGAAGCTGCAAGTAAACTATCTACTCGAAAAGTTTCATTGTTGGGTTTGTAATACAAAAGGTAATTCGATAGCAAACCTTTTAAAGAAGAGTAATGCTGCCAAGCATCTAATACAGAAAGCCATTGAGCTTGGTACTAGAAAACAGTACACCCCAACCCAAGATACCCAAGCAGTTCAAGTCACTTTACCAGACGAGTACATTCCAATATGGAAAGGTAATCCAAATAGTCCACACTTTAAGAATGCATTACATTACCTTTTAGAGAAGAGAGGTTTAACTAAGTATGATATACTAAAGTATCAGATAGGGTACTGTGAGAGTGGTGAGTATGGTGGAATGGTTATTATACCGAGTTATGATGCACATGGAATTTTAAACTTCTTCACTGGACGAAGCTTCTACTCAGAAGCTGGACGTAAGCACAACAATCCCGACGTATCAAAAGATTTTGTAGGTTTTGAAAACCTAATAGACTGGACACAGCCTATTACTTTGGTAGAAGGGGCATTTGACGCAATATCAACTAAACGAAACGCAATTCCTTTATTTGGAAAGATTATCTTAAGCAAATTGCAAATTAAGATTATTGAAGAAAGAGTGAAGGAAATCAACATAGCACTAGACCCAGATGCACTATCTAAGTCAGTTGAGGCTATAGAGATGTTTATTAATAATGGAGTGGACGTAAAACTAGTTCATTTGGAAAAAGATCCAAACGATACTGGTTTCGTCGGTATGAGAAAACTAATAGAAAATACATCAAGTGTGGATTTATTCGACTTGGTAACCCTTAAAATGGCTATATGATAAACAAAGTTGAGATAAACCTAAAGAAGGTAGATAAGATTTTGCACATTGCTGATGTGCATATTAGAAACTGGAAACGTCACAAGGAGTATAAGTTGGTATTTGATAAGCTTTTTGACGCAGCAAAGCAGTTACCTGAAGATAGTATCATCACTATTGGAGGAGACATTGTACATGCTAAAACTGATATGAGCCCTGAGTTGATTCACATGGTTTCTTACTTGTTTAATAATCTAGCTGACATTAGACCTACGATTGTGATTTGTGGAAATCACGATACAAATCTAAATAATAACCATAGATTAGATGCTCTTACGCCAATCGTAGAAGCCCACAGCCATCCTAACCTATTCTACCTCCGAGATAGTGGAACCTACAAGGTAGGCAATACAATGATAGCAATTATGTCTTTGCTAGACGCACCAAGCGAATATGCAACAGCAGACGTTTTAGAAGGAAAAGCTGATACTTTAATTGCAATGTACCACGGAACTATTGCTAACAGTAAAGTTGATAGTGGATTGAACATTGCTCATGGTTTGGATTGGGATACGTTTGCTGGATATGATATTGTTTTATTAGGCGATATTCACAAAAGACAAATCCTTTCAAAGGATAATCCACTAATCTTCTACCCAGGAAGCACTGTACAACAAAACTTTGGTGAGTCGTTTGAAGGACATGGTTATGCCATTGTTGACGTTCCTACTAGAACTGTTGAGCACTTCGACATTCCAAACGATTATGGATACTTTACATTTGACATAATCAATGGAGTCGTTCCAGACGACCTTCCCATAACTCCCAAGACAAGTGTGCGCGCAAAGGTATACAACACATCACCAGCACAGCTTAAAAAAGCATTAGCCGGTATTAGAAAGAAGTATAAGAATGGGGAAGTAATCGTATCCAACATGGATAAAATAACGACTCAGAACGGATTAAATATAGATGATAGTTTACAGGGTTTAGATGTTCGAAGTGTAGATTATCAAACGACTCTAATAAAAGAATACCTAGAACCATATGGAATAGACGACGAGCTTGAGGCTAAGATTTTAGAGATAAACAAAGGATTTAATCAGTCACTTATAGCAGGAGAGCTTGTTCGTAATGTAGTATGGACTCCAAAGAAGTTTGAGTTTGATAATATGTTTAGCTATGGAGAAGGGAATGTAATTAGCTTTGATAACCTAAATGGTATATGTGGCCTATTTGCACCTAATCACGCTGGTAAGTCAGCAACCTTGGATGCATTGTGTTTTTGTCTATTTGACCACTCCTTTAGAGCAAGCAAAGCTGATCAAGTCCTTAATAGAAAGAAAGATAGCTTCTGGTGCAAGTTTAACTTTGAACTTAGTGGACTGGACTATTTCATCGAAAAAAGAGCTGCAAAGTATCAAAAAGGTCCATTGGCTGGAAAGTTGCGTGTAGACATTGATTTTTGGTATGTAAACGATGATGGAGAGAAGATTATACTCAATGGAGAGCAGAGACGTGACACAGACAAAATCATACAATCATACGTAGGAACCTTTGATGACTTCATACTTACAGCATTATCGTTGCAAGGAAATAATTCCAACTTTATAGAGAAGACTCAAGGGGAGAGAAAGGACTTGCTTGCAAACTTTCTCGATTTGAAAATATTTGACAACCTTAATGAATTAGCGAGTAAAGAGATAAGAACAACCACTGTGTTATTGGAGGAGTATGAGAAGCAAGACTTCGAGCAAGCACTTGGTGACGCAGAGAGGTCTTTGGATCAAAACCAAGAGTTGTACGAAACAAAGTTGACAGAGTACAATGCAATTCAAGAGCAATTAAGCGAGCTAAACGAGCAAATTATCTCACTATCTGAGCAAATTAAACTAACTGAGGCAGATGGACTTGATTTAGATACCTTACAGTCACAACAAGCAGGATTGCTTAAGGAGGTAGAGAGCAAGGTAGCAGACCTAAAGACCATACAAGATAAGGTAGAATTGGTACAGGCTGAGATTAGTAGACTTACCGATGAGTTTAGCAAGACAGATGTTGGAGCAATCCATTCCGACTACGCTGACTATTGTATGATGCTATCCCAAAAAACAGAGCTAGATACCAAGTTACAGCACTATAAAGTCACTATCTCAACAAAGCTAGACAAGTTAAAAAGATTGGAAGAGCATGAGTATGATCCAAACTGCAAGTACTGTGTTGAGAATGTTTTTGTAAAAGATGCAATTAAGACAAAACAAGAGCTAGAAGACGATAAAAAGCATGTTGCTGAGTTCCTAGCATCCAGAAGAGAGGTGGAGGATTACTTGGAGAACCATAAAGATATAGAAGCTCAGTATAAGTACTTCGAAGGAATTGCAACAGAGAAGCAAAGATTGACAAATGGACTAAACGTCATGGATTCTAAAGTGGAGTCAATTGAAAGCCAAATACAAACGTATAAAACTAAGTTAGAGCGGGTAGAATCGAATATCAAGACCTACAACGATAACTTAGCTACCATCCAAGCGAACGAGGTTTTAAACGAGTCTATTAAAGAATTGCGAGAAGAGGCTACCAAAGTTAAGGCACAAGCAGATAAAGCCAACCAAGAGGTTCAAAACTTTCACGGAAAGATAAAGGTAAGTGAGAAGACTATAGCGGAATGTGAGAAAAACATTAAACACATGCAGGAGTTATCTGAAAAGCAGATAGCATATGACTATTACCTTAAAGCTGTTGGTAGAGACGGGATACCGTACTCACTTATCAGCAAAGCGATACCATATATCCAGTCATACGTCAACAACATACTAGCTCAAGTAACCGACTTTACGGTAGAGATTGAGACAGATGGCAAGAACATCAACGTTTACATTGCTTATGATGACAACAAGTGGCCATTAGAGTTAGCGTCTGGGATGGAAAGATTCGTAAGTTCGTTAGCAATTCGTGTAGCTTTGATCAAGATTACCAACTTACCTAAACCAAACTTTATTGCAATTGATGAAGGGCTTGGGGTACTTGATAGCTCCAACTTAAACTCAATGCATATGTTCTTTAATTATCTTAAAGACACATTTAAATTTAGCTTAATCATTAGTCACATTGACGTAGTACGAGACATGGTTGACGTAATACTTACAATTGATCGCAAGGATGATTTAAGCTATATTAAGCATTAGCAACTATTTATACTAAAAGCAGTTGTAAATGGATTTTCTACAACCTTTCTACAAGAAAGATTTTATAAAGCAAACCTATCGAGTACACGATACTTCGAGTAACTCACCGTACGTAGAGTTTGTGGATATGCCTACCTACATTGGAGGTGGTGTTAGCATTGTTAAATTTTATCCATCTACTGTAAATCTACACACCTTCGCACCATTTGAAGTTGAAGTACTAGATGCAGCTGGAAATGCAGTTCGAACAGAGATACCAGACTTCAGAGATAGATTTGGTAATTATTACGTGTCAATTTACGTACAAGATTCAACGGCAGAGGGATATGGCAGTATATCGTTTGTAGGAGTTGCAAACGCAACGCCAGAAGGTGAGTATATTGAATACGACGATGTAAATAGCCAAGGATATAACCTAATAATAGCCAAGCCATTATTAATACAACCTTTTGAGCGAAACGACAGTCCTTTAGTTTTCGATAGACCACCATTGGTAAACGTTGCTCAAATCATAGCTCCTGTAAAAACTGTAGTAACAGCAGAGTCAATACGACCTGGTTCGATTGACGCAAATGTAAGAAGCGTAACAGCCTCTTTCATAACTGCAAATGTTGAAGGATTTGACAAAGTATCGGCAACAAGTAAAAACATTCAAGACTCTAACATAAGAGATTTTAGTGTAAAAAATCGAGGAGAATCGTCAACTACAAATCAAGTTATAACGACGGTAAGGCAAAATGATTACAGTATACAAGGAGGACAACTGTTAACGGACACAAATAGATTTAGAACAATAGTTCAACTCTCCTCATCCTATATTGCATCAAGTAATGATAAAGGAGCTGTAATCACATTAAGTAATAATAACACATTCAACAACGTCACTAGATCCCTATCTCCTACAGCCGTTTTTGCAAAAACAAATCCATATAACGACTTAAATCTATTAGGACAGACGCAATCGCTGGCAACGCAATTGCAACAGTACACAGGTACAGTAATACGAGTATTAAACTCATCATCCTACCTTATTGACACTCCACTGCAAGTAAATGTTGATAGCTTTAACAGCACAAGAAAAAACTCACTTACACGAACAGCTACGCACACTTTTAGATCTGCAAAAAACTTGGGATTAATAGTGAAGTACGCAGATCCACTTATTCCAATACTAAGCACAGCGGTAAGTCAATCTTATTTACAATTTACTTTTCAAGATCTCAAACCAATTGGAGGTAGTGTATATAGGATAAAATCATACTACCGCCAAAATAGCTTTACAGGAGATTATCAGTTATTAAACGATCAACGTGTAGGTAGCACAGAATACCTAACCGAGGCAAAGGAGCCAAACCAATTATCGTATGCAAAAGAAGTATCTCCGTTTTTGCTTTATGGACATTTTCGACTACAAGACATTATTAACACATACTGGAAGGGATACACGGAGACAAGAACGACAATAGACACACTATCAATAAGTCGCGACGCAGCAACCCTAATAGACTCAGCATACCTACCGGTAACGACCCCAACATCTACAACAATATTCACTACACTTGCCTACCAACTATACCAAAAAGACCAGGCATTTAGTTTTAGCTTTATCTGTGTACTGCAACCTAATACAATTTTAGAAGTGTATGCAAACAGCAAGGCAATATCTACACAATTATACGATTCGAATCCATTTGCTCAAGCGTACACTACATCCAAAAATAACGAAAAAGCAAGATACCCACAAACAGAAAATAGATTTGGAAAGTACATAGGTACTATTACAAACGACAGTGGAGAGTTAAAGGATTATGGAAGAGTTGTTTTTGACTTACTGGCTGACAATGATGGGTACGGAAGACCGTTATTTAGAGTAAAGTCAATCGATCAGATAAACTCAGCAGGTGCTTACATAAGTGAGATTAGTGTAACACCGCTCGAAAGAAACGGATACACCCCAGAAATATATCAATACTCTATTTACGCACCTAACGGATTCCAATCACTGGTGTCAGAAAGTGTAGACTTTAAATTTGAGTACTACGACCACACAGGAAAGCAATCAGAATATGTAACCTACTTAAATGATATAAAACTAGCACTAAGCTCAGAAGTGCAGAGTAACGTATGTCAAGTAGAAAACTATAAGTTTGTATTTAATCCTACACACTGGTCTATTGTTTCTGAAAGCGCAACATATAGAAACACATTTATAGCACCTTATAAAGGGAATCCAAATTCACTATACGGAGGCCAAAGTCAACCAACATCCAACATTAACAACTCCTACTACCAAACCCACTCATTTGCACAAATTGGCAGTCTTACCGATGCAAACGTACCAAACTCAGAACCTAATGTAGCAAATTATGTAGGAGGAGTGGGGGCAAATTTAACAGGATGGGGACAAATCTTGTCCGGAGACACAGCCCTAATACTAACAGGATCTAATCGGCATAAGAGAAGGTACTTCCCTGCATACGACCAAATGCATGCACAACTTAGCTTTGCCAATGCATACGGGACACCAGTAACTCACCCGAGTACACCAGCCACATCCACTCGTGTATATAGCTATGGCGTAGGATCAGCCTTTACAGGAACAACTACAACACAGCACACATGGTCGGGATGGAATGCATTGCGTCCATGGAAACCTATATTTGCACATAGATGGTTAAATAAGACAGACCTTACAGGTTTAGGCATTCCAAGCTCTACAAGCTTACCTTCACAAAGCTTAGGTGCTATATACAATGGAAAATTTATATACACATCATCTTGGGAAATCCACCCAGGATTAGGACAGCCCGTAAGAAATAATAGTAGTATTGCACCAACATCCGTACCAAGTGCAGGAGTAACAGGCGGTCCTGGTGCAAGTAGACCTGTAATAAAAGCCACTACTGTAACAGCATCTTGGAAGTTCTTTGATGAATTCTCAGAAAACTACTCACAAAGTTTTGGATTAGCGGCATTAGTTGGTCTTGGAGGAATGTTAGGTAGTGCCAATCCTGGAATTAACGCATCTGCATCTCTTGTAACAGCATCCTTTAACAGAGCAGTAATAAGCGCATCATATACCCCAGGATCTGGCTCAACAACTCAGCGATTAGGAACATCGTCAATAGACTTGCAAGCGCCCATTAACTCAGGTGCAGCTGGTATTACTAGATTTGATGTATCGCAATCATATGCAACAACAAGTGGCGTAGGCTTTACAACAACACAAAAAGCAATAGCATATAAACAAAGAAGATTTTATTTTCCGTTTAGTGGACCCTTAACAGGAAGTGTGTTTACTGAAAATGGAGGCATATACAATGTTAAGTTTAGACTAAAGAAGTATCAATCAGGATCAAACTCATCTAACTGGTACACACCAGACACAGGATCCTACTTAATGGTTTACATTTTTGATGTATCTACACCATTTAATGGCACTACAGTAGAAGGCCAACCAGGTTATTATCCTCCAGCACAAAACATAATAAAGATTGGTAATCAAATTACAACCAATGGATACAATATACCACCAATTCAATTTTTTGACAGTGCATCAGGTTATCTATACGACGAATATGAAATAAACCTTATACAATACGGAACACCAGGCCAGCTTGTATTTGAACCATCAGGAAATCCTGGATCATACTTTGGATGTGCAATAGACGATGTTGAGTTTTGTAAAATCGGAACAACAACAGACCCCTACTACATAAAACCGCCATCAGCGTAACATGATACCAACTAAACATTACAAAGCTCTGACCATACAAGCTCCTCTGTTAAACTTACTAGCAGACGGACCTTATATGGATAAGGCGTACATAAGGACAATTCATCCACAGTGGAGTGGAGAGAGTGTACCTGAAATTATAGCAAAAAGTGATCATAATCCCTTTGTTTTAAGAATAGGAACGCCATCGATGGATGAATCTATGGCAAGCGACAAAGTGTTTTTTATATCAAAGTACATGGCATACAACCCTACATCAAAGGAAATAGAGTCGAGGAATTTGATTGAGGGAAGGTTTGTAAAAAAAGTATACATAGGAGAGCAGACAGTTGATGAAGTAGTACATAAGAATTATAGACTGTTTGTAAATGGAAACGTAGTAGCATCAGACATATTATTTTTACACACAAAAGAGTCTTTGGTGGACAAGATAAGGAGCTTAGAGCAGCAAATGCGTCACATGCAGGCAGAAATTGCAAAAATAGCTAGGCAAACAAATACACAAACTATTTATAGTAGTAATGAGCTTATTAAGTAACTATTTAGCAGAGTCTCTATTAAGAGAACTAGATGAACAAACAATTGTTCTATTTCCTGGTGGATTCAAACCTCCACATGGAGGGCACCTTGAGTTAGCAACACGCTATGCCGAGCAACCAGGAGTAAGTCAGGTTATCATATTGATAGGACCTGAGCCAAGGGATGGTGTCACCAGAGAGCAGAGTATTGCAATTTGGAGGGAGCTAACAAAAGCTAACAACAAAATTCTTATACAAAAAACAGAGGTAACAAGCCCACTTGCAGCTGCATACAAGTACATCGAAACTGCTAAACCAGGAAGTTATGCACTTGCTGCTAGTTCAAAAGGAGACGATTACAAGCGAGTACAGCAATTTGTAGCAGGACACCAACCGGGAGGCAAATATGCCAGAGAAGGTGTAAATGTAGTAGAATTACCATTAGATGTAAAACCACTACCTTATCAAAACAGAACACCAAAAGCACAAAAGTACGTACCAGGCAAGAGTGAGAATGGAAAAGGAGTCAGTGCTAGTGTGCTTAGAGCTGATTTAAAAAATAATGATGAGGAGGCTTTTGCAACAAATTATCCAAACATAGCTGATAAAGCTGTAGTAGATAAGGTATATGGTATTTTAAAAAAGAATCTACAAGAAGAAATACTTCCAAGTGATTTTTTTTCAAAGTTAAAGATGCGCTTTAAAGACTTTATAAAAAAAGTGCAGCAGGAAGGTGGTGAAACGAAAGAAGCGTTCACCATACTTGTGCAAGCAGCACAAGGAAAAAAGAAACTAACACCAGCAGAGAAGAAGGCAGTTGGAGAGCAATTAGGAGATGTAATAAAGACGATGGGCTTAGGAGCTGCATCAGTCCTGCCAGGAGGAGTGATTTACTTTACACTAATAAAATTATTAAAACTAGAAAAATACACAATGCCATCATCATTTATAGCAGAAAAAGTAGAATTGAACGAAGGAGGAGGAGCTGGACACTTAGCTCACCCATACGAAGACTTAGACTTATCCTTCACAGATATTAAAGATATGATAAAGGCTGCTCTTTCGGGCAAGTTAGAATATGCACAAGAAAAGTTAGACGGTCAGAACCTAATGGTAACTTACAAGGACGGCAAAGTAAGATCAGCTAGAAATAAAACTGAGCTTAAGAATTTTGGCCAAGAGAGTAAAACAATAGACCAAGTAGCTGAGAAATTTGCAAATAGAGGTCCAATCAAGACAGCCTTTGTTGAAACTATGCGTGACTTAGAGAACGCAATAAATAAACTAACTCCAAAGCAAAAGGAGGAGTTTTTCCAAGATGGAAAAAGATTCATTAACCTAGAAATCCTATTCCCAGAAACTCAAAACGTAATTCCGTATGGAGCATCGCTTTTAAGAATGCATCATTTTAAAGAATACGACCAAGCTGGGAATCCTATTGGAGACGACGTTGAAGGTGTACAGCTGCTACAATCTGCTTTTAATGCAGTTCAAGGAGGAAATGATGAAAAGACCTTTGAGGTTGGAGTAACTAACCCAGCAACAATAAAGCAAGATGCAGATTACGAAGCGCAAGAAAAGGAATTTTTAGCTATGGCAGATGCTGTAAGACAGAAATACAAGATGCAAGAAAGTGATACTGTAAAGGATTATGTTGGTAAGTGGTGGAATGTGTTTGTTAAGAAAAAGGCAAAGGAGTTAGGGTACAACATACCTAAAGAAGTACGAGAGCTTATTGTTAATCGTTGGGCATTCACAGACAAATCTGTACCATCACCAGCAATTAAAGGAAAGATTGCTAACGAAGAGTTTAAAAACTGGTTTGATCAATTTGACAAGTCATCAGAAGTTGAGACAACAAAGAAAGAGGTATTGGAACCGGTAGAAAGGTTGTTTTTGAAGTTGGGTGTGCGTATATTAAAGAATATAGAAAACCTAACAACCGTCAACCCAAATGATGCTACTAAAAAGATTAAACAAGACGTAGCAGCAGCCATAAAGAACATTCAAGCAGCTGTTGATAGTGGATCTATCGCAGATAGTGATGCTGCAATGAAGTTTTTAAGAAGACAATTGCTAAGATTGAAAGATATTGGAGGCTTTGAAGCTATTGTTCCAACAGAGGGTGTAGTATTTAGATATAAAGGTAAGCTATACAAGCTAACCGGAGCCTTCGCACCAGTAAATCAAATTCTAGGATATTTAAGATTTTAATATAATGAAACTAAAACCACTAGTTCCTTTAACGGAAAAAAAAGAAGCAATTGCTTCATCACCAACAACCAACTTAACACTACACTTTGAAAAAGATTTCCAAGCTGTAGGTGAAGAAGGAACCCCAGAAGCATCATTCTCTATCAGCATTAGCAGTTCTGGTGGAAAGGATTTCTTTAGAGGAGTAGGTGACCAAGCAGAAGCGGATAAAATAAATGAAGGTGTAAAGTTGGAATTACGCAGAGCTTTGCGTAAGTTTGATAAGCATGTACAATATATTTTAGATAAATACAAATTTCACTCACGATGAGTTATTACGTTACGACAGAAAAGAAATCATTTACTGACCACAAAGAAGGAGACGTTTGGGAGGAGTCTGGAAAGACTTGGACTCTCAAAAATGGCATTAAGAAGACTGTGACAAAAATGGATGCTTTTCGAAAGCAGGTTATTACCCCAATAGCATGTCCTAAGTGCAGTATGAAGCTACAAAGCCCAGTACATAAATGGGCATGGAACACATATAGAATGTGTTTTAACTGCGTTGTGGATATGGAACATGAGATACAAAAAGCAGGAAAGATGGAGGATTACATAAAAGCTTTGTACAAAGCAAACATGGAATCCTTCTACGATGATCTAGAGCAGTTTATAAAAGACTACTCAAAAGAAACAACAAGTATTGTAACAGGAGATGGTACAAAAGAAACTTGGGACGACACATCAGGTAAAATGATTGAGGAGATAGGAAAGAGAGAATTAGAAGCTCTAAAAGAGAGAATAGAAGATATTTAATATCATGGGACTATCTGAAGAATCAAAAGGATTATGGGCAAACATCAGAGCAAAGAGAGCTCGTGGTGAAAAGCCTGCTCGTAAAGGTTCTGAGGCTCATAAAAAAGCAGTAGCAGCTGCTAAGAAAATAAATGCGCAAAATGAAGATGTTATGGATAACAAAACACCTTCAAGCGACATGGATTACCATAAAGTAATGATAGCTATGGCCCAAGATTCTAGGTACGAAGATGAGCCAGCTCAAACAACAACTACTGGATCCACAAGAGCAATGCCAATGGGTTTTTACGAAACCACTGTATGTAATCGTTGTGCAATAGCTTTACTAGAAGACATTAAATCAGGCAAGTTTCCAATCACGGAAGCAGAGTACCAAGGACGCAAAGTTCCATTGGGAAAACCAATGAGAGGTGACGTAAAGAAATTCAAAGTATATGTTAAGAAGGGTGACAAAGTTGTTAAAGTAAACTTTGGTGACCCTAACATGAAGATAAAGAAATCAAACCCAGCAAGACGTAAATCATTTAGAGCTCGCCATCGTTGCGACACACCAGGTCCAAGATGGAAAGCTAGATACTGGTCTTGCAGAAAGTGGTAAAGCTATGCCGTACACAGCAAGAAAAGTAGGAGATCAATACTGCGTCTACAAAAAAGACGGAGGAGATAAAGTTGGATGCACTGACGGCAACAAAGAAGCTCTGCGTAAGTACATGGCAGCTTTGCATATCAACGCAAAGGAAAATACGATTCGTGAGATAATCCGAAGTCAAGTTCGTAAAATTCTAGGAAAATAAGTTTAACCAAACCCCACTTAAATGGAAGGTGATAGTAGGCAACAAGAAAATATCAAATCAGACCATAGCAACATGGTGCATGATGGCAGCTCTGTTCTTCAATCCTCTTGGATTCGATATAGTGCAGTATTGGCTAATGCAGGCAACTGGCAGTCTATGGGGCGCCAATTTCGCTTTGTATTGTGTAGCGGGATTGTTTTTTGGTCTATCCATCTTATTTCGCTTTTATTCTAAAAAGTAACTATTTATAGACATGAAACTAATGAACCTCATACCACTCCGAGAAGTGGAAGAAGATAAGTCAACACCAGAACTGGTAGGACTTCCATATTTCCGTGAATTTCAAACAGCACACGGATACAAACCAATGTTCAAGTTCTTGGGCATGAAAGGAGAAGAAATGATTTTTGAAGCCGATGTAGAAGACTTTGGTATGCTTGATTTAATTATCAGCGATGCTAAGTTGATTGCTAAGGTAACAGAAAAGACTGCTATCTTCGGCATCGTCTACACTCTAACTGGATTAGAGCGTTTCGATGCAACAGTTTGTGCAATGAAGCAGAAGGATGGTGTAATTGAAAAAATTACATTTGACAACAAAGACAAGAAAAACTTTGGAGCAGCACAAACGAACTTTTTAAAAGTCATTGAAGACCAGAAGTAATGTTTAGAGTACTAGATTATAAGTTAGTACAGCACCCGTATATTAGTGAGCCACTACCAGACGAATCTGTGTTCGAAAGGTTAGTGGCTCCTGAGTTTTTTGATAGATTTGGATACGAGCTCACTTACATAGAGAGTCTATATCACCAACACAACAACGTTGCAGGACACGTTCTAGTTCCAGGAAGTCCAACAGATGCAGCAGCATGTATCCAAGATTGGATGGTGCAAGAGGAACAGCATCCACATATCTTTTTGGATCACTGCCATCTCAACACGAGATATGCTTACGAAGGAGAAGCCTTAGAGCAACTTAAGCGTTTAAGTAAGAAATATCCACGATTAGTAAAAGTACTAAACATAAAACCAAAATACATGGTTGATTTTTGTGTGGATTACATTACTGAGGATAAAGTAGTCGAGTTGATTCACATCGAACACGACTTTCATGACTTCAATCAATACAAAAGCCACATAGCTTTCTGCGAAGTGTTCATATCAGAAACAAACTGGAATAAAGCTTATAGAGACTTAAAACCGTTTTTTGACGGAGAATATGACTACGATGAGTACGCTCAAGCACAATTTAAAGCAAAATACTTTGGATTTGATAAGCTAGATTACCTACATGAGCCAAAAATGTTATCGTATAAGAAAGTTTACTGATATTTATTTAAAAACTACACCAATGCGTATTACAGAATCACAATTAAGAAAAGCAGTTCGTCGTGAAATTGCTGCAATTTTGAAAGAAGAGGAAGAGCAAAATCCTCAAATGGGCGGTACAGCACCAGAAGAACAGCCTAAAGAAGAGCCAGAACAAGAAGAGGTTAGCAAAGCAACCAGAATGGCCCAAAAGCTTGTAGAGAGAATCAAACAAGACAGTGAGCTTACGTCAGCTGAGTCAATTACTGATATGTTCGTTGTGTTTATGGAATCAATGGGATTCAGCAACGAAACAAAGCTACAAGTTCTTAGAAACGTTAAGACTGAAACTGTACGATAATGAAAACTTCACACATAATTAAGCGTCTACAAGAAGACACAGCTTATCAAGAATTCTTTAAGAAGGCTATGGATAAGTTTGGCATCAACTCTATTGGAGATTTAAGTGGCGACAAGAAGAAAGAATTCTTCAACTACATCGATAAGAACTACACAGCTAAGGTTGAAGAAAATACCATGCTTATGGGAGATCCTGCTGTAGCAGCTAAAGTTGAGATGGTAATTAAGACCTTACAGGATATTGACATAGATGGCGAAACAATGCAATACATACTTGAAAAAGTAGGAATGGGGGAGCAAATGCAACACCAACTAACTCCTGGAGGAATCCGTTAAATTACTAGGAGCTGATAAAAAACAATAGTTACGTATGTCAGAAAAGACTCTCAAAGAGATAATCAAAGAGGAGTACGTTAAGTGCGCCACCGATCCTTCATACTTTACAAATAAGTATTGTATGATTCAACACCCTACAAGGGGTAAGATTCCGTTCCACTTATATCCATACCAAAAAGAAACGCTAGACCATTTCCTAGAATACGATAGAGCGATCATCTTAAAGTCTCGTCAGTTAGGTATTAGTACACTTATTGCTGCATACAGCTTATGGTTAATTCTATTCCACACAGATAAGAACGTACTTGTAGTAGCGATTGATCAGAACACATCTAAGAACCTTGTAACAAAGGTACGAGTTATGTTTGATAACCTACCAAGTTGGTTAAAGATGAAATGTGTTGAGAGTAATAAACTTTCAATGCGTCTATCAAACGGTTCTCAAATTAAAGCAGTAGCAAGTACAGGAACATCTGGACGTTCAGAAGCGTTATCGTTAGTTATTATTGACGAGGCAGCTTTCGTAGATGGTGCAGAGGAATTATGGGCATCACTACAACAAACGTTATCTACTGGAGGACAGGGTATATTGTTATCAACTCCAAACGGTACTGGTAACTTTTTTCATAAGATTTGGATTAGAGCAGAAGCTGGTGAGAACAAGTTTAAGACCATTCGATTACCCTGGCAAGTGCATCCAGAGAGAAACCAGGAATGGAGAGATAGACAGGATGCTGAGCTTGGAATGAGACTTGCAGCACAGGAATGTGATTGTGACTTTAGTAGTTCGGGTAACACCCTTGTGGATCCAAACCTTATACAATGGTACCTACAAACAACAGCAATGGAACCTATTGAAAAGAGAGGCTTCGATAATGGCTATTGGGTTTGGGAACTACCAGATTACAGAAAGACTTACATTGTAACAGCTGACGTTGCTCGTGGTGACGGAAGTGACTACTCAGCATTCCATGTTCTTGATGCTGAGAACCTAACTCAAGTAGCTGAGTACAAAGGACAACTAACTACAAAAGACTTTGGTAACATGCTTGTTAGCGTTGCTACAGAGTGGAATGATGCCTTACTTGTAGTAGAAAACAACAACGTAGGTTGGGCAACTATTCAACAAATTTTAGACAGAGGTTATAAAAACCTATATTATACATACAAGAGCGATGTTTTAGATTCTGATGTATTTTTAGCAAAAGGATACGACTTAGTTAATAAGACGGATATGGTTGCTGGATTTACAATGTCTCATAAAATACGACCACTAGCGATTAGTAAATTTGATTTGCTTACCCGCGAGAAAAGTCTTATATTCAGAAGTAAGCGATTCATGGACGAGTTATCTACTTTCATTTGGAAAGAAGGAAAAGCTCAGGCAGCGAATGGCTATAACGATGACTTGGTATTGTGCATGTGTCAGGGTATTTGGGTTAGAGATACAGCTTTAAGATTAAGACAAGCTGGAATTGATATCACAAAAGCTGCACTAAACGCTACCAGAAATAACGCTACCATTTACACAGGAGCTATGCAAAGAAACGAAAGTTGGAGGCATGATGTGGGAGGTAAGAGCGAAGATTTAACGTGGTTATTATAAACATGAGATATTTATCTAAAAGCGCTTAAAATATGGCAGAGAACAATCCTTCTCTATTTCAGAGATTACAGAGATTGTTTTCCACTGACGTTATTATACGTAACGTAGGAGGAAACCAGCTTAAAGTAATTGACGTAGACCGCGTACAATCCAGCGGTAATATTGAACAAAATCGAAGAGTCGATAGATTCTCCCGTATGTATCAAAACATGCCGGGATTTTCTTATTATCACGGACAGTTACACTTAGCAACTCGTTTAGAATTATTTAAGGATTACGAAGCAATGGATACAGATAGTATCATTTCTTCTGCACTAGACGTATATGCTGACGAATGTACTACTAAAGATGAGACTGGAAATATTCTCGTTATTAAGTCACCTAACGAAAAAGTACAAAGAGTATTACATAATTTATTTTACGACATCCTCAACGTAGAATTTAACCTATGGCCTTGGACTAGAAACCTACTAAAGTATGGTGATTTTTTCCTAAAGCTTAATGTAGCAGAGAAGTATGGTGTTATTGGTGTTGAACCAATCGCAGCTTACGAAATGATTCGTGAAGAGGAATTCGATCCAGAAAACCCATCACGAGTACGATTCAAAAGAGACTTCTCAGCCTTAGCTGCAAGATCGCACGTAGTCAATACACAAACAGAGGAGTTTGAAAACTGGGAGATTGCCCACTTTCGTCTCCTAACAGATACAAACTTCCTACCATACGGTCGCTCCATTATTGAACCAGTACGTAAAGTTTGGAAGCAAATCACTTTAATGGAGGATGCAATGTTGATTCACCGAATCATGCGTGCTCCGGACAAGCGTGTGTTCAAAATTGATATTGGAAACATTCCACCAAACGAAGTAGATGCTTATATGGAAGGAATGATTAGCCGTATCAAAAAGATTCCATTTGTGGATCCTGACACAGGACAATACAACTTGAAGTATAACATGATGAACCTACTTGAAGACTTCTACTTCCCAGTTCGTGGAGGAGATAGTGCAACATCAGTAGAGCCATTAGCTGGCATACAATATGATAGCATTCCTGATATCGAGTATTTGAAAGCTCGTTTATTAGGAGGTCTTAAAATACCAAAAGCCTTCTTAGGATTTGAAGAAGATATCTCAGGTAAAGCTACATTAGCATCACAAGATTTTCGTTTTGCTAGAACTATTGAGAGAATTCAGCGTATCATATGTAGTGAGTTGTATAAGATAGCGATTGTACACTTATACTCACAAGGATTTACTGACGAAGAGTTAGTAGACTTTGAGCTTAATTTAACAGTAGGGTCTTCTGTATACGAAAAAGAGAAAGTGGAGATATGGACTAGCAAAGTAACCCTTGCTGGCGATATGATCGAAAAGAAGTTATTTAGCAGACAATGGATATACGAAAACCTATTCCAGATGTCTGACGACGAGTTCCTAAAAGAGCAAGAGCGTATGGTACAAGACTACAAAATACAATTCCGTCTTGAGCAAATTAAAACAGAAGGTAACGACCCAGTTAAGACAGGTATGTCGTTTGGTACTGCACACGATCTTGCATCATTATATAAAGGTAACGGAGGAGTTCCAGGTGGTTATAATGAAAAAATGCCTAACGGAGGTTGGCCAGGAGCTGGACGTCCAGAAGAACCAGGAACCTACGGAAAGCACATTGATCCACTTGGATGGGATCCATTAGGCACTAAAGCGGTTAGAAATGTTACTGAGAGCAAAAAGGTTAAAGAGTATGGGACGTTAATAAAGTCCTTGAAAGAAGCAGCATTGAAAGAGACAATAAAGGAAAAAGACAGCGACGAACCAAATTTGTTATCAGAAGCCAACATTTTAAACGATTAACCGAATAAATACATATTTATACTTAGATGAAAAAGTCGAGCCACAATAAGATTAAGAACACAATCATTTTGTTCGAGTTACTTACGAGACAGGTAACATCAGACACTATGAAAGGTGTAGATAAATCACCAGCACTCGCTATTCTTAAAAATCACTTTAAGCCAACTACATCCCTAGGAAAAGAGTTGGTTATGTATCAAACTCTCGTAAATGAGAGTTATAAAAGTGAGGCTAAAGCCAATATGCTAATTAACACCGTATTGGGAGTTAGAAAAAAGCTTAAGGCAGAGGAGCTTAAAAAAGCAAAGTACGAGTTGATAAAAGAAATCAAAAAGCACTACGATTTAACTGCCTTTTTCAACACAAAGATACAAAACTATAAACTATTTGCATCAGTGTATAGATTGTTTGAGGGTGTATCGGTAGCAAAAGCAACAGAGTTGGTAGATAGTCGCTTTACAGTGCTTGAAAATATTACTCGCACTAAGAAGAAGGTGAGCCAAGATAAAATGGCCAACTTGCTGAACGAATACAGAAAGCAAGATGAGGATGTGCGTTTATTGGCCTACCAACTTATGGTAGATAAGTTTAATAGCAAGTATGCAAACCTATCACCAAAGCAACGCAATATATTAAAGGAGTACATATACAACGTATCAAACACAGAGTCGTTGAGAGACTTTGTTTTGAAGGAGGCATACGCTCTGAAGTTGGAATTGCAAAAAACTGCAAAGCGTGTTAGTGACAAGGTCATTAAAATAAAATTAGCAGAAGCAATCGTACTAATGAAAAAGTACGAAAAGACAAAGACAATAAAAGAAGAGAATGTCCTTTCTCTATTACTATATCACGAACTATTAAAAGAGTTAAAGCATGCAACAAAGTGATTTAAACGAAGCCAAGAAGTTCGTAAAAAAATTAGCTAAGCTAAGAAAAATTAAGAAAGAGGGAAGTGATAGCTCTGCAGTAGGAGCTTACGCTACACCAAAAGCTTTTACTGGAAATCCGAATGACGAAGGTAGTTCTAAAGCTACTGGAGCAAACGGAACCACTTATATAGTGAAACCTAAAAAAGAAAAGCGCTTCTTCGTAGGCTACCAGGATCAAGGAAAGCATTTACCAAACATAAACGAAGCCAACTACAAGCAGTTTAAGGAAGATGCAAGCATGCCTAATCACAAAAAGATTAACGAAGCTATTTTAGAAATTAATCGTAAGATATCTGAAATTAATAAAATCCTTGAGCACTCAATAAAGCTAAAAAACGAATCCCAGGTTAGCGATAATAAATTATGGAAGCGTACTAATGAGGCTTTGTTAAAAATACACAAGAGATTAAGTGAAGCCACTAAGCGCACAAAGTCAATTGCAAACTTGAAAGAGATCGAATCAAATAGTGTAAAAGATAAAATGGGTAAGATGCTAATGGCAGCTGGCCTAAATGTCCCAATTGAAGATATAGATGTAATCAAAAGAGGGAATGTTCACAATATTGATGTTACTATTAACGGAGAGCCAAGTGCATTTGATCTCGAAAACGACATGTTGGTGTATCAGGGGTTTGACAAAGACGTTGAGCTTGGAAACATTAACAGAGAACAAGACATAGTAAACAATCTGAAAAAGATTTTTTAATATTTATATACATGAAAAAACTATTAATAGATTCAATCGGTTGTCTCTCTGTAACACCAGAGCAGATCAACGAGTCTATGCAGCAAAACAATGGTAAGGTAATCTTATCAGGAGTAATGCAGAGAGCGAATGCTACTAACCAAAACGGTAGACAATATCCAGATGACATTCTACGTCGTGAAGCTGATAAATACAAGCAAGTATTTGTAGCAGAACGTAGAGCATTGGGAGAACTAGATCACCCAGATTCTGGAGTAGTGAACTTGCAAAACGTATCTCACAACGTAGTTGATCTATGGTGGGATGGTAATGACCTAATGGGTAAGATTGAAATCTTAGGAACTCCATCAGGAAACATTGCAAAAGAACTTTTGAGATCAGGCATACGTTTGGGGATCAGCTCAAGAGGTATGGGTAGTGTTAAAAACATTGGAGAAGGAAAAGTAGAGGTACAAGATGACTTTGAAATCGTTTGCTGGGACTTAGTAAGCAACCCATCAACTCAAGGAGCGTTTATGTCACCACTTAACGAATCCGTAACACACGACAATAAACAAAACAAGTACTCAAAAGTACACTCATTGATAAACGACATAATCTCAGTAATGTAATGAAACTAAAGAAATTATTAGAAGGATTTGAAGGAGATTCTCCAAAAAAGACCACAAACGAAAAAGCTGCTTTCCTAGAAGAGGTAAAGAAGTTCAACGAATACGGTTCAGTAATCTATCGTACTGAAGACTTACGTCGTGTAGCTGAGGAAATTAACGAGCTTGTGACTAAAGCAGAAGCAGTTACTCTACAAGAGACCCAAGACTGGTTTGATGAGATTACAGTAAAGCGTAACCTTAAAACATTGCGTGAAGGCAATAAGCAGTTTGGACAAACTGTGAAAGAGATTTCCAAACTACAACAACGCTTAGAGTCTTTGTATGAAGAAATGGGTCACAACTTAGGAAGATATTATGAGCTTTAAGACAATAAAACTCAAAGACCTTATGCCTTTGCGTGAAGCAGAAGGAGATGAGGAAGAAGCAGGTGGAGAGAATCCATTTGCAGCTGCTGGTGGAGAAGAAGCGGGAGCAGACGACGCAGCAGCGGAGGAGCCTGCAGCTGGTGAAGAGGGTGGTGAGGAAGAAAAAGGCGATGCAAAGCCACAAGCAGACCTCAAGTACCCTATCAAATTTAACATTGGAAGAGTGAAGAAATACAACAATGCAGACTTCATTAGCAGCCAAGGAGAATTAAAGAGCATCAACAGCAAGGGAATGGTTGTAACCGTTAAACCAGATGAAGTTGATGTGTTTGTAAACTTTAGCGATATAATAGACTAACTATGAAACTGAAAGTCCTACTAGAAAGTGTAATTCGAGAAGAAGAAGATAAGAAAGCAATAAGCGCTTTAGATCAAGCAATGGCTGCATCATTCAAGACAATGGGCGCTGAGCTTGAGAGAAGTCAGGAGGAATTACAACAAGATGTAGATCAATCAAGCCCAGAGCTTAATGAGGCTTTGGGTGCAGTAGCTATTGTAGGAGCATTATTAGCAGCACCAAAGGTAGTCGAACTGATAGTAAAGTCTTTTCAAGGAGTAACTAATCTCTTTAAAAAACTATTCAAACCAGGTCAAGCAAAGTCGCCAGATGACCAAGAGCAGATGGCAAACACGATAATTGAGTTTACCCACAAGTGGCATAAGAGTTACATTAAAGGTCTAAAATGGATACTAAAGGTATCAGGCCTGTTTAAAAAAGTAGGTATTAAGGATGAAGCTCAGCAGCTAAAAGCAGCTGAAGCAATATACTATGTATTGATTGCATCACTAGCAGTGTATAGCGGAGTAGGAGCAGTAAGTGCCTTCAAAAGCGCAGCTGCCGGAGCAGCAAACGGTGGAAGCTTTTCATTAGCAGCCTTTGAAGCTGCAATGGCGTCAATCAAATCCTCAGAAGTAGCAGAATTTGCAGGAAAATTAGGCCTAAAAGCTGCATAATTTGTAGTAAATTTTATTGTTTGGTAGTTTTGTGGACTACCTATAAGGGAATACGCCATCAGTCTATATGGCGTCACCCTATTATAACCTAATTGTGACTCTCGTAATAGTCGCACAAACAAACCAAATTTTTTTAAAAAATGAACAAGCTATTGAAAGATGCAATCGCTGATGCTAAAGCAGTCCGTGAGACAGCACTAGCAAACGCAAAGTTGGCATTGGAAGAAGCGTTCGCACCAAAACTTCAATCTATGTTGTCTTCTAAGATCCGTGAGGAAATGGATGACGAGATGGAAAATGAGGAGTATGAGAACGAAACTGATCCAAATGCTGATCGTCGTGATGTAGGTCATGGAGACCACGCTGACGATGTGAACATGGAAGCTCGCTTTAAGTCTTTGGCTGGTATTTCTGAAGAAGAGGGAGAGGAAGAATCTGAAGAAGATTTTTCTGACGAATCTGAAGAGGATTTCTCAGACGAAGGTGGAGAGGAAGAGTTTTCAAGTGAAGAAGAATTCTCTGACGAAGGAGAAAGTGAAGAAGATTTTTCTGACGAGTCTGATGAAGACCTAGAAGAAATCCTTCGTGAACTTGATGCTGAAGAAGGAGAAGAAGAAATGGCTGCTGATGAAGAGCCTGAGATGGACCTTGATGAAATCATCAACGCACTTCGTGAAGAAGAAGGCGAAGAGGAGTCTGAGGAATCTGAAGAAGAAGTTGATCTTCAAGAACTTTTGAATTCTCTAAACGAAGAAGAAGGAGAGGAAAAAGAAGAGGAGGAAGAGGAGAAGATGGATGAAGCTAAGAAGATGAAGATGAAAATGAAGAAGATGGAAGAAGAGATTAACGAAGCTTATAGCGCTGTTAAATTCTTGCGTACTAAACTTTCAGAAGTAAACCTTCTTAACGCTAAACTATTGTACGTGAACAAATTGTTCCGTAACAACTTAACCGAAACTCAAAAGGTTAAAATTATTGAAACTTTTGATCGTGCTAAGACAGTAAGAGAAGCTAAACTTGTTTATGCTACTTTGTCTGAGTCTATCACTGCAGCAAAAGGTTCTACAAACAACAAAGCTACAGCAACTAAAAAATCTGTAATGGAAGGATTCGCTTCAAAAGCAACTGCTAAAACTAAATCAGTTCTTACTGAAGGAAACGACCAAGCCAACAGATTCAAAAAATTGGCAGGAATTATTTAATTAAAAACTCTAAACTCTTAAAAAAATGAATTTATTCGAAAACATGCAAGAGCCAAATAGAGGAGCTGAAAACCGTCAACTTGTTAGCAAGTGGGGTAAATCAGGTCTTTTGGAAGGCTTGAAGAGCGAGCACGAGAAAGCAACCGTGTCTGTTCTTTTAGAAAACCAAGCTAAGCAGTTGATCAAAGAAGGATCAGCTAACTCAGGTGGTTCTGGTACCTCTGCTGGTACTGGATTTGAACAATGGACTGGCGTAGCTCTTCCGTTGATCCGTCGTATCTTTGCTGAGATTTCAGCTAAAGAATTCGTTAGCGTTCAACCAATGAACTTACCATCAGGTCTTGTGTTCTATTTGGATTTCAAATATGGTAACCAAAAGAACCCATTTGGATTCTCTCCAGTAGGTAAGAACCAAACTGGTACTTTGATGGGTATCACTTCTGCATCCACTGCTGCATCAGACGGTCTTTATGGAGCTGGTCGTTTTGGTTATTCAACTAACTTCCTAGTTAGCTCATCTACAACTTCAATCACTACTGCATCTGCAGTTTCAATTGACGTATTCCAAGATGGAAACTACACTGCTTCTTTAGGAACAACTGCTACTGGTGCAACTGCTGGTACTACTTGGAAGACCCTTCGTGTAGGTATCCCAGCAAACGCTGACCTTACAGCTGTACGTTCTTTCATTCCTGTGTCAGCTTCTACAACTCTTAATGCAGCAACTGGACAGTACTTACCAGCATTCACTGTAGTGACTGGATCATCTATCCAATTCGTAATCGCAGCTTCAGCTGTAACTAACGCATCGTTTACAACTGCAATGTCTTATAGCTTGCAACCTACTAACGATACTCGTGGTGACTTTGAAGTTGTAACTCCTCGTACAACTGACGTTGCAAACAACCTTGACACCGACTTGAGAATCCCAGAGATTGAATTGCAAATGCGTTCTATTCCTGTGACTGCTAAGACTCGTAAGTTAAAGGCAAGCTGGACTCCAGAATTTGCTCAAGACTTGAACGCTTACCACTCAATCGATGCTGAAGCAGAATTGACTGCTATGTTGTCTGAGTACGTTTCTATGGAAATTGACTTAGAAATCTTAGACATGTTGATTTCAGCTGCTGCAACAACCGATTACTGGTCAGCTAAAGTAGGTCAAGAGTGGAACAGCGCTACTAACACCTTTACAACTAGCCAGTTCTCTGGACAAGCTTACATCCAAGGTACTTGGTATGCAACTTTGGGTACAAAACTTCAAAAAGTTTCTAACCAAATTCACGCTAAGACTTTACGTGGTGGAGCTAACTTCTTAGTATGCTCTCCAGACGTATCAACTATTCTTGAGTCTATCCCAGGATATGCTGCAGATGGTGATGGTTCTAAAGTGAAGTATGCAATGGGTGTACAAAAGGTAGGTGCTTTAACTAGCCGCTACACTGTGTATAAGAACCCTTACATGCAAGAGAACACTGTATTGATGGGATTCCGTGGATCACAATTCCTTGAGACAGGAGCTGTGTACGCACCATACATTCCGTTGATGCTTACTCCGCTTGTTTACGATCCGAACAACTTCATCCCACGTCGTGGTGTGATGACTCGCTACGCTAAGCTTGTAACTCGTCCTGAGTTCTACGGTAAAGTGTACGTAGGTGACTTAAACGTGCTTTAATCTAACAAATTAGATTTTTAAAAAGCCCCTCTTCGGAGGGGTTTTTTGTTTTTACCAAACTACTTATAGGAAACAACCTAACATGGAAGAAGTTACTTCAGCGAAGAGAAAGCCAAAGGGCCCTATTAAGTTTCAAATTACTCTTAGTGAGGAACAGAAACAAGCAAAATCACAAATCCTTGAGAACACAATCTCAGTCTTAAAAGGATCAGCAGGAAGTGGAAAATCCATGGTAGCCGCACAAGTGGCATTAGACCTTCTTTTCCGCCGTGATGTTCAAAAGATCGTACTAACTAGGCCAGCAGTCACCTCAGGTGAAGATATTGGATTTTTGCCCGGTGATAAGGATGCAAAACTAGCACCATACACCGCTGCAATATACGACAACATGTATCGCCTGTACAAAAAGGAAATCATAGACAAACACATTGCAGATGGTAACATCGAGGTAATTCCTTTAGCGTTTATGAGAGGTCGTAACTTATCAGACTGCCTTGTTGTAGTTGATGAGGCACAAAACATTACTCATAGACAAATGGAGTTGCTTTTAGGACGTTTATGCCATGGAGCTAAGATGATCCTTTGTGGTGACGTAGCTCAAATTGACTTGAGAGATAAAAAGCAATCTGGATTTGACTTTGTAGTAAAGAGACTGACAACAATTCCAGGATTTGGAGTAATCACTCTAAAGACAAACCACAGACACGAAATTGTAGAACCTATCTTGAGCGTTTACAACGAATATCGCGACTAAGGCGATATTTATAAGAAACCTCAATAAATGGCAAACATACCTATTTGGCCTGGCTCGAGTTCGTTCTTTCCTGGAATGACTCCGTTTGGCTATTACGACTACGATTACCAGTTCCAACAAGACGTTGATAGAATAGCAGACTGGTGTGCAAAGCGCTTAGGATATCCTATTATGGAAGTAGAATTGCAAGATTTAAACTTCTATGCAGCTGCAGAGGAGGCCATTACTGAGTTTGGTACGTTAATTAATATGTACAGTGCAAAAGACTATATGCTGAGTTTAGTAGGCTCACCTACAAGTTCTATATTGACAAACAATGTTATAACCCCTAACATGGGCAGAACTATCAACTTGGCACACAATTATGGAACTGAAGTAGGTAGTGGAGGTGATGTGGATTGGAAAAAAGGATACATTACACTACAACCTAATGTACAAACCTACGACTTAAACGACTGGGCAAACGCAAACGAATCAGGAAGCTTAATAGAAATAAAAAGAGTGTACCACGACTTTGCACCAGCAATCGCACGATACTTTGATCCATACGTAGGAACTGGGGCAGGAACACAACAAATGTTAGATAGCTTCGGTTGGGGATCATATTCACCAGCAGTATCATTCTTAGTTATGCCTTTATATGCGGATTTACTACGTATACAAGCAATTGAAATGAATGATCAGATTAGAAAGTCATCGTACACTTTTGAGTTGCGTAATAACAAGCTAAACATATTTCCAATTCCAACAGTGAGTTTAAATATGTGGTTTGAGTATTTGGTTGTTGAGGATAGAAATAATCCTATTAAAGCTAATGCAAGTGGTAAAATAACAGACATTAGCAACGTGCCTTTTGATAACCTAACTTACGAGTACATCAATCCAATGGGAAAACAGTGGATATACAAGTATGCATTAGCTCTCGCAAAGGAGATGCTAGGTTTGGTTAGAGGAAAGTACACAACAATACCAATTCCAGGAGCAGAGACAACTCTTAATGGTGCTGACTTAGTAGTGCAGGGAAGAGAGGATAAGTTAGCCTTAATAACAGACCTAAAAGAATTACTACAATCGTTGACAAGACAAGGACAGTTTGAGCAAGAGCAAGCAGTTGCTACTGCAATGAACTACCAATTAGGAAAAGTACCACTACCAATATACATTAAGTAAGATGGCATTATTTGGAAGCAGTAGAGATATTAGCATGTTTAGAAAGGTAAACAATGAGCTGTTGGAAGATGTAATCCAACAAGAAGTTGAGTACTATGTGCTTTCTCTACAAAACACACAAGCTAACATGTATGGTGAAGCTTCCCAAGGTAAATCATACTATAAACCAGTACGTTTAACTTGTCTCTTAGAGAGAGGAGATCAAACTTACGTAGCAGACGATCAATTTGGTATGGATGTAACTCAACAAATGACGTTCAAGTTCCTCAGACCAAAAATGAGAGAGGTTAATATATTGCCAAAAGCTGGTGATATTGTTGAAGTAAGAGGTCTTTATTATGAGCTAGATCAAATTAACGAGAATCAGTTTGTATTAGGTAAAGATGATGACTACGGTAAGAGCGTAGGTTCTGAGTTTGGTAGTAATTGGAGTGAGATATGCATAGGACACTATGCACGAGTAACAAGATTGCAAATAGAAAAAGGTAGACCATAATGAGCGACAAACCTACACCAGCAACCCAAAGAGAAATTCTAACTGGACAAACTAACCCTGTTTACAACAGAGCAAACGATGTCCAGATAGAGAGTGGTGTACCTCGTGAACTTAATATTGGTTTAAAAGACCTAGACTACGCTATCAAGTACTATCTTGAAAACGTAATACAACCTACTATAAACGATAACGGGACAATTAGATCAGTACCAATTTACTACGGATCACCAGAAAAATGGAAAAACTTCCAAGCTGATGGATATATTCGTGATAGGGAAGATAAGATATTAGCCCCAATTATAGCATATAAACGCTCAGCAGTAGCAAAAAATAGAATGTTGGGTAATAAAGTAGATGCAAACCATCCACAAGTATATTACACGCAGCAAGTTAAATACACTCAACAAAACAGATATGATCAATTTAGCAGACTGACAAACCAAAAGCCAATTAAAACTTTTGTAAACTCAGTAATGGCTGATTACGTAGACTTGACATATGAGGTTATTATATGGACTGATTATGTTGAGCACATGAACGAAATCGTAGAGTCTATTCTGTACTCAGAAGGAAGCTTCTGGGGAGAAGAGGAGAGATTTAAGTTTAGAACAAAGATAGATAGCTTTACAAACACAACAGACTTATTACAAGATAATGAGCGTATTGTAAGGACCAACTTCACGTTGACTTTATTTGGATATATAGTACCAGACGTAAGAGTTAAACAACTTAGCGATAAGCTTAGTGAAGTTACTTATAGCCCAAGAGAGATTGTTGTAGACACTGTTGTTCCTAACATAAGCACAACTGGGGCAACAAAAACAGCAATTAGCTCAACATCACAAACAGCTATATTTGAAATGATGCTAACTAATCCAAACGTAAGTCCACAAGACTTTTACGTAGAAATCAACGGACAACAAGTTTTGGGGTCAGCTATCGAAAGCATTACTCAAACGCCAAATAACACCGTGACAATAGGATTTAACGTGGAGCAATTGGGGTATACTATAATACCAAGTGATAACATAACAGTAACAGGAAAATACATAAACTAACATGGCAGCTGGTAAATACTCATTTACAATAGAACAAGGTTCAACCTTTCAATTAGAACTACAATACAAAGATAGTGCAAATGCTCCTATCGATTTAACCCTGTACCAAGGTAGAATGCAAATAAGAGAGGCTGTAGGAAGTACAACTGCTATAGTAAGCCTAAGCAGCTCAAGAGATGCAGATGGCACTGGATTGAACTTTAGTGGTAGCAATGGTATAACACCACCGACATCAGGATCAATTGGAATCTACATCTCAGCTGCATCATCGTCACAATTCACCTTCAATGAGGGTGTATATGACATAGAAATACAATCAGGAAGCTACGTAACAAGGTTGTTAGAGGGAAGAGTTAAATTGAGTAGAGAAGTAACCCGTTAATAAATGTCTAGGGTCATAATTGTAAATACAGCAGGCCCCCAGGGAGCTGTAGGCCCTCAAGGTCTACAGGGACCATCAGGCTCAGTAGGTCCACAAGGTCCTTCTGGCTCTATAGGACCATCAGGTTCAACTGGACCTCAGGGTATACAAGGGTTATCAGGATCATCAGCACCTTTTGTAGATTTAGGAAATGGTATTTGGAACACAACAAGCAGCATCCAAGTATCCGGATCGCCTATTATAATAAGCGCAAATACCGGATCAATGACGGTGTTGAGTGCAAGTACAGCAAGCTACGCAGCAACAGCATCCTACGCTTTACAAGCAAACACAGCCAGCTACGCAACAACAGCAGGAACTGCTAATGCAGTAAACCAACTCAATCAAAACGTAACCATAGTTGGCAATCTTAATGTGTTTGGAACAGCATCTTACACATACACAACAGCATCTCAACTAGACGTTGGAACAAGCTACATCTCAGTGAACGTAGCAGAACCAGGAGAGAGATTTGGTGGATTAAAAGTTTACGACTCTGGATCCTTATCGCATCTAGCAACTGCAAGCCTATCTTGGGATTCGCTAAACAACAAGTGGATATACCAAAATGCTAGTGGCAGTACCTACTCAGGAGGTATGCTAATATCCGGTCCTAGAAACACAGGATCAATGGGCAACGAGCAGGGTACTACTACAAATGCTTTAATGAAGGGGCAAGGTGGAGACCATATTACCTCTTCTGGTATATTTGAAGATGCTAGTGGTAATGTCGGTATTGGAACCAATACCCCTGCTTACGCCTTAGATTTATACGGTACCTATCATCAATACCAAGCTCAAGGAGAAATAGCTCGATACGATATAAGCTCAGCTAATGCTAATCAAAACAGAGGTGTATGGAATTTTTACACAAACGCAGCAGCATCAGCCGACTTCTTTGGTAGATTTGGATTTAAATTTGAAGGTGGTACCGCAGATTCTTTTAAACAATTTCAAGTACACGTAGCTGACTCCACAACTCCTAAATTTGTTGTAAATGGATCTGGGAGAGTAGGTATAGGAACAATAGCACCATCTGCACCTTTAGAAGTAGTAGGTAATACACTCATATCCGGTAGTATAACTCAACGAGGCGGTGGAATGTTTTTATACGACATTAACGGTTATGGAGGCGGCAGAATTTATGGAAGTTATAACTATCTAAACGGGGAAATTTTAATTAGCCCTTCGAGTTCTCTAAGTGATAACTTTGTGTTTTCCCCAAACAATGGTATGTCTATCGGTGGATTTACTATTGGAGGAACAACCGGATCACCACCGGCATATGGCTTATCAGTTTCTGGAAGTATAGGTATTGGAACTAGAGTGCCTACAGCAAGATTACATATAAGTGGCTCAACCTCACAAGCATTGTTGGTAGTAAGCTCTTCTGCAGGTCCTGCCTTATTCGTGAGTGGAAGTGGTAATGTAGGTATTGGTACAACTACACCTGCTGTAAAATTTACAATACAACAAAGTAATCAAGTTTACAGCCAAATTGATACTATTAATTTTGATATGGCTGTGGGTATTGCCGCAAATAGTTCTTTGATTTCGGGGTTAGATTTTAAGAATTTTAACAACGCAGGACAAGTTCGATTAATGGCGCGTAACGATCAAAATGATTATCTTGCTATTAACTCTTATGGCTCTGCTGCCAGTGGTACTTTGTTTGGAGTTAATAGAACTAATTTACACGCTTTATTCGCGCAAGCAACATCTGACGCAACTAAAAAACTTGCCATTGGAACATTCAATGCAGGTGATTTAATTTTGGGCACAAACAATACTGAACGCGCAAGAATCTTTGCTAATGGTAATGTAGCTATAGGCACAACAACGGATGCGGGATATAAATTAGACGTAAGTGGCTCAGGTAGATTTGTAAGTGATTTAATTGTAGGTAACACAACAGCTGTCTCAAACTTACAATTAGGTCCTTCCCCGTCGGGTAACTATGGAGCTACATTTAAAATGCTTGGATATAATAGCTCTTTTAAAAACTGGGAATTAAGTGTAGGATTACGTGGACAAAACTTTAGTATAACTCCTTCAACAGTAGACGGCGGAACGACATTTACTACCCCTGCTTTAGCTATTAGCACAACTAGCAATGTTCTTATAGGCACAACAACAGATCCGGGATATAGGTTAAATGTAAGTGGTAGTGGAAACTTTACTAATGGATTGACGATTACAGGAAGTTTTACTAATGTACTAGATTCCACGTCTGTAAAAATACAATCTAACACATCATCAAGCTTCTCAGTTGGATCATTTTATGCAAGTGGGATTGGTTGGAACTCAATCGCCTTCTCAGGATCTCAAACTGCATTTAGATCAGACACTGATGGTACTTACATAAATGGTCTTAACGAAGGAAACCTATACATACCAGCATTTGGATTGAGTTTCCCATATAAAGGAAACTCCCAAATTATAGCTACAGGTTCGGATTTTGTAACCATAGGTACTCAATATACGAACGCAGCTGCTATTGGGGGATCTCCATCTTTAGCGACTAATCAAAATGGTGTATTTAGCGGTAGCTATGGAAAAAATGAATATATTATTGGGCTTGGTAAAGTTCTAACTACTGAAGAAGGATCATTGTATCTCACAAAAAGAGATAACGACGGTAAAACTATAAGCCTCAACCTAAACTCAGGAAATGATGGATTTAGCATATTCAGTACATTGTCTTCAGAATCCTCATCATTTTTAAGATTAGTAAGTGGTTCAAGCAATAGCCTCGTAAATTTTAGATACGATGCTAACTACATTCAACGTCCTACTTTTATAGGAGTGGATAGTTCAGCTGGAGTGCAACAGCAATTTACTTTGGACGTAAGCGGTAGTGGAAGGTTTACAGATAGTGTACAAGTAACCGGATCATTAGACGTACAAGGTGATGTAAAGCAAAACGGAGTCAGTCTACAAGCACTATCTATTGCTTATGCAATAGCGCTAGGTTAATTGTTTTGTTGTATATTTATTAGAAAAATCATGAAGGTATTATTCGAGAACTACAGTTTTGATGCAACTGCTAAAACAGTTACATTTAACACAACAGATACCATCACATTGGAGCAGTTGTTGATAATCACCAATGTCACAACAAACCAAATTGTATACAACTTCGCAGATCCTAATGCAGGAGGAAATATTGCTAGCAATGTGCTAACATTAGATTACGACACGACCTCAATGTCAAGCACAGACAAGCTGCAAATTTTCTTTGATAACATTGCAACACCGGCATCAGACGAGTCACTACAGCTAATTAACGAGCAGACAGAGCTATTAAGACGTATGATAAAATTATTGGAGCCATCTGCAAACGCAAACTCAACAGGACAACAAAGAGTAGAAATTAGTTCTATGGTTCCCGCTGTAGTTAGTAACCACAATCAAACTTACATGGGGGGAGGACAAAATAATACTGTAACTGCAGCAGAAACAACTCTTTTTCCCCAATCAAGACAATCATACGCAATGATAAGAAGAAACTTAGAATTTAGTTAATATATGGCATTAGTAAATAGACTTAGAAAGATAGTAGATCAACCTGTATGGGAGTGGATGAGATACTCGCCATTCACAACAGCAGCTACAAACGTAGTAATAACAACTCCAGCTGGAGATACTGGTAGCTGGCAGCATAGATACGCATACGCAATAAACGGCCAAGACTTCTGGAGATACGACATGTACTCAGATGCATGGTCATATTATGGAGCCACAGTCCCAGTCGGAGTAACAAGTACAGTAACTGCAGCTTGGAAAACAGACGATGGTCACGCAGGAAGGTTTATTAGTGCTACAGGCGGTAGTCTTGTGGCAACAGGATCGTTTATTAACGAAAGTGCTGTAGTAGGATTAAAAATAAAAGTAGTAACTGGACCTGGAAGAGGTGCTGTAAGAACAATAGTATCGTCATCAAGACCCGTAGATATTGAGTACCTAACAGTAACTGGCTTCGCAAACTCAGCTACCACAACAACCTACATCACAGACTCATCTAAAAAGTGGATTCCAAATCAATGGAGAGGTTATCAGTTGAGAGTATACCTAGGAACCAGCCAGCAATTCTTTGTTAGACGAATATTATACAACAACAACGATACTTTGTATTTTGCAAATGCGGAATGGCATGCAATTGACCCAAACTTAGCATACAATCAGGTATTCGATGCCAACATACTCTCACCAGGTACATCATATGCATCAAGAGCTGTGATCCAAGCCGACACCATTACGGTGGACCAACCATGGCCTGTAGACATGGACTACTCGTCAAGATTTGAGATACAAACTGGAATGCTGCATCATATCGCAAATATATCTTCAAACGCATTATACACACACTACATATACGATCCACTATACGCAAGCTGGTTAGCAGGACACGTCGCTACCGGTCACTTACCACAATACTTAGCAAGCACGGAGTTGCAAGTAGAAAGTATTGATGGATCGTTGATTGGAGCTTTGGAGACAGGATCCGCTACAGCAGCTACTACACGCTCATTTAGCGATAACACAAAGACTTGGAGCACAAATCAGTGGGCAAACTACAGACTTGTTAATAAAGCAAACGGATATGAGAAACATATTGTATCTAATGACACAACAACACTATACTTCAAGGGGGATTTAGACTTTGTGCCAACCGCAGGCAATGATTATGAGATTGTAGCAGATAGCGATAAAATGTATATGAACGGTGGAAACTTCTCCACAATGACGCAATTTTCTACAAGAACTAACACATGGCTACCATCTCAACGATATGATGATGGAGTGGTAAATGTAGCATACGCTAGGTTTTCAAGTAGCTATGAGGCTATGCATCCACTATCAACAATCACAAGAACTGGACAAGTTGCAACGGTAACGACTATCACTGGACATCCTTTTATAACTGGAGATAGAATATATGTTTCAGGAGCACTAGGATCAGATTCACAATACTATAATGGAATGTTTACCGTGACAAGTTCATATCCACTAAGTGCTACGTTGACTGGTACTACACAACCAACACAATTTACCTATTGGATGTCTGGAACACCGTCTGCAAACGCAACATTTAATGCACATTCAACCGTAACGATGTATGATGCTTCTAAAAACTGGAAGGAGAATGAGTTTGTAGGTCAAGTATTACAAATAATATCATCATCACCAACTGCACCAACAACAGCTCTTCGAAGGATTACAGCGAACACATCACAGTCAATCACAGTAGGACTAGCATACTCAGCCATAACTTCAAACATTTGGGGATACAACATATGCAAATCAGCTTCATTTGGAGCAAGCTACGGATTAGACACCAGCTACGCTACAGGAACTAGCAGCTACGCCATCACAGGAAGTACCATATCGGGACAACCATATCTATTTGTATCAGCAAGCCGGACAGGAAGTATTCTTGCACAAATTCCAATTGGAGCTCCTATTAGTGGAACAATTAGTACTGGCACACAACCTATACCAGCAAATACATTCTATCGCTCTTACGATAGTACTACCAATCCATCTTTTGTAACGCTGTCACTTAGTGCAAACGCTGCAGCAACAACAACAAACTTTACAGCATCATTTGATACGAGCTTGACGTGGGGACATGGAGTGCCAACAACTGCAGGTACCACAACCACATTAACAGACATAAATAAGAGCTGGCCAAGCAACTTCTGGGCAGGTGCTCGTTTAAAGTTTGTAGCAGGAAATGGAGCTGGACAAGAAACGCCTATCACAGCCAACACCGCTACTACACTAACGTTTACAGCAGTAACAACCGCACCTGATACAACAACTGTTTACAGCATATTACCAATCCAACCAAGAAACACAACATCAACCACATCAGGTGCTGGTGGTGCTGATTTAAAGTGGGTATATGGAACAGCAAACGAAACACTAACACCAAGACAGACTTTAGGAAAGTACATATATTGCTTTGAGGCAGGTTCAACAATGCGTTTCCAAAAGTATAACATTGGTACAATGCAGTATGAGACTCCATTTGTTATGCCGTTTAATCACATGACTGGAGAAAACTTAACGACAGGAACAATGTATGCATACAATGGAAAAGGAAGAATATACATACAACCCAATGCAACTGCTCGTATAATATACATCGATACTGATAACGATCGCTCAGAAGTAGCAGGTTTAATACCAGCAGGTATGTCTACAGCTCGTCAAGGTCGAAGAATGTGGATTAAGAAAACTGAGGATGGTTTAGATTACTTGTATGTTATGCGTCATAACGACACACCATTCTGGAGACAAATGATATTCTTCTAAAATAACAAACAATGTCTACAGCATCATCTGATCAAAACATAGTGGTAATAAATACCACTAACAACACAGTACACGTTACTGACGCTGAAGGAACTACCGTTGTTGTATCGAGAATACTTGATACAGCGATAGAGGTAGCACCAACGCAAGTACATGTAGATGTAACCACAACAGACTCTCAACCAAACATTGTTGAAGTGTCTGATAGATCGTATGAGGTTGTGACTGTCAACACATTAGGACCACAAGGACCTAAAGGAGATACAGGAGAGCAAGGGCCAGTTGGTCCATCACTACCATTTGACAAAGTAGATACCAACACATTTACAACAACAAGCAGCATACAAGTATCAGGATCATTTACTATATCAGGCTCAAGCACATTTACCAACATAGGTCCAGCTGTTTTTAGCGGAAGTATAGTTGGACAGGGTGTGAGTTTTGCAAATGACTTATACCAATTAGGTGGTACAAACTTAGTTCGTGTATCTGATTATGGAGCAGGAAGTGTTGAATTGTTTTCACCAAACGTAGTTGATATTGGAAATAGTAATGAGGTTACTTTAGAGGTTAACAACAACAACTCTACAATTAAAACCTATAATGCTGGACAAAACGTAGGGTTGGATTTGGATTTCCAAAACACAACCTACACAATAGGTAATCCAAATGCAACAAGTATAGCCGTAAATCCATCTACTGAAACAATTACCATAATAGGTAACTTGGAGGTATTTGGAACAGCATCTATTACATATACATCAGCATCGACTTTAGATGTAGGAACTAATACCATATCAGTAAACGTCGGAGAACCAGCTGAAAGATTTGGAGGTTTAATAGTATATGACTCGGGGTCCTTTTCTCACGAAGCAACTGCATCCCTACTTTGGGATTCTTTAAACAATAAGTGGATATACCAAAATGCATCTGGTAGCATGTACTCTGGAGGTATGCTAATATCAGGTCCAAGAAACAGTAGTGGCTTAGGCAACGAAGTAGGCACTACCAGCAACGCTTTAATGAAAGGACAGGGAGGTGATCATATTACCTCTTCTGGTATATTTGAGGATGCTTCTGGAAGCGTTACGATTGGCAGCAACTGGCTATACGTTAGCAGTAGTGGTAATGTGGGGATTGGAACAGCATCACCATCATCTTCAATCTCATTAGACGTATCAGGCTCAATTAGAGCAACAGCCATTGTACCAGTAGCAGATTTAACACATAATATAGGCACAACTGCGTTGCGTTACAATGGGGTGTTTTCAAGAGTATTATCAGCACACACATCTACATTAGATTTGATTGGTTTTAATGTGCGATTAATGGATTTTGCTGGGGTTACGAGAGCAATGCTCAATAGTAGTAATAACTTCTTAATTGGCACAACAACAGACGCAGGTTATAGGTTGGATGTGAATGGAACGACGAGAACAGGTTTACTAACGATATCAGGGAGTACTTCAAGTACTGGAATTACTTTTAGTAATTCAAACTGGGCAATACTAAATACATCAACTCAAGGCTTTGCATACAATGGAGATGTGGGTTTTGATCTATATAGTAGTACAGGCACTCCAATAAGATTTTTTCAAACAGGAGTTATAAGATTGGCAGTAGCCGCAACAACTGGCAATGTTTTAATAAACACATCAACAGATTCTGGTTATAAATTAGATGTAAGTGGTAACGCAAGAGTTACAAGTGGATTAACCATAACTGGCTCATTGATAGTATCGGGATCTCAAATACTAGCACCAATCACCTCAACACCACAATACTCGTTTATAGGAAGTACAAATTCAGGTCTAAGCCGTAACCCAGATGGAGCTGTCGGTTTACAAGTAAATGGAACAGCTCCATTATTAATTTACACAGATTCCTGGAGATTTCCATTTTCAAGCATAACATTAAAAGATTCCAGTACTGGAAACACAGGATTAGCGTTTTCGTCAGGAAACTCAGTAGCAAATAGCCCTACTAATTACGTCCTAATAGCCAACAGTGTTACTGGCAGTAATCCAAGAATCCAACCAGAAAGTACAGTACTTGGTAATGTTTCATTGAATATCATAGCAAAAGGTACGGGTAGTGTTAACTTTCCTACCGGTAGTATAGGTATAGGAACAATTGCTCCTACAGCAACATTACACGTCTCAGGTTCATCAAACTCTGCTTTACTAAGAGTAGATTCACCTGCCTCGTCAAGTATATTATTTGTAAGTGGAAGCGGTCGAGTAGGGATTGGGACGAGTACACCTACAAATACTCTAGACATTCAAAGCACCACTACTGGTTCAATAAGAATTTCGGGTTCTGCAGGATCACAAATAACACTTGTTAGACCAACAGCTGGGCTAACTGGATATGTAAGATATTTAGGTTCTAACATGGATATAGGAACTAATGGTAGTGATCCTTTTAGATTAAATACAGCCAATGTCACTAGAATCAGTATTTCAGAAACAGGACTTGTAGGAATAGGAATGGGAACTTTATCCCCAACTTCCCTTCTCCAAGTACGTGGCTCAGGCGCAACATCAGCTACAACCACATTCCTACTCCAAAACAGTACACCAACAAACCTATTATCTGTTTTAGACAATGGTCAAGTATCATTTACTTCACCTACCATAACACTTGCAGCATCACAATCTGCATTTAGTATATCACCTATTATATCAGCTAGTAACGTAGTTGGAGGACAATACTACGGTGTAAACATTGCACCTACATTCTTCCAAACAACAGGATCGCAAACAGAAACAGCATTCCGAGTAGCAGCAACCTTTACACAATCATCTGCAGTAGCAACGGGCGGAACAAATATAATAGCTGATTTTGGATCAACAAGTGCTGGTAGTCAATTAACAGTAACAGATGTTACATCCGGAAGTATTTACATGGTAAATGATGTATCTGGTATTCCAATTATAGAGGCTACAAGTAACTGGGATGTTAATATATACGACTTCCCAAATAAAGTATTTGAGAAGACTGGTACACAAGTAAACATTTACGGTACCATGAGAGTGAGTGGTAGCTTCATACTACCTTTATCTCAATCAGTTGCTCCACAAACAGGAAGTGCTTATTGGAGTGGATCGTTGTTATTTATATATGATGGAACAAGATATAGAAGTTCAAGTTTTGCTTAATTATGGCTATATACAAAAATACACCTCCAATAGTTACTAATGGATTAGTACTTGCATTAGA